TTAAGTATTATATTCTTTATAATATAAAGAGTTTATGAAAGTTTAGTAAAATTTAAAATTTTTTATTTTAAAATCTCTTACTTCACAGTTTTCGCACCGAAGAAAAATATCTATTCATCAGAATCTATTAATAATTTTCCAAGTAAAATATCTCTGTAATGTGATTTATCAGCTTTTGTAATAGTAGAATCTAAAAATTTAACTTCAAAAAAATTTTCAAACCTAGCAACATTTTTATATATCTTGAATCCTTTGTAATTAACAAGGTCTAGACACTCTTTGTCAACTACATAAAATTCTAGTTCCTTGTTCATCTTGGTGAAAACGATATGTTGAAGACGTTCAAAAAAACTTAGATGCCCTTTTTCGAACAAGAAGGAAGTTCCATGTTTAGAAAAATATTCTATTTGTTTATCATTTATGTAAATATGTTTATTCATTTTTCTTTTCTTCGTTTAAAAAATAAAAAATAATACAAAGTAAAAACCAAAACCAGTAAAGATTATCGAACTGATAAAATAAGTCTACTAAAAAAAGTATTAAAAAATAAAATGATATAGCTTTCACAAGTTCTGATAAGTAATGTATTTGTATTCAAATTCACCATTTGAATTGATTTCCACATTTGATTCAATCCAATCACTTCCCAACTCAGGAAAAAAAGTATCTCCCTCAAAATCTTTATCGATTAGTGTTAATTCAATCTTTTTAGCATGTGGCAAAAACATATTATACATCTCACCACCACCAATTACAAACAAATTACTTTGTTGATATATTTCTAACATATCATATATGTTATTATAAATTAAACAATTATCTGCCTTAAAATCTCTGTTCTTGGTTAATATAATATTCAATCTTCCTGGAAGTGCCTTACCTATTGATTCATAAGTCTTTCTACCCATTACTATTGGATTTCCAGTAGTCAACGATTTAAACCTTTTCAAGTCTTCTGGTAAGTACCACAATAATTTCCCATCACCACCGATGACTCTATTTTTACTACAAGCTGCTATTAGTGTTATCATTATCTAAAATTTCATCTATTATATTGTCTCTTTTTACATGTGAGAACATCTCTGCCGGATCATAACCCCATAAAATACAAGCCTCTACTTCATCAATTTCCCAATCATATATCACCTGTCCACCCTTTAAGTGGTATTCACCACAGTTATCACCAATGCACTCATCAGCGAACCTAACCTTCAAAGTCAAATCTGGGAATATTTCTGACAATCTTTTGATTACTGGAAGGGGTGTAGACCAAGCAGTTTGGAAGAAAATCTCACCATCTTCTATGTAAGATCCTGAAGCACCCCATTTTGTACCCCAATTATCAATTGCCCAATTGTACCAGTTTTTATAACCATAGTTTATTTTATTCTGATAACATATCATACCAACTTCTAAAATTTTATCATAATCTTCTTTTTTAGAAAAGTAATCGATTAAACCTTCAATGGTATGAATACCTAAGTTTACAGGCCAGTTTCTTGAAAGTATTTCATCAAGATATTTACTATCACCAGTTTCTTGGTATAAAACAATAGCAAATCCTATATCAGAATCTGTAGAGGCATCTATTCTGAGAGAAGGTGGCATAGGTACTATCTTTTCAAAATCTATGACTTTTCCACCATCTGAAATATGTGAGTATAATTTCTCTACTTCTTGAGTATTGCCTTCAATACTTAATTTATTTATAACCCAATTTGGCATATTTTAATATTTATAATTTATTACCCCATCAAAATTTTCAGAATCATCTATTGCCTCGTATCCATTAATCATTTCCTCAATTACAGAGCCAGGTATAGATTTACCCTCATCAACAAACCTAACACTATTTCTACTTTGGTATTCTTCTAAAGACAGTATAGGGAAAATGATTGCCATTTTTTTAAATTCATTCGAAAAATATGAACTAAACAAATTTCTACCCTTTCTTCGTAGATTAGTCAAATTTATAATAACACTATTACCAGAATTTGCCAAATCAATCAATTTATCTTTCAACATTCGATTAACCAACTTTTGATTAACAGATTTGAATGCGTCATTATAATTCATACCTGGACATAACTCTAAAACAATATCATCACGAGAAACAACTACTACATTTGATAATTGTAAATTTCTTATCAAGGTATCTTTACCAGAAAGAGGTGGTCCAACCAAGAAAATCACAAAAGGTTGATTAAGTGAGTAAATATAAGTTTTTAAATTCTGTAAATTCATATTATGAAATTTTATAAAATAAAGATAAATAAAATTTACCAAATTTCAAAATTATTTGGCAACAATTACCATAACTTTCTCAGATTGTGATTCAGTCAATCTATGATATCCATCTATCACAAAATAATTATCATCTACTTCTAGAACCAGACCTTTTGGGATAAGCGGGTAATGATAGTAAGACAAATCCTCCGATTGAACCTTTTTCAGATGTGATTTTTGACTAAAGATAATTTTAGATTTTTTTACATATTCTATAGTATAATTCTTATCTAATAGTTTATCTAATATAGTACCATATTCTAATTTTAGGAGGTAAAAAACTATATCCCTCAAGTCATCAAGCTCCTCAATTTTGTCTAAATCACTAACGATTTTATTGAAAATTTCTGGGTTGATAAAAATACTATTAATTTCCTCACCGTAAAATCCATTATCAATTGTATAAAACCAATTACCTAAATCCCAAATTCTATAATGAGATAAAATTCTATCGACACAATATTCAAAAACAACATTAGCATCATAACCAAATAATAACCCAGTTATGGTATTATTTCTATCCTTGTTTTTTCCTGAACCGAAATATCTCCTGACTATCTTAGCTCTGACCGATGGTAAATCCACACCAGTCAATGTCACTGATACTATTGTAGCACACCTACAAACCCCTTCTTCGTGGCAGCCGTGTTCCTTACAGTTGTTTTTTTCAACTGTCTCGTATTTAACGGAGTCTATAAAATCATTTGTTATCATTACTTGATATTTGGTAAAATAAGTCTTCCATCAACCATTCCAATATGGTAGTCAGTCCAACTATCTCTATCAATTTTTCCCTCAACTTTATCAAGGTAGTTCTTGTAAAGACCGATGATATTTCCCTTACCAATCGGATTCATGGAGTGCACAATGAAATCCGGAAGTTCCATTTCACCGTCTATACATATATCTAACAGGTAATCAGCAGCATCTTTGCCGTTCCACTCCCTGCCACTCCCATCAAAACTATCTATATCGTGATCGAAAGAAACTAAGTCTATATTTTGAATGTTTTGGTCGACATATTTTGTGAAGTCGAAATAATTTCTTATTACAACCCAATCGTACCCGTCAAAGTTTGGTACCAAGTTGTTGACAAACTGAGGTGCCCTTTCGTCATCTAGGAATATGGCTAGTTTTTTATCTTTTTGCATAATTTTCTAAAAATTTTTTTTCAGCTCTTCTTAAATTTTCAATACCCTTCTCATTAATTAAATCTAATACCGTATCTAAGTCTGTGTTTACTTCTACCCACCCATCCACTTTGTCTATGAATAAATCAAATATTCTGTGCAGTGAGGGTCTAATGTGTTCCTTCACCTTCAAAAAATCGTATTGGTTCTTTAGTACCGATTGGCTTATGTCCCTTGTATGTTGGAAAATTAGATTGTTCACTAAAATTCCCCTATACTTGTCCATTTCCTTGGGTTGGCAAATGACTATCATATTGTAAAAATCCCACTTATCTTCCCAGTCCAAACTAGCATCAAAATTTACTTGTGCAAGGTTAGTCCTATCTACCTCACTAAGGTTAGTATATTCCCAAATCACGGTATCCACCTGTCTGGAGTAGTTTATGTGGTAAATTCTGTGTTTCTTCATGTAAGATCATGATATATATTAAACACTTACTTCATTTTTTTGTCTAGACTTCCAAAAATTTAAAATTTCAAGGTATCCACCTAATTCACTTCTGTTAATTTTTGTACAGTGTTCTCCACTCTTCTCTGTGTGTTCGACTTCGAGTGTCATTCCGTTCCAGCTCATACTCCTGAATTCGATTTCAGTTTCCCTTAGGAACTCACTTATTTCTTTCTTTTCCCTTTCTATTCTCCCTCGGCTCATGTCCACCTCTGATACTTCACCACTGCTGTCTACTTCGAAATATGATACGTGATTGTCGAACTCTTCGTCTATGAACCAATTTTTCTTCTTTTCCTTCTTAAACGATCGGTAATTATATTCCCAAATATCATCCCCTAAATCGTTATAGTAGGAATATCTGCTACGGCTCTCACATATTTTCTGATCACGTTCAACAGGCAAACCTTCCCAATCTACCAAAGATGCAACCCTACATAATTTCTCTAAGTGTAGAATGTCTTGCGTCTCTCTCCCAGTATGCTCATTTTGATAACCTACTGAAATATTCGTACATTCTGGATATATTGACATAAACTGATATGAATCAGTGTAAACACCAGTTGGATCTGCACTATAGTTGAAGTCACATAGTATAGTATCTTCCACTTTAGATTTTCTATTCAATTCCATAGAAAGTGCCTCAGCAAAAGTTTCTGAGCAACATCTACTACTAGATTGAAAAGTAATTACTGAACCAGTACCACGTCTATCAAATGAAATTACCTTTTTTATATTTGGAAGTGGATTCTCTCTGTGTAGTTTTGATACAGCTTTTGAACCGATACAGCCCCTTTCCTCTCCTAAAAAGAAATAATATAATCCAGGGATACCTTTCTCTATTAGATAGATCATAATTGTTACACCTGCTTTATCATCAGCACCTAATATGGAAGTTCCATCTGTTTTAATCAAATTCCCTTCAAATATGTGATTTACTGCCCTTTTATCACTGGAGGCAGTATCTAAGTGTGAAGTAAACATTGTATTGGGACTTTCACCTAATTGGATGTATAGATTACCGAATTCGTCTGAATGAAGTCCACTTGGTAATAAGTGAAACAAGCCTGACTCAGTGCCGTGTGGATAAGTTTCTGATGTTAATTTTAAAAATGTTTCCTTAATATTCATTGTAAGTAATTTTTGATAATACAAATATAAATAAAAAAATTAACATTTAAAAATTTTTCAACACAATTTTTTTATATATATACTTTCATTATGGCGAATATATCAACTAATACTACCACAGGCGAATTAATATTAAGTGACTCTTGGTCTATATCAGCAACCGGACCCAGTGGACCACCTCAGTTTTCTCAAGCTGGTGATGAATTTATCTACAGTTATATAAATTTAGAACACGTTGAGACTCTTAAAAATTTCAACTTTGATTACACTGGGCAAACCGAATTGAGATATTTAGAAGTTTACTACCGAATTAGTAGAGATCAAATTGCATGGACAGATTGGTTATCAATCACAGATAATAAACTTACACTTAGAAATGATTCTATAAGCTTTTATGAAAATACTACACGTATCACTAACTTTCCACCATTTAGTTCAAGAGACACTATGTTTCTTGACCTTAAGTTTACAAGAGAGGGACTTTCGAATATTGGAAACATAAAATTACTAGAATATCAACTTCAAGGAACACTTGAGAGGAATATAGTAGACGGACTTAGTCAAGTTGCGTTAACAACCACTACCGACCCGGTTATAATAAAACCACCGTTTATTTATAAAGTTTTCAAAATTGAAGATATTGAAATCATTTCAAATAGCACAATAGATGTAGACTTTACAGTCAAATATAGATTTTCACAAGATTATGGTAAATCTGTTACAGACTGGGAATTCTTAACAAAAGAAAATATAAGTTCAGCTAGAATTACACCAATTAGATTTTTCCAAATTGAATACCTCCTGCAAGTTAACAACACATCAGTAATTATCTATGACATCAACCTAATTGGGGATTTTCAAAACGTGAGCCTAGACTACTTCAAAACTAATTTATATGGAATTCGAGAAGATTGCAATTGTTTGAAATTGGGTATCGTAAATGATCCATCGACTTTTCCCGAAATTCATCCCGGTGTAGAGATTAAAACACTACCTACTGGCGTGGAAGCTCTTTCACCTCTACCCCAATTATCAAATGAACAACAGGCAAACCTGTTTAAACCTTACCAATTACAACAAGCTACTGACTTGCTGAATAAAATGAGTAATGATGCTAATTCAATTTTCGGACACGAGGTTGTTTATTTTCTAACTGACCCAGATAAAAAAGGAATTGATTACTCTTTCCATGAATATCAACTCTATAACTTTGTATCTGAATGTCTTATTAAAGTTTCTGTAGAAAATAATCAATTTCCTGAGAATACCGGAGCTATAAACCAATTCGACCTCTCACTTTTTGACTCTTTTGAAATTCATATTCCTAAAAAAGTTTTTAAAGAATCATTTGGTGCAGATAAAAGACCATCTAAAGAAGACTTCTTGTGGTTTTGCGATATAAATAAAATGTTTCTTGTAGAACACTCACAAGCTTTTAGAAGTTTCAATAATAATTCTATCTATTATAAACTCATGTTGAAAAAATACAATCAAAAAGCAAATGTTATTGGTAATAATAAAACAATTTCAGATAAACTCAATGCACTCACAAGAAATTCAACTATTGATGAGTTATTTGGATTAGAAAATCAACAAGATAAAGACTCTGTTGCTAACCAAAATCAATTTAGAACACTCACTCAAGACCCAGTCAGATCTATTATCAGTGCACAAATTGTTAAAGAATTTGTCTTCAATGCAGAGAATATAATAAGCAATTACCATTACGACCTATCCACTGTAAACTTTACAGCAACACAGTCTAACCCAGCAGTAATCTATCAAAACTTCAAAAGATATTTCAATGAAGGTAGTAACCTCTCTTTTATGTGTTGGTTTAATATTAATAACTTTGCTATAAACGATAATTATCATCTTTTTAACTACTATGATAACACCAATCTTTTTGGTTTTGATGTTAACATAACAAATAATATTTCTACCGTGAAGTGGAACTCCAATAGTTACTCTATGACACTCAATAACTCACTTGAAGAAGAAACTTGGTATGGTTATTTAGTAAATGTGAACCAAAGACAAAGAAAAATAACCCAATACATCTATAAAAGAAATGTAGATGATGAAGAAGATGCAGAACAATTGACATCAACCCACTTGAGACAAGTTTATAAAATGGAAGAGGACTTGACACCAGTAATATTCACCTTAGATGGTATTGAAGCTAAGTTATTAAGTTCTGACATGAAAATTACCAATATTAGACTATTCACTGAAACAGTACCTGAAACAGAAATTAATAAACTTATGAACCAGAATATACTGAGAGATGATACTAAATATTTACTATTAGGTGATAACGCTAATAAAAAATTAGTCCTACCTAATTTTTCAATTGGTCAAATTGGTGAAGGTGAGGTTTAAAAATAAAAATACTATGGATTTAAATAAGAATTGGACAAGGGAAGATAATGATAAAATGAGAGAATTTATAAAAGAAAATAAATCTCCTGAATTTATAAGAAACTATTTTAAAAATGATAAGCTTTTTTATCACCCAAAAAAAAAATACTATCAAAGTAAAAAACCTCAGTTATACCAACATTCAAAAAGAAAATAGAAAATTTTGAGGGGTACATTACTGAAATAAAATATGAAGAATTAAAAACAGATTTTTCTTTTGATTTTGAAAAATCATCTTTTTTTGAAGACGAATTCAACTACATATATAAATTTCAAACCATTTCTGGTAATAGATACGTTGTTGACTTTATTTACTTAAAAGATACAATCGGTGAGTGCAAAAATGAGAATATATACAATATATCATTTACACGATAGGAAATATTAATTTTAATTTTTTAATTTTTTAACATATATTATATATAAAAGCTCTGTATGTACCTTTAAACTTAATTCTATATAATTATATAAAAACAAATAGATTTTAATTCTAATATTTATGAACAATCAGGAAAAATTGAATAAATTAGACTACCTGAGGAAAAAAGCTTCTGAATTGAAAATGGACGTTGATTACTATAACAGTCTCCAATTATCGCTGAAGTTGATCCTTAACGGTAGTTATTTTTAGCCCCCACTAGCAATAGTGGGGGTGATTTAAGGAGCATTCGCCACGCCATATTTTATACTTTTCAATCCAAATGTAGCAGGCACAATAACAGCAGAAGGTCGTAATCTAACCAAAACCATGTCTGATGACAATGAAAGATATTGGTATACTATGTGGCATACTGAATCTTGGGTTCATGAAAAACTTAAGATTAAAAATGTTACACAAATACCTGATAATCAACATGTTAGTGTCTATGGGGATACTGACAGCGTCTTTGTAGGATTTGAACCAGCAATCAATTCTTGTGAGTGGAAGAATCAATTATTTAATTCTGAATACTTGAATTCAGTTGATAAACCTTTTACTATACTTACTAAGTCTAAATTTAAGGCTAAGTTTTCTAATTCTAACCTACAGTCAGCCATACTAATTGATAAGTTAGATGATGTAACTGAAAACAAAATAAAGATTGCTTTACAAAAATCCAAGGTAGTTCTGGTTGATGGTGAGTTTGTCAAAGATTGGAATTTAGATAAAATCTTAAATGATTACCCCTTAGAGGTTTATTATAATTGGCAAAGAGAACTAGACTTCATTCACGGGATTGACAAAGTAAGGTTCGCAGATTATTTTAAACAGTGTTTAGATGATTTGGCAGCTTCCTACGGTGTTGACAACAAACAAGATTTTGAGTTAGAGAGGGTTTCTGAATCAATTATTAATATTGCTAAGAAGAAGTATATTCAACATATTGTATATGAAGATGGTATACCTTACGATAGATTGACTTACATATTCCCTAAAGGTGTTGAACTCGTTAGATCTTCTACACCTCTATTTGCCAGAGATAAGATTATTGGTATCGTTAAATATCTTTTTGAACATCCTGATACCTTCAATATTAAGGAGTTATTGAAACTGGTTAAGAATTTAAGAAAGGAATTTGACTTATGTGTACCTGATAGAATTGATGAAATATCAATGCAGTCTTCTTGTTCAAAGTATGAAGAAAAGGTTTTGAATGACAAGGATAAATTAGAATTTGCTACGGGTGCACACTTTGCTGTTAAAGCTAGTGCCCATTTTAACTATCTACTTCATAGAAATAAGAATTTACAATATAAGTATGAGTTTATTAAATCTGGAACAAAGATAAAATATTATTATTGCAAAGACAAATCTCTCAATGATATATTTGCTTACATCAGAGGTTCTTTTCCAGTTGAAATGAATCCACCAGAAATAGATCTTGATACACAGTTCGAGAAATGTATCCTATCTCCGATAAATTCGATTATCGAACCCTTGGGATTACCACTAATAAATAAAAGATTATCAGTTGTAATGGATATTTTTAGTTCTGGGTTTTAAAAAAAAAGAGTCACCAAATGGTGACTCTTTTTTTATATATTCAAGTTTTTTTCTAATAAGAGTTGTTTAGTTGAAAATCTAATTACTTTGTCCGCATCTCTAGTTTCGAAGTTAGGTAATTTAATTTCATCTAAAGTTTCATCATCTGATTTTTCTGTCTGTAGATACAATGGGTCTATTTCGTTGAGAGGTACCTTGATTATGAAATAAGATTTGTCATTAGCTACAATTAATATGTCAGTTGTTATTTTTCTTACATCTCCTGCTGAGACTAGCTCAATATAATCAGATGTTCTTGACTTAATTCTCGCTAAAGGTTTTACTTGTATGGTAACTTTTCTCCTATTGTTTATAATTGCAAAAGCATCTATACCCTTTTTATCTTCCTCGGTAGTTGGCTTTTTAAATTCTATCTGAGTGCCTTTGCCAAGTTCTATCGTATAATCACCAAAAACTTTGAGTGCTCTATCTTCTGTATCTTTACCTTTTAGAGTTGTTATCTCCATTATTCTGTAATATTTATCAAAATATTTTCCTTTAATATTAAAAATATCAAACTTATTTTCTTCTAAAAAATCCAATAATTCTCTATAATCATTTGATAAATTGAAATCTCTAATAATTGCCATTCTAAAAGTTCTGTTGTTTACCCACTTTGATAAATATTCCGTGTTTAAAATTACACCCTTTTCATCAACTATTCTATTTGATTTAAATGGATCTATATGTGAATAATATTCTTTAATTATATCTGCAATAGTATTCATGACTATTTTATTTTCATCATCTGTATATGTGGCACCTATTTCATCGTAAAATATTTTTCTACTATAATCAATTGTACCAGCCTCATTTTTAGCCACAACCTTTAAAATATTTTCACCTGGTTCAAGTTTAATTTTTTCGGCGAATAACTTTCCATTTTTCACCTTATAATTCAATTTACTAACAAATTCACCATTTAATTTTAACCATATTTGCCCATCATCTGCCCATTTTACTATTGCTTCAACACTAATAAATGAGTCATATGTTTTTCTATCTTCTGATGGAGAAATAAAATTTATAGTAGGTCTATACTTTGGAATAAATTTATTATATTCAAGTAAAAATTTCATTCGATAATTAATTTTAGTTATATATTAAAAATTATATATAGTAATATGAAGTACCTAAAAATATTTGAAAACTTTGATATACAGCTCTCTGAAGAGATTGAGGATATCTTGAATAGTCTTACTGATAGAAAATTCATTATTAAAAAGAAGGAACCAATTGTTGATGATTTAGGTAAAATTGAATTAGTATTCGATATTGATAAAAAATTCCAAGTTATACAAGATTTAAATATTTTGATAGAATTCAACCAATCAATATCTGATCTAACTACAGCTCTCAATAGATTTAATCATTTTTATCAAGGTAAGATTAAATTAACCGTTGATTTTTCGAAACCGGAAATCAAATTGGATTTACCAATACCCGAAAATTTACAAAAATTATTTTCAGATCTTAGAAATATTTCCTTCAGAAATGATAATTGGGTATTTCTATATGCTCCTCACTATTCAAAGTTACCTAAGTGGTTGATGGTAGAATTTATTGTTAATGTGAATACTTATGAAGTTACCGCTGAAATTTATTTCGGAAAAGATCGACCAAAAGATTGGTATGATCAGAATAAACAAATTATAGATGATATTTCAAAAGAAATAATAGAACATTTTACTACAATGTACGACTTGGAGTTTCAGAGGCAAAACGAATTAACATTTGGATTTCATTATTATTTCAAGTAAAATAAATTCTTAGAGAAAGTCAATTTTGATATATAGTCAAAATTGACTTTTTTTATGCTAATAAAATCTCACGACCTATATCCTTATTACCTACACTATTTAGAAACCAAAAAAATGAATAGTGGGGCAAAGAAACTAGCTGAAATTTCAGAGTCACTATTCTTTGATTTCCAAAAAAAATGGCAACTTCAACCAGGATTTAAGGAAAAATGGGAAAACCTACTGATATCACAAAGGAGAGATGAAAATATTGAAGTAGTTCTTGAACAAGATGTCTATGACACTTTTTTTGAAACCTTAGATGAAAATGTATTCATTCAAGATGATAGAAATAAGAACATCGAAGAGTTATTAAAAGATGATGAATTTGAAATTTTCTTAGATAATTTAGATATAAAAACCTCAAAACAGAATGATTTGGAAGATGACATTTTTGATTTTTAATAATCTACCCTTCTAGCTAAACCTTCAGTAATTAAATGTTCATTTACATTGAGTGAATCAAGAAGGATTATACCTAAATATCTACCCCACTTCTCACTTGAATCCTTTACTGTCTTAAGAGTTACCTCCTTACCTAAAAGGAGATTTCTGAGGTAATCTCTTGAGATTATACCCTTTTCCCTTTCTGTACCCTTCATTTCTGGGGCATCCAACCCGAATAGTCTAATTTGAACTCCCCTACCATCAGAGCCCCTCCATTTTAATCCAAATCCTAAATCAATTTCAACCCTTATAGTGTCAGCATCATATATTTCTAAAACTGATGCTTTGTAATGGTATAAATAATCAAACATAGTAATTAATTTTTTTTTTATCACTTGATATTTTTTCAAATTTACAAGAGTGGGCTTACTTATATATTATTTTTTTTTAATATATATTGAAAATTAAAGTTTTTTTCAGAGTATGAGAAATTACAAGATATCTGATAGAGAGGCGAGATTGAATCAGATTTTGGATAGAATATTATCATTTGGTCTTAAATCACTTACTAAAAATGAAATAGAATTTTTAGAGGCTTGGGGTAATTCAGATGAAATTACTCTTGAAAGACTATTAAAAGAGGGTGATCTTAAAGAATTTAAATCTAGTGATGGTAAATTTCTATTTACCTTTTCACATACAGTAAATCTAAAGGGTACTATAAACTATTTTGGTAGGATTACTGTACCAAATTTGACCTTTGAAGATGGTAGTAGAATATTAGGTAGTATGAATGGATATATTTCTGTACAAAAGAACGGAGATAAAATTCCCTTCTTCCAAAGTGAAGGTCATGATATTATAGATTTTTGTAATGGGCTAGAATATGAATTAGATAACTTTATAGATTATGTCATTGAAACTTTAAATGATGAAAAAAATAGCCGATAAATTTTTAATATATAATAAAAAAATTACCTAAAGAAATGAAACTACAGAAATTCAGCAACTTTGCTAAAAATAGAAAACTCAATGAAAACCAAACAGATTTGATGCCTGAACCAGAAGAGATGTCTGATGAATTAATGATGTCAGGAACTACGAAACCAACAATAGCACCACCAATAGTTCCAACAAAACCTAAAGAACCACAGACAGCCCCTCCAGTTATCAAACAACCAGTCGAAACACCACAAAGAAAAATGACTGAAGAAGAAGAATCAGATAATCAAATCGATACTGATTTGAATGAATTAGCAACAGAACTCGGTGCTGAAAAAGTTGGTAATGTTATCAACTATAATGGTATGGAAATTGAATTTTATTCAGAACCAATGTCTTTTGCAATCAATGGACAAGTTAAATTAAATGTAGGTGGAAAGAAAATGGAACTTAAAACTATTCAAGATGTAATTGAATATGTTACAACAATGGAACCAGGAAGTCCAGCACAAGCACAAAGAAGTGGTAATCAAAGAGCACAAGCTCAAGGTGGACAAACACAGACTCAGACACAAGTGCCCGGTAGAGCACCACAAACTGGTGGACCTGGACAACAAAGACCCGTCACTAAAATGGGTGGACAGGCACCTACAGTTGAGTCAAAAAAATACCGTAGATATTAAAACTTAAAATAAATAAAATCTATAAGAGGCACTTTGAATATCTAAGGGCCTCTTTTTTTTTTAAATATTTTCAGAAAAGCTTTGATATTTCAAATTTAATTACTAATTTTGTTTAAAATAAAACTAAAGATATGATTAAGAACATTCACGAAAAACTAATGGAATCTGTTCAACAAATGTTGATTGACACTAAGGTTTCACTACCTTACTACGGAAGCTTCAATCTGTTCGTCAATTTTGCTGAAAGAAAAGACATCGATACCTGTGCTGTAAATATGACTGCTAAAGGCATGAATTTCTATTTCAATTCAGAATTCCTCGATAGACTTACTCAAAAAGAAGTCAACTTCATTACACTTCACGAAGATTTTCACCTTCTTTGGAACCACCCTAAAAGAACAATTACCGGTCAATACGACCACCGACTTTCTAACATTGCCCAAGATATGATTATCAACCATATCATTTGGGAAGATATACCTAACTCCTATGTCGAAATACCAAAAGATAAAGATGGTAAGAACATGGCTCTTTTTATTCCGAAAGAATACACAGGTAAACTAATCTTTGAAGAAGTTTATGAATGGCTAAGAGACGAAAAAGAAAAAAGAGATAAACAGAAACAGTCTCAACAATCACAAGATGGTGATGAACAAGGTGATTCTAAAAGTAAAGGCAAAGGCAGTAAAAGTGATAAAAACGGCAATGGTGACCAGAGTAGTGGTGATGGAAATGAGAAAGGTGATGATAAGTACGGTCCATATGGTAAGAATCCTAAGAACGAAAAAGAAACTATTGACACCTGGTCATTAGATCAGATTCTTGACAACTTAGATTCAAATGGAGGTCAATACTTAGATACTCACTTAGGTGATGAAATCCCAGAAGAAATGAGAGAATCTATGGTGAAAGATGCTATGGATAGACTACAAGCACGTGGACTTTCTGCAGGTAACATCGAGACTACCCTAAACAAACTGAGAAAACAAAGAAAAGATTACTTGAAAGAAATCAAGAGAACTGTTTCTAATTTGATTTTTGGTACAAAGAAAGAAAAGACTATTAAGAAACCAAATAGAAAAGGTATTCAAGGAGTAAAGGGCAATCGTAAAGTTAAGACTAAGATTAATGTGGGGCTTGACACCAGTGGCAGCATGGGTGGCCATGGAACGTTCGAAAGAGTTCTTTCTTATGTCTATCAAAACGATATCGAGATTAACTTTATGGAATCTGACACACAAGTGAACTGGGTTGAAAAATTAAAGTCTAAAAAACAATTAGAGTCAATACCTATAAAAGGTTTGGGTGGAACTTGCTTGAGCCCGATGATAGATTATATCGTTGAACATCACAATGACTGTTCAACAGTTTTACTAACGGACGGATACACTGATTCTTTAGATTTCTCTAAAGTAAAAGGAAATGTTTTGATAATTTCTGTTGGTGTCCCTTGTCCAATTCTAAAATCTAATGGTAAGGTTAAACAGATTTGTATTGAAAACACTCATTAAAAAAAGTCTCACTTAAGTGAGACTTTTTTTAATTTCATATTTGATTTTCCCACAATCCCATACTTTATTTAGATCCAGTTTTGATTCAGACACACCAGTTATAGACTTCTTGAACCCAGACTTATGTTTTCTAACTCCGTTTAGTACATATTTGTAGTCTGGTTTTGTTTCATATAATTTTATGAATCCGATTTTTTCATATAAATTACCCTGACTCCAATCTTTATCTGCGTATGAAATTATTCTATTTGGATTATATTCTTTAATAAAATGATTCAATAATTTTGATGCACCACCAACTACATAATGATTTGATATATTGCAGAATCTAGATAAATTCCATTCATTATTAGCCATTTTTTTTCTACCTTCAAATTTATCGAAAGTCATTACCCCAACTAGTTCATCTTGATAATAGAGCCCGAAAGATTTATTTATATTTGGATAATCTCCTTGGATATGATTTATTTTAAGAAATTGCCTACAAATGTTATAATCAATTATTTCCTTCACATCACATTTTCTTGCATGTATTTTAGTAGATAATCCTAAAACGTTCATTATTTGAGATTCTATTATGGATCTTTTGAAATCCCAATCATCTTCCCAAATATTTATAATTCTAATACCCTTATCTCTAAAACGATTTAATTTATCAATATGGTAATCTTTGCTTCTAAATTTATCGGAATGAAAGTATAATCCATTAAATTCAAAACCAATTTTCAAATTCGGAAGATAGATATCAATTTCTAAACCATCACGATACGATTGTATTATTTCACCTCTGAAATTATTTTTTATAAAATTATAAATATCCTTCTCCTTTATTGATTTATGTTCACCAATTGGATTGCATATTGTACAAATTGACACACCACTTTTTGTCCTTCTAAAAAAGTTATCAGTGTTTATTTCGAAATTATTATTACATAAATCACATTTGAATAAACTTATAGAATTACCAACATAGTTTATATAATTTGGATGATTGGCGATATTGAAGTTGTTTCGTCTAAATTCTTCATTTTGAGATGAATTCTTCACACCGTATTTTAGAATATAATTAAACTCTCTTCTATTCTTTATTTCTTCAGACTGAATTGGATGATAGAATCCATACCTTTCCAAATTTGTATTTTTAGTTTTTTCCCTCAATTCAATAGATTTCTGAGGATTAGTGACTCCCCATTTCACCAACAACGTATTGATTGACTTTGAAAACACATCATTATTTTGTAACGGTGACATATATCCATATCTTTCAAGGTTTGTGTTCTTAATTTTATTTTTAACCTCTTCAGATTTTGATGGTGATGTGAATCCATATTTCTCTAAATTAGTTTTTTCTGATTTTTTTTGTTTATCTTCTGATTGTAAGTACCACTCAACACCATATTTTTCCAAATTAGTTTTCTTAACCTTTTCTGTATATTCTTCTGATTTTGTATAAATTTCAAATCCATATCTCTCTAAACAAGTTTTTTTTCTTTTATCCACGGAATCTGTAGATGACATATATGTCTCCGATCCGTATTTTTCCAAATTTGTTTTTTTTATTTTTTCTTTTACAATTGGAACTTGCGATATATTTGTCACACCATATTTTTCTGTTAGAATTTCTTTTGACCTTATTGCAGCACATTTTTTAGAGCAACAAAAATTTAAAGCAAAATCTTTAGTACTTCTAGTGTATTTTATCATTTGTACAGAGACAATTGAATCACAATAGATACATTTGGCTTCTATCAATTTTCTCGATCCCCTCGAAATATTTGTAACATCACTGATTATCATCTTTCTTAATTTTATTTTTCGTTCTTTGTTTGTATTTTAGTTCGTTTCTTTTACATTGAACTTTACAAAATTTTTTATTGGGTCTTCCAGCTATTTCGTTCTTACAGTTTCTATATTGACATTTCATATTATATATATTAAAAAACTTGTCCTTCCTTTTTATAAAACTAACCAAAAAAATTACCCAATCATATAATCACAAATAAAAAAATATGAATAATTATAAAAGTATTTTAAGAGATTTGAAATTAATAATTTTAGATGGAGAAGAGATTTTCAAAATTGATAAGAGGAGAATTCAAGAAAACAAGAAACAATTAAAATTTATTACAAAGTATTTAAAAGAAGATGATGTAATAAGCGGTTCCCTTTGTCTTAGTTTATATGGTTTAATAAATAGATCAGTTAAAGGTAGTGACATTGACTTTTTAATAAAAGATAGTGATAGATATGATGATTACGAAAGTTTTCTTAATTACGGTGATAATGAACTTGAAAATAGATTAGGATTAAAAGAATTCAAATATAAAACTTTTTTTGGTTTGAAATCAACTAAAATTGAGGTAGATTTTTTTACCAACGAAGGTGCTTCCTACGAGGAAATAGAATTTAGAGGTAAAAAGATAAAACTATAAAGTCCACTTGAAATAATTTCAAAAAAGATAGATATGTGGGTAAATATCAAACACTATTCTGATTTAGATAATATTTTTTCCAAATTAGAACTTAATTCATTCTCTTAAAATCCTTAAACCTCATTAGACTTTCGAATTTACCTAATTTAAGTTTGTCTTGTTCGACACTTTGTTTGTCTGTTAAGCCGATAAAATTATCTAAAACTTTATAACTATATTCAATGTCTTCCGGGTGAAAAAGTACACCATATCTTTTTAGTTTATCATTTGCAATACCAGCAATTTTCCCATCAACTGTACATAGTACACTAAAACCATCTGGGCAGTTTTCTGGGTAGTCGTTAAATGAAAAACTAAAACTCTTTTCATCTTCGAACAAATCATTGAAAAGTGGATGTTCCCTTCTATCTATATTTTTGTTTTGGTGAGTGAAGTCTACCCTACCAATTTTCGAACCGTAATATTTAGCTAAACTTTGAAATCCAAAACAAATACCTAAATAAGGCACTTTAGTCCTATCTAAAACTCCGTAAGTCATCTTAGTAGCTCTATCATCACTTACCATATTTTCTGAACCAGTTGATATTACACAAGAAAATTTATATTTAGAAAGTGCTTTTCCCAATTCATCAATATTTGATACTACTACATTATTAATACCTCTTAGTTGGAGATACTTCAAAAGATTAGCAAGGTATCTATGTTTGGGTGGCTTCGAGTTATTGATTACAAGAACTTTTTTTCCGTGAGAAAGAGCAGTTTCATCGGGTCTTTCGCTATTTGTTGGAAGTTCTAATTCACTATCTAACTTATTATAAGTCTTTTTAGTGTCAGGTACAAATTTCAAAGTTGTTGGATCGAAAGTATCTGGGTATTTATCTAAGAAGACTAAATCTTCCTTAGTAATATCATAATCTGTTGAGAAATTGTTGAACAATTTGACTAAATCTAAAATGGTTTCATCTTCGAATCCGAATTGAGTGTCACTATCTAAAAGTGAATCAATGCCATTATAATGTGTGATTGTTATTTTATTTGAAGCTTCTATAGAAAATGCATACTTTGTTGAATCACCGTATGTTATATCTACAATAGTTTTTAATCCGGATTCGTTATTCACAAAATAGAAATCGAAAATTAAAAAATCTGGTTCACCGTCTCTAAGGGGATTAGATTCTTTATATGTGTTGTGATAGTAGTCTGCCTTTATTACATTTCCTTCCCTTGTAAAATCAGCAAGAGTTAGGGTAAAATTACCGGTTGTGCTGTAAATCTTTACAAGTTTTGGGAAAATTTCTTTTATTGATTCATCCATGAATCTATGTGCATTTTCGAACTTTTTTAACCACTTCATTATTTAGTAAGTTATTTTTTTCACATTTTTTAAATCAACCTCATACAGACTACCATCTATTTCAACTGTGATTTCTCCATTATCATCAACACTAACTGGCCTAATCGGTGTATCTGGGTTATCTGGTAAATCTTTTACTATATCTGTCTCTAAAAATCCATCACTATTGATGCATTTTATAATATCTTCAATAGTGATATTATTTTGTTTGAAGTCTTCGAAAATTTTTAGATACTTTAATTTAGGCACAATTTTGTAATATTTTTTTATATATAGAATATATATAAAATTCTACAATACAATAATTATGTCAACTTATATACAATATCTTAAAGACACACTCGGTAGTAATTTTCTCGGTTTAAAAATATTTCAACATGGGGTAGAACCTTACTTAGAGAGATTGGAGAAAGTTTTAGGTGATAATTTTGAAACTTATATCAACAATCAAAAATTAAGAGATGTGGATGGATATCACCTTAGTGTCATAAACGTTTTAGAATATGATACATTATCCAGAGATTTGGGTATGGACAATTTCATAAATTCTTTGGATGTAGTTTTCAAATATGAAATTGACGATTTGAAGATGTTAGGTTTAGGTAAGGCATCAGATGGTGTCAACACGGCTTATTTCATAGTTTGTGATTCGGATAAATTGAATCAAATTAGGGAGAAATATGATTTACCTAAAATAGATTTACATATAATTTTGGGTTTTAAGTGGAAAGATGTTTATGGTGTGAGAAAAAATCAAATTATTAAAGAAAAATCAGACTTTATTCAACTTTTGTCCGATAATTTTTATAATCATCACGAAACTTTTGAATTTTTAAAAAACATTTCTAATTTCAGTGCGGACTCCGAGTTAGAAATAGATCCGATAAAAATTGGAGAAACTTCGGCAACATTTAGAATCGGTAAAAATTTATACTTCACTGTTTCATTAGTCGAGAATGAATTCAGGATAGTTGCGGAATGGTTTGGTAAAGCAGATATACCGATTCTATCAAATACAATTGTAAAAAGAAAATTTAAAGAACTATAAAAAAAATTTTAAACTATGTTAGCAAAATACTACAGCCTGGATGAATGTTTTGAACAAGACACAATTTATGACAAATTAGATGAACTTTCAGATAATTCTAAAATTGATTATGAAATAGTAGAAGATGATGTAATCAGAATTAAAGATTTATCTCTCACCGTCAAAGAAAAAAAGGAACTCGTGAAACTTTTTGAAGAAAATGATGTTATTGAATATAACGAATGGGAAGAAGAGGAAGAAGAAGAGGATGAAGATTTCGATGATGAGGATGAATATGAAGATGACGATTTTTAATTAAAAAAAAATCACAAAGTGTTCCATTTTTAAAAATTTGTCCTTATCTTTGTAACAGTGAAGAGGGAAAGAGAAAAAAAAGAAGAAAAAAAGTTTTAAAATAAACAGTCTAAAATTTGAAATTCTAAAATTCTCGCCTTATCTTTGTAACATCAAATTAAATAACACACTTAAAAAATATAACACTATGTCACTTTTTAGTAAGGCAAAAGCAACTGCAAAAACAACTACTCCTAAAGCTAAAGATTCTAAAGCTTCTTGTATTGTCAACGACCCTGACTTTTTCAACAAAGTCAAAATGCTTGAAATTCTTCAAGAGAATATGAAGCGTGATAAGGCTAAAGCCGATATGTTAGCTGATGAAATCAAAGAAGTATCTAAAGATGAGTGGACATCTCTATACACTAAAACTGGTGTAAATCCTGGTTCTATCTTGATTGAATCTGAAATGGGTGACGAGACTGCTTCTGTAATGTTTGTACCTTCTGACAAATACATCACAATCGGTGGTGACAGAGCAGAAGAATTGGTTGAAAAATATGGTGAAGGTATTGTTGAAGAAAAAACTACTTTCTCTTTCGACAACTTTATGATTGAGAAATATGGTGATGTTCTTTCTCGCCTAATCGAAGAGTGTTCTGAAATCGATGTAAGAGACAAAGATAAAATCATCAAAGCCGCAACTACTTTCTCTGTAGCTAAAGGTACTATCGACAAAATGAGACAGTATGGAGATGTTAAAGAGGTTATGGAAGAAGTTAAACCAGTAGTAGCTCTTAAAAACGTTGAAATTATCAAGGGTTAGTCACTAATTATGGGAAGCAAAGGAAAAGTTTGAAAAATTCTCTCGAGAAAAAGTGAAAGATACAGATACCGAAAAACAAAAGATGGTGAAATAATTAAACAAGGTATGGGATTGGAAGGTGTGATAAAAGCGATAAAAAGACATAAATTTACCAAAGAACTGATTGCGGAATTTGATACAACTTCAACGTATTGCCACTGTGAATTGAAATGGATGACAATAGATGAAACATTAAAAGATGTGGTGATTCCGCTAAATGTTGCCTAACTAATATATATATATATACGTAAGTCTTTCTAACTTCTTGGTTCTTAACAAGATTGAACACTCAACTTTAAATAATCGTAAATAAAAACTTAAAACTGAATCATACTAACGATTCAGTTTTTTTATGTATTTTTTGCTAACACAATCATATATCCTTAAATATTCATCTAAATTTATATTATCCATTTTACCCTTTCTGAATGTAAATCTGTGTTGTTTTTTCAATTGTTTATCATAATACCAAAAATTCGGTTCTGTATTGTGAATAAATTCAAACCCATTTTTTTCATAAACATTATTATCTATACTCCAATCTCTATTTGCATAAGTCACGATTTCCTCGGGATTTATCTCTCTTTCAAAATGTTTCAGTATTTTTGAAAATGCACCAATAACATTGTATTCCAGTTTAGACGCAAATCTGTATAATTCATAAGTTCCTGACTTTGATTTGTTCCCGGTAGATATTCTAAGTTTACCAAATGTCATAACACTAACTAACTCATTCTCAAAATATAATCCATATCTTATTGAAGAATTGATATTACCTTGTAAATGATTATTTTCCAAAAATTCAGAAGAATCTTTATGATTAATTTCCATTATTTGGCACTTTCTAGCCATTATCTTAATTTTACCTAAACCTAATAAATTATATAATCTAGATAACACAATTTCCTTTTTGTATACCCAATCATCTTCCCAAATGTGTATAAGGTTAACACCCTTATTTTCACAAGTTTCTTTTTTATTTATGTGATATCTTTTATCTTTGAATAAGTCAGAGTGCCAATATATACCATTAAATTCTATAGCTATTTTTTTCTCTGGGATAAATATATCTAATTCTTTACCACCAAGAATCTTACGATCTCCGAATTCAACACTAAAATATTTTGATAACTCATCAAATATATCTCTCTGGGTGGTAAATTTATATGAACTAATCGGATTGCAGTTAAGACAAGGTTCTACCTTATATCTGAAGTATCTTAATCTCAACAGAGAATTTCTGATTAAATATTCCCTACCACATTTAGTACATAGAATTTCTAACTCGCCCTCTTTTGGTATATTTTTAATATTTAAATCCTGATACAAAGAATAGATATTCTTTTTATATAGATTAAATCTGGTTTGTAAACTTTTCTTCAATAATAAACAATTTTGTCCAGAATATTCAACATTATATTTATTTAACATTGTATTTATCTGTTTCTCCTTTACATCAGAATTGAGTGTAGGTGAAACAAATCCATACTTTTGTATATTTGTATTCTTTTGTTTTTCCTTTACTGACTCTAACTTTGACGTGTGCTCAACTCCCCACTTTTCTAAAGTATTTGACTTTCTTTTTTCTAAAGCTTGAGGCAATGAATACTTAACAGCACAATTTTTCGAACAAAAGTCGTTATATCCTTCTTTAAATCCAATAAATCTTTTATCTTTGTCAAAACAGACACAACATTTCGGAGTTAATTCATGATTATTCAAATAGTTATAAATTACTTGAGAAAACTTTAAACCATTCTGATTATTTAAATTTTGAAAATTTTTTAAATCTAAATAAAAATTTTTTAAATTTTTTTGAACCCATTGCTCCCTTAATTTGTTTTTGTTTAAACAACCGTTGTCGAAGAAAATATTTGTATCCATAGTGCTTATATAGTATATATTCAACATAGGTTCTTTCCTCATCTAAAATCATATCAAAAAAATAAAAAAAAGATAAAAAAAAATTGATATTTCAAATAAACTCCTTATCTTTACATTATCAAAAATACAAAATTAAAAATTATGACGAATTTTCTCGATTTATCCAAAGTAACAGATTTTTCAACAATGCCACAAGAAATCCGCGAAAGAATGAATACCCTAACTCCCCGTGAGCGTAAGTATTTTATGACGATGTGGCCCAAATCTGGTGTACTTTACATCACTTCAAAACCCGGTGTCGCCAAATCTGCAATCGCACGTTCAATCGCAGATAAAATGGGTTTCAAATACCTTGATGTTCGACTTGCAATGTCCGACGAAACCGACTTCAAATTTCCCTTCTTGAAAGACGCCGAGTACAAAGGCAATATCTTCAAAGTATCTGGATATGCTGTACCTGAATGGGCATTTGAATCAAATAACCAACCAACAATCATTCACTTTGAAGAGTTGAACAGAGCACCACAGTTTGTTAGAAATGCCGCTCTTCAAATTCTACTTGAGAGACAGATTGGTGAATTCAAATTCAATAACACTGTCTTAATGATGGCGAGTGGGAATCTTGGTGACGAAGATGGTACCGATGTTGAAGAATTCGATAACGCTCTTAACAACCGCCTAATTCACTTCTCACATACACTTGGTGCTGATGAATGGGTTGATAACTTTGGTAAAACAAACTGTCACCCTACAATAGTATCTTATATCAGAGCGTATCCAGAGAAACTGTATCAGAATCCTACTGAGAACACAAAGGCTTACGCTACACCACGTTCTTGGTTATTCTTGAGTGACTTTATCACTAAAAACTTTGGTATGGAATGTTCTCCAAGAGAGTTTCTACCTTACCTACAAGAAGTAGCTCACGGTTACATTGGTAATGGTGCTCAAAGATTCTTACAATACTGTCAAGAAATGGTGAATATCACAATCCAAGATATCATCGACAGATATGATAAAGTTGAGAAAGAACTTGATAAGTACAACCGTGATAAAAACTCCGAGTTGATTCAATCACTGAAAGAGTTCGACATCAAGAAGTTTACAGAGAAACAACTTGAAAATGTGACTAAGTTCTTGAAGAGAGTTAGTGACGATGAGTTGACAGCATATCTTCTTCACATTTTGGACAATGTTGCTGATGTAGCAGATCCGAAGATTAAGAAATTCATGCAGAACTTCAGAGACGTTCTGGTTAATATCAAACGAATCAACAAGCCTACGAAGGATTCTAAATAGTTTTAAGTTACTCTCTCTGAAATTGAAACAGAGAGAGTTTTTTTTTGTATAAACAAAAATGTAAAAAATGAAATTTAAAATTGTTATCAAATTAAAAAACGAACTCGGTGAATTCATATCTGAAGAGATGAGTGTCACAGAGGAACAATATAGGGGACTAATGGAAGTATCTAAAGATTTTTATCTTAATGGATATGAAATGTATCTACCAAATGGTTTTATGGTAGTAGGACCAGAAATTTTGAAAAAATCAATACTAATTATACAAGTAGTCGAATAAATGGAAATAAGAAAAAAATTCAAACGATTTGGTGGTGAATTCATACCGGATATTATTGAATATCTAAATGAGTTTTTGAAAAATCAACCTGGTGTAACAATTAGTGTTGGTTGTGATTCTATACAAAAGAAGAGAAAAACTCTTTTTGCAATTACTATCATGTTATATAACCAAGATATTAAGAATGGGGCACATGTTGTTTTCTTCAGGGAGAACTTACCAAAAATACGTGATAACTTTGAGAGATTGACTCGTGAGGTTACATTTGCACATGAGTTGGCTGAATATTTAGAGAATGAATTGTCACCAATCTATCAAAGAGAGGATTTATCCGAATTAGAGTTGAAAAAGTATAAATTTCATCTTGCAAAATGTAACGGAGAATTCTCTAACCTATCTAACTACGAAGAATATACAGTAACTAAAAATTTGACTCTTACAGAAATAGAAAAGAATTTTAAATACAAACTTGTAGATATTCACTTAGATTTCAATCCTAAAGAAGGTCAAAATGACAGTAGAGGTTATGCTAAAAATCGTTCAAACGTTGCTTACAGGAGTTTTGTACCTTGGTTAAGAGGTACTGGTTTCAGAGTTTGGGCTAAACCATCCGCACACGCTAGTAGCTCTGCGGCTGATTTACTTGTTCAAGATTAAACTTTAATTAAATTTATAATTATAAAAAATATGAAAAAAGAAGAATTAAAAATTTACGGACTATCCTATGCACACTCGAATTCCGGGTCTTATATATTAGTCTTGGGTCAGATGACTGGTAATTTAAAATTGCCCGTTATTATAAAAGCACATGAGGCTCAGATCATTGCGCTAAAGTTAGAAAATATAGAATCACCGAAGCCACTATTACAAGAGGTTGTGTATAATCTAACAGAAAATTTAGGAGTGGATTTACAACAGGTTCTAATTTCACATATATTGGAGGGTGTATTTTATTGTAAATTAATCTTTACTACACCTACTGAAGAATTCGAAATTAACTGTTCAATTGGTGATGCCATATCACTGTCACTTTATTATAGTTGCCCAATTATGTGCTCAAAAGAGGTGATGTCAATTTCTGGTATTCATATGAGTGAAGATGGAGAAGTTTCAGAATCTCAAGAGACACAAAATAAACAAGATAGAGATTATAAATCAGTATTATCTGTGGATAATCTACAATCGATGTTAGATAAGGCTATTGAAAATGAAGAATATGAAATCGCATCTCAATTAAGAGATAGAATAAACGAACTAAAAAAAATGAGTAAATAACTTTAAAAAAAAATATATTTAAACTATGATTTCATGGATAGGGGGAAAATCCTCCATAAGCAAATGGATAATACCATACATACCCGAAAATATTAAAACATATTGTGAACCCTTCAGTGGAGCCTATTGGGTATATCTGAAGATGGATCTTTCTAAATATAAAGATTTGGAGGAAATTGTTTATAACGATTACAATGATTACTTGGTAAACTTTTTTATGTGCTGTAAAGAACATGAAACCTTCCATAAGTTTGTATCGAAATATAAATCTCAGGACAAAGAATTATTTTATAAGTTTCAAAAAGAGCTTTATAAGGACAGATTATCATATCAGATGCCGGATCATGCTACAGCTGTTAAGTTTGCTTATTTATGTACTCAAGTTTGGAGTGGTTTAAATAGTGAGACAAATAAGTTTATAGATTTAAAGGATAAATATAAATCGAAATTTGATACTTTCAAAGATAAACTAATCAATAGAAAGTTTACAGACAACTTAGATAGAATTACAAACTTTGAAAATCTAGATTTCCAGAAAGTGATAGAAAAATACGACAATGAAAACGCATTTTTCTACGTTGATGCACCATATTACACAACAGAACATTATTATAGTAATAATGTTTTCTCAAAAGAAGACCACGAAAGACTAGCAAACGTTTTGAAATCAATTAAAGGTAGATTTGCAATGAGTTATTACTACTTTGAAGATTTGGAAAAATGGTTTCCTAAGAATCAATATAATTGGCAGGAAAAAGAATTTAATAAGGCGGCTATGGCAAAAGCTGGTAAAGCACAGACTAAAGCAACTGAATTATTAGTAATGAATTATTAATATGAAAAGAAGTAAAATCTGGATTAGGGATGCTATCAAAAATGGTTTAGTAAAATATTATACTGATCAGAAGGTCGTTGTATTTAGAAGAAAGGTTAATGGATATCCTCGTTCAATGAAAGACGGTGTTGTTTATAGGGTCAAATACACTCTACTTGATGATTTAGTTTTGATTGAAGATATAGACCACGAAGCACATAAATTTCTAAAAATACGGGAGTATAAAGTGAATAAGAGTTACGTCATACCGATAGATTTTTTAAGAGATGAATTAATTAGTGAAATTTTGGACTTTGATGAAGAGAGAGACGTCCAAATTAATAAATAATAAAAAATTAAAATTTTTTTATGTTTTTTAAACCAGGTGATAGAGTTATAAAAAATACTGGTGGTAACAAAATGACAATAGTTTCCTGCACTGATGAAACCGCTAATTGTGTTTGGATTACAGAAAATTTTCACGAATCAACATTTAATGTCAAAGAACTTTTACCACTCAATCAATACGATAAAATTAGAAGAGGAGAAAAAAGAGAAGATTTAATCAATCAATTACTTAAATGAGGTTGTACAAATTAGTTACACAAAAAGCTACATTATGTTCCAGCCCAGATTTAGAGACTCTAGTTTCTATCGAAGATTTAAGTTCGGGAAGACCATCACTCTGTTGTTTGAGAAGAATAACCTCGGTATTTTATGAATCATCGAGAGTACTCAACATTAACGATATATTCCAATTATCTACTTTTGGTAAAACTTTAGTTTATAGACACACTTCTGGAAACATTGATTGGATTATAGACATTGAAAGAAATGAGTATAAAACCTTAAAAAGAATTTTGAAAATTAACCTAATTTTAGAATAAACTACATATCGAAAATAAATATAAATTGTGTAATCTTGGTGGTGTAAAAAGCTCTTGGTGGCTGCCTAAAAGCACACACTGTACCTGCTCTGGCTTATAGATTGTACATCATGCTTGTACAAATAGTGAGGTTGAGGTAGTTGGTTAATCCTCAGACAAGATTCTAAGAATCCCTATTAAAAGTAGGGATTCATTTTTCATTTTTAATATATAGAATTATGAGAATCTCAAAAATGGAATAAAGGATTCAATAAGAATGGATTCTCAAAAATATACTTGTGTAAAATAATGGAGAGAATAGTAAAATTTAAAGATTTTGTAACTGAAGCACTTGGTGTTCCAACTGGAATTATACCACTAGCTAAACAGTTATTCGACCACCTTGTGGATAACATTGAAAAACAAGATAGTCTTGAGGATTTAATAAAGATTCCTATTTTGATGGAAGGTAATTTTTCCATAAATGATATGAAAATCAAAAAGATAATACTTGGATTAAATTTCAACGTATACATTAGTGGTAAAGGAAAAATTGATTTCTTAGGTATGGGTTCACACTTTCAGAGTCATAGTGGTGTGAGTAAAAAATTTAGAGTACCTTATGTGAAGACAAATGATACAGATGAGATTTTAATTAGTATTGACTTAGCAGTCTCCCAAGAAATTATTGGACAAAGTATTATCGATTACTTGATATCACTTAAAAATTATTTTATACCTATCTTTGCACACGAATTAAAACATTTTTATGATAAATTCAAAAAACCAAGACAACCGTTAGCCGTCTGGACGGAATACTCCACTATATCCAAAAACAATTTTGGTGGAGTAAAGCCACTTAATGACTATCTTTTCTTGTCATACTATTTGCATGAATTTGAAAATTTAGTTAGACCTACTGAATTTGCAGCAATGTTAGATATTCATAAGATAACACCAGATAAGTTTAAAGAATATTTTGTTAATACTGAAATCTATCAATTTTTGAAACAGGGTCAGAATTTCTCTCTTTCGAACCTCAAAAATGATTTGAAAAATTACCTAATACAAATGGTATCGATATTGTGTGACTTGGGATATAACCCAATACAAATTATTAAACTTGGTTCAGATTCGATTGTTGAATTAATATTGAAAGAGTTCTATGAAAATATTCTAACTTGGAAAGGAGACACATTAGAAAAATTTTTATTCCCATTAGGAAAACATCCTATGAGATTCATTGGAAAAAAAGATGAATATTTTGATGATTATTTAAATAAAATCCTTAAATTTGGATCCGATTATAAGAAGTTCTATGAAAACGAAGAAAAGTTCTTGAAATCTGAATCAACTAAAATGATCAAAAAACTTTCTGGATTATACGCACTTACAGACATTTATAAAAAGAAATAACTATGAAACTACAATCAATTTGGAACTGGGAACTTTGGCACAAACTAAAAGGTGAATCAAATTTAGTAAAAGAAAAACCACAATTCGTCAAAGAAATTTTTGAGAAAGACAAAAGTGAAAAATCAGAAGATAATACTCTAGAAAAAAATTCTAATGACGATGGAAAAAATCAAACTATTTGAAAATTTTAATTACTCTTCTTTTGAAGAGGTAGATGATTTACTCTTATCATTACAAGATCAAGGAATACTAAAGTTGAAAAATAAACCCTCCTTCCTAATCGAAACAGAAGAAGAAGAGGGAATCGGAGCACCTCAAATCGTCACTAGATACTCTATCACTAAAGATTTGGGTAAAATAGATTCAATCCAAAAACTTGAGACACTCGAAAACTTGTTGAGAGATTTTAGACAAGCAATGTCTAGAATTGGTACATTCGGTGATTACCTCATAGATTTAGGCGCAAAAGAATGGGAAGTCAAATTACCAGTACCAGATAAGATATAAATTTTAACAACTTTGATTACACAAATAACTTATGTAACTTTTATCAGTTTTAAACTTACTAAAAACAACAATATTTGTTGAAACTCTATATCTCAATTTAGAATTTTTTACTAATCCAAATAATTTATTCCAACTTTCTGGTAATTCACTGAAATATTCCTTCCATTGGTCTTTCAGTGAATTTTTAATCCATAATTCTGGGTAAAATTTCTTTGTCTTTTTTATTATTACTTCAAATCCCCTCCTTCCAATTTCTAAACTGGCATTGATTGGGTCAACATATTCATAAATACAATTACCTATAAATGAAGTATATACAGGATTTATTTTATAAATTTTTTGTCCATTTAAGACACATCTCTTTTCTAAATTATCTATGAAAATATTTCTTTTCCATAAATTTTTAGTTAATCTATTAAATGATTTATGATTTTTTTCATTCTTAAATTTTAAATCTTCTATGAAAATAAATTTACATTTATTTTTTAATGATATTTCAGATATTTTTTTTGATATTTCAAGTATTTCATGATTTAATTTATTATTTAAGTACTTCATTTCTGAGGAATTATTAGATTTATTTAATTTCTTAAATTTCTCAATTATTTTACTTAGATTAAAACATTCAGTATGTAAAATATCATCGCCTTTTTTGATAGATAATCCAATAAATTCTGGGTTTAAATCAATTCCCATATAAATATCATCATCTAAAACTTTATCAATTTTAATTTCTTCAAAAGAAAAATAGATATATTTGTCTGTTAATTTAATTTGATATGTTAACCCAACATTTTCATTAAGTAATTGAAGATTAGATAGTTTTTTCTTAAAATTATTTCTTAAATTTGGAAGTTCGAGTATAAAATGTTCTTTTTTATTTAATTTATAAATAATTTGATTATTATTTAAGATGTCTAGTTTAAATTTTCTATTTCCTTTTTGTGATTTTTCCCCAAAAATTGTTAAAGGGAGTAATCTTTTATACTTTAAAAAATCACCAGAAATCTTGTTTTTAGTTCTGTTTAAGAAGTTATGTTTTCCTCCAAAAATTACTTTATCATCACCATTTTTGTTTAAAATACTTTTACCTTCAATTATACCACATTGTTTAGTCCAGACATCTAAGTAGTTGATATTGTTCAATTTATAAAATGAATCTCTAATTTCCTTTTCTGTTAAACCATCTTTTAATCTATTATAAGAATACCTAACAACTGAAGAATATTGTTTTCTTAGAGAAAACAATTTATCTTGAAATTCTAAAGTTGATTTATAAGGTAATTTAATAGTTATCAAAGTTATTAATTATAATTTTATATAGTATATATTAACTTTCAAAACTCATTTTTTGAATTTTCTAAACTTTTTTTAATATTTTTTAATAAATTTCTTCTTTTAGAATAGTATTTCATACTAAAATGATTTATTATTGTTAATAAATCATCAGTTAACTCATTTTCATAAGTTTTAGTATCAGAATTATCAAGTATAACTATATTACAGTTATACTTATTAAATATATTTTTTAAATAATCATACCCAAATCTTGATAACCTATCTTTTGTTGAAATAAAAATATTTGATACTTTATTTTCCAAAACCATATTAATTAGTTTATTAAAATCCAGCCTATCTTCATTCATACCAGAAGCGATATCTTTAAATACTTGGTCCACAATATATCCATTATATATCATATAATTTTTTATAAGATCAATTTGTCTATTTAGGTCTTCTTTTTGACTAGTATTTGAAACTCTACTATAGACAACATTTAATTTTTTATCTTCTTCAATATTTTGGTCTAAGTATAGGAATTTTCTTGATGATACTTTATTACATTTAATTTTTCCATCATCCACCCACCTTTTAAGTGTAGTATTTGATATTTTATACTTTGAACAATATTCTTTAGATTTTAACCATAACATAAATTATTAAAATTATTTTAGTTATATATATTATTTATATCATCTCCTGTTTATAACATCAAAAAACTTACAAATCTTTTAGGATATCCAAGCGACTTGGATTTAAGTGGGGGTTATTTTCCCTACGATAATGATATAGATGGATATCCGCGCGATGTTAAACTTAAATTTACTGTTGATGAAGATTTGAATGTTATAGTTGAAATCAAACCAGATTCTAAATTTTACTATATTAGAAAGGGAAATACACGATCCTATCACAAAATAGATAACATGTCAACTTTAGTGACTGATGAGAAAGAGACCGCATTAAAGAAACATTTTTTAGACAATTATGGATTAAAGTTCATCGGTGATGAAGTAAGAGGAAAACTCAAATTCTATAAATTCATAAATAATTAATTTTTTTCTTCATAAGTATTGTTTTATTGGAAATATTTACCTATCTTTGTCTAAACAAATTTAAAAACGATAAATTATGAGCAAATATCTTTCACAGTACGGTTTCAGAACTTGGAACAAAGAAGAACTTTTTAACCAAATTGATAAAATTAACATCTTCAGACTTGAAGATCAAGTTATCACTAAAATCGGAGATGTAGTAACCAATGTAACAAATGTTTCTAAAAGATACGAAGTATTTGATATTCGATCTTTTATGAAATCCAAAATCGAACAAATAGAAGCTAATTTTCCAATCAACTTCTATAAGTTCAGACTCAAAGCCGGTGTACAAGAACTTACACTAATCTCAGACGAAGTAGAAATCAATAAAACCCTCTTCTACAAATCATTCTATATCCTGAACTCTTCTGACAAATCCAGAAGACTCAATATGAATATGGGTTTGTATAGAGCAGATAACAACTCTTATGTAGTAGGTTCAATCAGAAATCTAACACTTTCAACAAAACACCTAACTGGAGTTACCAAGAAGGCAGAAGAAATATCTCAAACAATAGACATCGAAACTTTTGATGAGCAAATCGAAGCAATCAAATCCCTAGTAGGACAAAGAGTACTTCTTTCTAAGGTTAGAGAAATCATTGTGGATAAAGATTTACAAATTAACCATAGAAAATTTGATGCACTTAAAAACTCCCTGAGATACTCACCATCAGATAAGATGGATACCTTGACAAAAGACCAGTTGAATACACTTTGTACCACTTCAGAGACTCTGGTGATAGATCATAAAAATGATTTTTCAATAGATGCCTACAAAATATTTAATTGTTACATACAGGTTTTCTCAAGACAAGACTCTTATATAGTGAAGAAAGAAACCGAAAAGATACTAAAAATCACACAATGTTTCCTCAGAGATGAAAAAATTAGTTCTCTCCTAGATTTACTTCTTGATTAATTTTAAAAATATATTTACCTTAAAATAAAAATTATGTCTTATACAAGAAAAACAACTGATATTTTCATCTCTGATGAATTAACATCAATCTTAGAAAAAATCCAAAATGGATCTGTGGTGGCTAAACTTCTTCTAAAGAAACGTCACCCCTTAGAAGATTTAGTCGAGGATTATGTCAACTACATCTCTGTATCTAAAGATGATAGTACCAAACTTTCCTACATATCACAAGAGCGACAAAAACAAACTACCGATTTCTGGGACTCAAATAGACGCTTTATGATAAAGCCAGGTGCCTTTGTTAAAAAAGTATTCAAAAACATCTCAGAAAAAGATATTGAAATTTTTTCAAGTCTTTTCAGAAGTGAACAAACAGTCAACAACTTACAATTCAAAGTTGTCAGTGGAAGAAATATCTCACAATACTATAATGAAGAAAGTTATGCTTCTGTGAGATCTTCTTTAGGAGCTTCTTGTATGAGATATGATGAATGTCAAAATTGGTTCAATATCTATACAGACAACCCTGACCAAATCACCATGTTGATACTCGTAAACAAGACAGGGGACTTGGTCGGTAGAAGTTTACTTTGGCAAACTACACCGAAAGTTATGGATAGAATTTACACAGTAAATGATGATTTATTTGCACCACAGTTTAAAAAATGGGCACAAGAAAATGGATATCTCTATAAGACTGAACAAAAGTGGAATAATACATTTGCTTTCACCTCAAATGGTGTGAGTACAAATCATCATCTTTCAATAGAACTCGATAATGTAGATTTCAAACACTATCCTTATTTGGATACTTTCAAATTTTTATCACCTTCAAAAAAGACAATCTATAACTATATACCTACAGATGTAGATGATATAATAACTCTTACCACTGCTGATGGTAGAAGTAACAGTGTTGAATATTTGGCACTAGATATTAAAACCAATCTTTACTATCAAAGGTGTGATACTGTTTTTCTTGGTTATCTAAATGGTAGAGTATTCGGTGATAGTGTTTATTACTCTCAGACTAATGACTGTTATATACACGAATGGGACGCTGTCTATTGTCGTTTTTTAGATGACTATATTTTCATAGATAATAGTCTGAATAGTAGTTCTGGAAAAATTGAAAGATTAAAATGTATTACCGGTAAATCAGAGTTAGATATAGAAACTTTAAAAAAATACAATCTCGCTGACATACCCGAACTTTTCGTTTAGCAAAAAGACTCACTTTAAAGTGAGTCTTTTTTATTATCGAAGTATTGTTGAATAATCCGTATTCGTTTTCAGAAATAGTTAAACTCATAATAACTTCTTCCATATAATTTATATGGAAGAAGTGCTAAAAAAACTTAAGATATTTGACGATTCCAATTTCAAGTTCGACCCAATACAACATAAGTATTATTTAGACGGTGAGCATTTTATTTCAGTTACACAATTTATATCAAAATTTCATCAAAAATTTGATACTGAATTTTGGTCAAAGAAAAAGGCTGATGATGCCGGTGTATCACAAGACCAAATTTTACTTGAATGGAAACAACTGAATGATAGAGCCAATGAGATTGGTACCGCTACACATAATTGGATAGAAAATTACTATAATGGTATATATCAACAATTACCCACTGATTTAGATGTAATTGATAGAATTAATAAATTTAATATAGCTTATGCCAAGTGGTTATATAAATTAACGCCTATCAAATTCGAACAGCGTATTTTCTCAAGAAAATGGAAAATTGCTGGAATGATGGATGCAATATTTGGTTTTAACGATAGTGTTTTTATATTTGATTATAAAACAAATAAACAATTTACTCATGACGAACATGATAAAGGCAAATTTGAAAAATTACTATATCCATTCGAAGATTATTATAAAAATCATCTTAATGAGTATTCAATACAAGTTAGTTTATATAAATTAATTCTAAGAGAAGTTGGTATTGATATAAAAGCATCATACCTACTTTATATCGGCCCAAATGAGGAAGCTAAAATATACAAAACACATGATTTTTCTGATATTTTAGAAAAATACTTGATACAGGAACAAATAAATAATTTATATATAAAATAAAAATATTTGCATGATTTGGTCTAAAGATGAAATTGACATATTAATAGAAAATTTTCCAAAAAATGGATCCAAATATTGTAGTCAATTGTTGAATAAAAGTAAAAGTTCTATTCAACAAAAAGCTAATAAATTAGGATTATTTGTTGATAGAGATATTGTTAGGAAAAATATGTCCAAAAATACTATAAATATAGATGACTATAGAAATGTTTCTGATAAAAAAATAGCATATATTTTGGGATTGATATGGACTGATGGTACAGTCACTTTTGCTAATAATAAAAGTAAAACACCTGTTATTAAACATACTTGTGTTAAATATGATTCGGAAATTATAACAAAAATATTCAATGAATTAAATTGGAGACACTTTTATTCCGAAAATAAAAAATCTATTGGCAAAAATACAATGTCTGCACATTGGTTGTCTAGTAGAGAATTAGGCAACTTATTGATTGAGAATAACTTTAGAGATAAAAGCAAAGGAACTTTTATCTATGAATTATTTGAAGATGAAAAATTAATTTCGCACTTTATTAGAGGTATTTTTGATGGTGACGGTTCTTTCTGTATATCAGAAATAAAAAATACAAAATATAAACAGTTTAATATAGCTTTTTCTTCGACACACGATCAAGATTGGAGCTATTTAATTAACATACTCAATAAATTAAATGTTAAGTTTAAAGATAGAATATGTTTTGATAAATTGGGAAAATCTTCACAATTAAACATTTTTAATTCAAAATCAATCCATCACTTTTGTGATTTTATCTATAATGATAGTGAGCATCTAAGATTAGAAAGAAAGTATATAAAATACCAACAATTTTTAGAATATAAAAGTAAATATAATAGTATTTGAAAAAAGAACAATAATAAGATGAAAATGTTTCATCTAAATTTCCTACTGCTTTCATACTACCATCTATATTCAGGAATCTTAAAATACCCCTATAACGATATGTAAAATAACATCATCATATGTCCATTTCCGTTTTGTAGGATCAAATTTAAAGAGTGGGTCTTTAAAACATTCTAATTTTGATATAATTTCATCTTTCATCCAAATTATATCTTATAACTTTGTTATTGTTTAGGTGAAACTATAAGTGAATCCTTTTAAGAAGTCTATGGCTTGAGAATACTTATCAACAAGTGTTAAATTACTACTCGTTACCCCAAGTTTTGAGTAATCTGGTAGGTTCACCGATGTCCAGAAACTAGAGAATGTCGGAGTTATTCTATTAGTAGAGCTGTAGGTGTAACTTTGAACACATTGATAAATTTCTTCCCAATAGACTATGTGTTCGTCCATATCATAAAAATTTATTAACTTTGTGTTATCTTCAAACACAGGAATAACTTCAAGTGCAGACCCTTTTATACCGACTTCTGCTACTACTTCAATTGTCATTTCAAATAATTTTCTATTATATCTGAAAACTCCGTTTTCAATTTGCTCTTCTCTCAAGTCACCCAAATAATGATTAGTTTGGCTGTCGAACAATCTAAATCCGATTAAATAGACAGATTTTGTATCTAAAAGTTTCTGTATGGACTCAGCTGAATTAAAATTAGTGAACTTTCTTATGTCTTTAAATGAAAATTCTTTGAAATCATTTACTGAAAGAAATGACCTCATAGAAATTTCATATTTTGTTAGCATTATGTCTTCTAAAATTGAATATTTACCACTTGCAATAAGTTCATCAATATAATTATAGTACTCAAATACTTGATCACTACCTTTTTGAGCTAGCTTATTAATTTTGATGTATATTTTATTGAATTCTCTCCTTCTTGGCGTCATAATTACTCACCCCCTCCACCTGACATTTGTTTGATTATTTCCTCAGCTTTATCTTTATTCTTTTCATCTTGTAGGAATTCAGCAAACTTGGTGACCTTATCTAATTTATCAGGATCACTTTTGATTTTACCCAGTGCGTCCTGAGTCTTCTTTACATTCTCACCAGCGTCAGCTTCCGAGAAAGTATATTCTTCGACTTCTTTATCATTTACAACTATTCTTTCAAGAGCGCCTGTTTCATATTCTGTTCTTCCCTTAATACTTAGAGGACCACCACCCTTTTTTAATTCTGTTAATTTAATTTTTTGCCCCTTTTTTGCAGTACCGGATATCTTAGCTGTAATATCTTTTCCCTCTTCAACTACTAAAACTTTACTACCAGATTTTGTTACCGTATAAATACCCTTTTCACCTTCAACACCCACTAACTCTATTTCTATATCACCCCAGTCTAAGATAATTTTACCTTCTTCTTTGACACCAGCTTTTTCCTTAAGTGTTTTGTAAAGTTCTTCCATTTCCTCTGGTGTGACATCAACTGATATTCTTTTTTTCAGATCGGCTTGAAAACTATCAAGAAATTTGATAGCAATAGCCTTTTTAGATTTCAAATCCTTACCTTTGTTAAGTTCGTTGATATAAACTTGCTTCGAGAATTTATACTTAACATCTTTTTTCGTTAAACCCTTTAGTGGGTCTATTAAGCCAACAATACCGACAAAATCTATTTGTTTGTTACCTAATATTATCGCCTTCGAAAGTTCAATTACAGCTTTTGATTTGCCCTTACCCAGTGCAGTTTCTATATCTTTGCCGATGTTATTTGCCAAATCTATGAGACTTGTACAAAAATTATCCATAATACCAATTACGGCAGTTTCATCTTGAATGTTATTTAATTCCTTTTGAGATCCATCTATAGCCTGATTGAAATTAGTCATAATTACATTGACTAAAGAATTTGGCTCACTCTCTTTGAACATATCTTTGAAGTCTTTAGCCAAATCTTTGAAAGGGGCTGCGAAAAAATTAGCGAGTTTACCTAACGCTCCCTTAATTGCTCTCATTATGAACTCTTCTTTTATTAATTCGCTTTCCCTGAATCTACTGAACTTCTCAATTTCCATAGGATAAATTTTTTTTTGTATATAGTCTATATATAAAAAATTCATTTGTATTTTATTATTCAATATTTACTTAAAACTTTATTTGCCTATTTTTATAAAATAAAAAAAATATAAGTACATGAATCTACAAGAATATAATAATTTATCACAAAAGACTTTATCCAATCAGTTTCATTCGGATGGACAAATAGAAAAAATTTTACATGCCGCACTTGGACTAGCAACTGAAATCGATGAATTGCTGGAAAATTACGAAAGTCAAATAGACCACACAAACCTCATAGAGGAAATTGGTGATATTTGTTGGTACCTCTCTATATTCTATAGAGAATATCCTGGTTCAGAAAAAATGATAAAATTAGATTCTGAGACAAAATCACCAGAAAAAATAGTTATGGATATGTTAAAATCTATACTTAAAATTCAAGATATAATTAAAAAGAAACTTTTCTATAACAAACCAATACAAGAAAATTCATTAATTGAATTAATCATTTCAATTAATTCAGATTTAATTCTCTTTTTAGAAAAATATAATCTAAACATAGAGGATGTTTGGTATAAAAATATAGCAAAACTAAAGGCTCGATACGGAGATAAATTCAGTTCGGAAAAGGCGATTAATAGAGACTTAGAAATAGAGAAAAAAATATTGGAAAATGAATAATATAAATTTAGCACTAAAAAATATTGAATCTAGAAACAATAATCTTTCACAAGATTTAAAAGATTTGAAATCAGAACTTCAAGTTTGTTTCGAAAAAAATCTATTACAAGCCGGTGTTATAAACCCCGGATACTTTTCATATTTTTTACCGATATTGGAAAGTTATAGAACCCTCGGTATAATCACAAAGTACCATCTTTCAGAAGAACAATATACAAATGGATATTCTGGTAATATAGTAAAAATACCCGTAGTCGATGTTTTTACTACTATTGATAACTTTACTACAACAAGAATTTTTATTACTTCAGAATTAATTATTAACTCACAAAATAGATAACTATGAAAATATTCGCAGGGACAAATTATCTACACTTAGCACTTGACATTTCCAAAAACTTTGAAGATTTCACTATTGGAAATTTACAAATAGATAAATTCTCAGATGGAGAAATCCTACCCTGTTTCAAAGAGTCAATACGAGATATTGATGTATTTTTTATCAATAGCAGTGATTCATCTGACTCCATAATGGAAACACTACTAGTTGTAGATGCTGCCAAAAGAGCAGGTTGTAAATCCTTTACCCTAGTTTCACCCTACTCCGGATATTCTAGACAAGACAAAACAGACCACCTTAGATCATCCATAGGTTCGAAACTCTTAGCCGATATTTTTGAAAAAGCCGGAGTCAATAGATTAATCACAATAGATCTACACTCCTCCTCTATTCAAGGTTTTTACAATTTTCCAGTAATACATTTAAACGGAAATGTAGTATCAATTGATTATATAAAATCACTCGATTTAGTAAATCTTTGTATAGTGGCACCAGACCAAGGTGCTGTAAAAAGAGCTTCAGACTTCTGTAAGGCATTCCCAGAAGCAACATTTGCACTTATTAATAAAAGAAGAATCAAACCAAATGAAATTCATTCAATGGAATTAGTTGGTGAAGTAAAAGGTAAGAATGTGATAATAGTTGATGATATGGCTGATACCTTAGGAACTATGTCAAAAGCCTGCGAACTACTACTAGAAAAGGGCGCACTATCCGTAAGATGTGTTGCTACCCATGGTATATTAAGTGGTAAAGCTTTAGAAAACCTACACAACTCAAAAATAGAAGAGGTAATCGTCATTGACACATTACATTCAGTTTATGATAAATCTAAGTTAAATAACCGAATTAAAATAATTAGTTGTGCAAAGTTAATAGCAAAATCAATATCAGCTCTAGTAGAAAAGAAGTCAATTCATGAGATTAATAGGGTTTATCAAATCGATAGTTTAAATCAATCTAAAATTTAGATTGATTCCTCAATCAAATTTACCAAATTCACCCCTTTTGAATCTAACTCTATTTCTTTTTGAATATAGATTCTCAATCTTTTAGACATGTCATATCCGTTTTTATCACAGATTTGTTTCCATTCTTTCAATAATTGTTCTTCTATTTTGAATTCTACTTTTTTATTTTTATTTATCATTTTCTGAAATTATTTTTTCTATTTCAATATAATTTTTATCAATAATAAATAAAAAGTTATATCCAGCACTTATTGTATATTCTTTTTTTATTATATTTTCCTCGTAATCATCATTGAAAGTATATTCCGACTTAACCTCACATACTAAATTATATTTGGATAAAAAAAAGTCGGAATGATAAACTCTATTCTTATTACCCATTAAATATCTGATGCTTGGACCTTTAGTAAATTCAATCTTATTTCTAATACAATATTGGATAAAATCTAATTCATATGATCCTTGATATTTTATATCAGTATCTCCATACTTATGTGTTTTATAAGCTGATGATTGAGCCTTCTCAAATATTTCAGGACACTTTGTTGGATGATCGAACCCATACTTATCTATTAGGGTCTTTTTAATTTTAGATTTTACTAACTCTGATTGAAAAGTATGTTCGACTCCGAATTTTTCAAGATTTGTTTTTTTATTTTTATCAAATGAGCAAGGGTGACAACAATAATAATTCTGCCTATTTATTTGCTTATTGTAGTTGTTATAAATAATATAATTTGTCGAGTCACAGGTATCACACTTAACGTTAATTCTAACCCTGGAATTTTTCGGTAAATGTTCAACTTTTACTATCACTTTTTCATACAGTTTTCCAATATAACCAAGTGAATGGTATAATTTTATATTTTTTTGATGAAACGATGTTTCTACTGTTTCAGATAATATCATTATATTTAACTATTTTTAATTATATATTAAAAATAGTTTGTCCTCAACAAAAATCTTATATTTTTATATAAAATAAAAACAAAGAATAAATATGAACAAACTTGCTTTAAACTTTATATGTAAAAATGAGTCACATGTAGTCGAGAGAATGCTCAATAGCAATAAAAATGTAGTAGATCTTATAGTTTGTAATGATACTGGATCATCAGATGGTACGCAAGATATTATTAAGAAATGGGGTAAAGATAACGGAATACCTACATATGTTTTTGAAAGACCATTCGACAATTTTGAAAATTCAAGAAATCATGCGATGGAGAAATTACGTGAAGTAGTCAACGAATTAGGTTGGAATCCTAATGATGTTCATGGATATTGGATAGATTGTGATGAGCAATTAGTAATCGAAGATGGATTCGATAAGAAGCAATTTACAAATGACTTATATATGATAAATACCTATATAGGTTCTATGAAATATACAAGAAACACTTTCTTTAAAGTATCAAAACCCTTTAGATGGTTTGGTCCAGTTCACGAGTTCATAATCTGTGAAACCAACAATATCACTTCTGGATTAGCAGAAAGATTGCACGTAGATGTCAAAATGGACGGTGGATCCTGGAAAGGCAACATTCCAGATAAGTACAAGAAACACGCAGCAATCCTCGAAGATTATATCGACAACAAAGATAGAAACTCACGTTGGGTATTCTATACGGCTCAATCCTATCACGATTCGGCTTCTATTCCTGATAACAGAGCTGAGAATGAAGAGAGATTAAGAAGAGCTCTTAAATACTACAAGGAAAGAATTGGTAGATCTGATGGGTATGAAGAAGAAAGATTCTATTCACAGTTCCGTGTTGGTACAATTAAAAAGGCATTGGAATTCCCTTGGCCGGAAGTTCATCAAGAATTATTGAAAGCTTATTCAATGGATCCACTTAGAGCAGAACCTATCAAGGCAATTATTGATTACTACTTAACGGTAGGTGATTGGCATATGGCTTTTCTTTATACTAAATTCGCAAAAGAAAACTTCCACGGTAAAAATCCTTACCCAACAAGATTGTTGTTTGTTGATGAGTCGCTTTATGTTTGGAGGTTCTTAGAGGTACATGCTGCATCCTGTTTCTATACCGGAAAAAAAGACGAAGGGAAACTTGCCTACAAAGAACTCCTGGATGCAATCAAAAAGTATCCTCAATATTTCACACAAGAAGATATTAACAAAATTAATTCTAACGCACAATTCTTTCAATAAAGATGACTAAATCTAAATTAATTACAATTATTGGTGCACCCGCAAGTGGAAAATCTACCTTAGCTTCTGATGTTCATACTGAACTTAAGAAGCTTGGTAGAAATTCTATTTATATAACTGAAGTTTTTTTGATATCTTTCTAAACTCTTTTATCTTCAATTTCACCATTTTTAGCTGATTTATGCTCTTTTGATTAATTTTTAGAATCTCATAAAGAAGAAATTATAAAGGTTTGAAGTGGTTAATTCATCATAAAAATCACTTTTAACTTTTCATGACAATTTATTGATAATTAGTGTTACAGAAACCTATAACCAACTGAATTTGATGGTGCCTTTTGTGATTATTACATTTCTCATAATTAGAAAACGATGTAATTAAGTTTCGAATGAAAAATATACAAGAAGGGCGGGACTTTTACCACATAACTTGATTTGAAAAACTAAATTTTGATTAACCAAAAATCTGTCTTTGGAACACGAAACCCCGCCTTTTGGGTAGGTGCTGTTATGTGAGGTTATTTGTTGGAAACTCCTTGTTCTGATACAATTTCAGAAGCAAATTTTACCAATTCGTACCGCACAATTATTCCATTTTCCATTAATACAGGGAAACTTTCTGGACAAGAAGAGTTTTGAATAGAATTATAATTAATTGAACTAGAACTTTGTTGTTCATAGTTAATTAAATCTGTGGTGTTTATTAATTGTCCCATATAATTTTCAAATTTAGTTATTTTCTTCATGTTTCATACCAATCAAAATCACCATGAACCATATGATGAAAATTAATTCGACAATATGAAAAATATAAATTTTAATTTTTTATAATTTCTCTCATTCTGTCATCTATATTATCTTGATATGTTATTATATATAATTTAATCTGATTGATATTACAATATTCTTCTTTCAATTTGTCTCTATGTTGATTAATTATAAAATTGTCATGATTCTTATGAAATAGAGTCTTAAATTTATAATGTTGTTCACCATTATATTCTATTAGATATTTAATTTCACCATTATTATCAAATACAGCGAAGTCAAATTTTAATAAACTTTTATGTTTTAAATCACTGAAAGTATGTTGTGATTTATATTTTATCTTATTATTTTTTAAAATCTCCAATATTTTCAACTCACCTTTTGAGTTTCTGCAAATCGGACAACCTCTTCCAGTTAAATGATATCTTACAGTCTGAGTGAAAATGCCATGTTTTGAACAATCTATATTTAATTTACTATCATAATTTTTATAATTTTTATCAGGATAACTATATAAATTGTTATGTTTTTTATTTGCTAAATCAATAAATTCATCAATTGTTAATCTTCTATTACCACTACATTTTGAGCAACCAATACCCTTCAAGTGTGCACCAGGTGCTTGTTTAAATAAACCGTGTTCGGGACACTCTATATTTAATGTAGTAACATTATTTATATAATTACGATCAGGATAGTTATATTTACTGTTGTGTTTTTCTTTCGCTTTTAATATAAAATCATCAATAGAGATCTTTTGATTCCTGGAACAATGATGGCAGCCTTTCCCCTGTAAGTGATTATATGGAATTTGAGTAAATATACCATGTATAGAACATATTATTTCTATTTTATCACGACTATTTTTATAATCAGAGAGTATATAATCATATATATTATTATGAATTATATTAGCTCTTCTTATAAATTCATCCTTATCATATTTTTTTGAAAATCCACACATTTCTTTATATATAAAAAAACATTTTTTACCAAATCCCATATAATTTATATGAAAGGCAAATTAATACAAATATTAGGTGCACCCGCATCAGGAAAATCAACACTGGCTTCTGAAGTGCATACCGAATTGAAGAAAATTGGTGAAAATTCTATATTTGTAGGAGAAGTTTGTACGGATTTCATTGCCGAATACGGAATACCTAATTCACCGATAGACCAAATAGTTATTTTCTATAAACAATTAAATAAAGAAAAGATGTTTTTAGAATCTAAAGAATTTGTTGTATGTGATTCTAGTTCTATTTTAAATTATTTTTACTTTAGAAAATTATTTCCATCTAAATTATCAAATAAGAATATTGCAACAATAAATCACCTACAAAAAGAAATATTGAAACATATCAATGATATAGATAAGATATTTTATGTTCCACCAATGAAAAAAATTGAAACAAATGATGGAATAAGATATCACAATAGTGATGATATAGATGAATTAGATAGATGGATTAAATCTTATTTGGAATTAGAAAATATAGAGCATATAGATCTGAGTGATGTTGACATGGTAGATAGAGTTAAATTTATATTGAACAATCTTAATGGTGAATAATTTAGTTTAAATGAATACATTTCAGTATTTCCAAATTAGATAGGTTAATAAAATCATATTTAGATTTGGAGAATATCAATTACGACGATTTGACTCAAATAGATTTAAAAGGCAGAACAAATCATATAATAAAAAAAATACTCCAATAATCGGAGTATTTTCTTTTTAAGAAGAAACACACTCTTTTGGGAGTGTGTCGGTCTTTGAGGACTACTCAAAGAGGGGTTCTATTTACTTAGTAGTTTAATTAAATCTTCTGTAATCTTAGCAATCATTTTTCTACCTTCGATCTCTATTAGTGGAATATTCTTAACCCAAGAGTATTTATCATTACCATCTATATCAATTGCTTCAATCAGTTTTTGAACCTTTGGATTGCCACTGAATTTTGATTTGTAATACTCTTTCAAGTCAACTACGAACTTAGCTAAATCCACACCTTTCTTATAGTTATACTTAACCATTTGAAGTTCATTATCTTGTTTCTCCACCATAATATACCAGATAGAAGATTTAGAAATTTTCACATTTTCTAAAAAGTTGTAACCTTTAGATGCTTTGGTTCCCTTTGGTAATTTTGCGACTTTCCCATAGAATTCTACTTTACCTTCTTTTAATTCTTGTTCTGGTTCTACTTTCTGACCTGATGGCATCATATGCTTAGTGGACATAGGTGATTCAAACCTACCCGACTTTTTAGGTACATTTGGATTAGCTGGTAAATCACCATCATCAAATGGTAGTTGTGTAAAATCTGAGTTGTCTGTCATTTTATTCTTATCTGATTTAGATATCTCTGAAAATTTTTTGAATGAAGATATTATTTGTTCTTTTTCGTTTTTGTTGCTCATATTAAAATTTATGTTTATATTATTATATATTAATATTTTTTGTTGGCTTTTTAATTTTTTAATAAAAAATCCATTTTTGTGTACCACAATCGAATATTCTATATATTTTTTTACTTGCCATTATTTCTAATTCTGTCATTTCGGGATTAGCTCCTTCTCTAACTAGCTTATCTTTTCTGAAATTGAATCTGTGACTTCTAATTCCATCTATTATATAGAAGTAATTTGGTTCTGAGTTATGTTCTAAATTAAATCCAAGTTTATAATACATATTCCCATTAGATCTAGAATAATCACTATAACTAATAACTTTATTAGGAATATATTTATCTAAAAAATACTTAAATAACTTAGAAGCACCACCAACAACTGTTGTATTTAATTTATTACAAAATCTAAGTAATTCATATGTTCCTTCTTCACTCTTTTGTCCAAGAGATATTCTTAACTGACCAAATGTCATTAAACTAACTAATTCATCTTCATAAAAAAGTCCAATTTTTATTTTCGATCCAACAAATCCTTGAATGTGATTAGTTTCTAAAAATTCTCTAATTAATTTATTATCAGATATTTCCTTAATTCTACAATTTCTGGCAAATATTTTATTAGATGTTTTTTTCAATTTATTTAGTATAATTGATTTAACTATATCCTTTTTGAACATCCAATCATCTTCCCATATATGAATTAATTCAATATTTTTCTCTTTACATATATTTGTCTTATTAAGGTGATATCTTTTCTCTTTATACAGCTCAGAGTGCCAATATAATCCATTGAATTCAAATGCTATTTTTATATCAGGTAAATAAATATCTAACTCAATATTATCCACAATATTTCTTTTATTTTGTAAAATTTCATTATTATAGTTATCTTTTATGAACTCATAGACTTGTAATTCGGATCCGGATTTGCCAACATTGTTACATATAGTGCATATTGTTGTGTTGTACTTTTTCCGCATATGATACATATGCCCAGTAATTTTAAAATTATTTTTACAGGACTCACATTTAACTATATAGAGCCCTTCCTCATAGTCTATTTCTATTATGTCCGGATTTTTATTTATGAAAATATTTTTTTTTGTGATTTTTGAGGATGATATAATTTTATCTCTTATAGATGGAATTTGCATACTATAAGCGGAACCATATTTTTCAATCATTTTTTCTAATGATTTATTTCTTAAAAATTCGTTATGAAGTGAATGTGTAGATCCATACAAATGAAACATACTTTGTTCCATTTTATCTCTTATTTCTTTTTTTTGAATTGGATAATTAACCCCGTATCTATCAACATTCGTATTAACTATTTTTTTCTTAAAGTCATCTAATTTATTAAAATGTCCACCATATTTAGACTCACACGTTTCTTTAAACTTTTTCTTAAAATCATCAGTTTTAGAATAGTGATCTACTCCCCATTTTTTATTACTTTTATATGGAATTGAACACTTTATACACCTATATTTACCATCATCGGATTTTTGAACTTGTTTATTATACGCGTTATAAAAACATTCCTTTTCTATAAAACAAGAATCACAAGAAACTAAAACCCTCAAATTTGAGGATTTTTTTAAGTGTTCGATTGGTATCTTAATAACATCACCAACTGATACATCATAGTTAAGAGTTCTATAATAATTCAATGTAGGACATTGAACTTTAATTTCTAATTCCTTTGTTATAATCATATATACTTATATTTTATAAGTATATATTAGTTTTTATGTTTGTAGTAATATTTGTCAACTGTATAATTTTTAAAATTTTTTATTATGTTGACATTATCGAAAAACATAGAGACTGGTCTTTGCAATAAATTCAAAAAACGAAACATTAAATCATTATAAAAAAGATATGGTGAAACTGTTTTATTGAGTATGTTTTTCTCATAATCGACAAAGTCTTTTTCGTCATCGTGTCTATGCTTCATGAAGTGTAATTCAGGGAGGTCTTTTTCTTCGAAATACATATATTATATCTTTTGTTTTTTTGATACATCTACTGTACCTTTTTTGATTATATTTACAGATTTCAATCCTTTGTCTTCTATGCTATCAGAGTAATAAACATTAGATCTATCGTACCAACCACCCCTAATAACAGGTATTTCTTGAGCTGTAAAGACAATATCACCTAAAATTGGATCCAAGCCTGGAGTAATTTTTGGATTATAGTTTGGATTTGGCTTGTCTAGTTTGAGAGCTTCCCTTGTAGCAAATTGATTTCTTTTATTCTCATCTAATGTGATTTGAGCTTTGTGATAATCTTCGTTCTTTTTACTAAGGAAACTAATGTCGACGGAATAAATATCAGATATTGAAGAAATTTCTGAAATAATATCACTTTTCGGAACTCTATCCATTCTGTTAAAATTAAGAAAATATTCTGAAATTTTATTGTAAATTTGCGAGTTTACAGAATTATCTTGAGCATCTGAATAGGTGATGATAAAAATATTTATTATGTAGAATGATAAATTCGGTGAAACAATTTCTACCTTGGATGTCAATAAGATATTCCCACCTGTTCTTAGATACTTTAAAATTTTTGATTTCTCATAATTATCCAACTCGAATGCTCTTACATCAATTGAAAAGTAATCAGCATTTTCGCTTTTGAATAACTTAATATTTGGGGTGGCTGCAACGAATACTGTGCCGTTTTCTGAATAGGCATTTACATGAGAAAATACACCTAATTTCTTGATTTGGTAAGCAAACTGTTGAGGTAAACCAATAACAAAATTATTACTAGCAATAGGTAAAATATTTTTTGTGAAAGCGGTTGATTCGCTATCGGCACCAAAATTTATATCATTAAAAAAAGATATATCAAATAAATCAGCCATATCAATCGAGTTACCAAAACCATCGAGGGCATCTTCTACGAAATTCCAATCATTTATTGTTCTTCTGAAAATAGAACCTGATGAGCCATCACTCACTAGATAATTAACTTCTATTGAAGACCCAACAGTAGGTTTTGCGCCGAACCCACCATTACCAAAAATTAAATCTATACCTTTATTGAAACTTGATTTAATAACACAAGCTTTCTCATCCGGTAGGAGTTCGTAAATATGTTTTTTCACAGACCAATACTCACCGTTGACGAGTACTTCATAGTTGAAGTTTTCTATTTCTCTATTATTTCCCCTGACTGTAATTTGATAAGTTTGGTTTTCGTTTCCGGATCCAGTGAAATTTCTTCTTTGCCATTCACCTTGTATTATGTCAATTGTAAAACTTGTCATATTTGTTAAATTGTAGGTTATTCTTTCAGAACCTAAATTTATCGAATAGAAAAGCCCATTCGTTTTATTTTTAAGTAATTGTCTATTTGAAAGTGTGATTCTTCCACCTGGGATATCAGTTCTTATATCAGTAGAGGTTTTTATATTGACTTTGAGAGTACCGGTGGCACTTATACTCCTTGTTGGGTTATGACCAGCGAAAATTGCCGCATTTCTAATAACTCTGGTGTTGTTTGAATTTGAAGATGATAAGTCGAATTGGTTTATTGAATTTTTCAAATACAACATAGAAAGTTGAAATAAATTTTCTAAAACCAGCAGTATTTGTCCATAGGGTGAGCTTGTGTCGAAATTGACACCAGTTTTAGAAAATTCTTGCCTTAAATATAATTCTATTTGAGCTTTTAAAGTACCAAAACTTATTTCCGTTAAGTTCATATTGAAATTTATTTTATTATATGATATATATAAAAAAACAAACTTCTTTAAATAAAAATTAGAACATCAAATCATAAATTGACTCAGCGTCAAATTCAGGATCAGTTATTTTTAAATCATAATAATTATAATCTTTAAAATCTACTAAATCTGATTTTATTCTTCTTTCTATTGAGTCATTGATATCGTTTCTTCTTAGTAGTCGTTTTGTTCTTATATCAATCGGTATATCAAGATAAACAACAAAGCACTTTGATAAATCAGCATCTGAAAGTTGCGAAATTTCAAAAGGTGTCATAATAAATAATTGATTTTTTTCGAAATTATCAACTGTAACACCATAATTCCAAATTTTATCAAATATTTCAAAAGTCTGATAAAATTTTATTTTGTCTTCACATTTTAAACTCGAAAATTCTTCCACTTCAATAAAATCATAATCCACACCGTCTGTTTCATTTTGTCTTTTTGGTCTTGTTGTAAACTTTGGTGAATACCTTAAACCCTTTTTAATTAAACCTCTCCTCAAGAAATCTTTACCACTACCAGATTGACCGACAATAATTAACTTTTCTGTTTTTTCTGTCATATAAAAAACTTTTTTTATTTATATAAGGAAACTTACAATTAAGTTTTAATTATCATATGATATATGTTCGAATATTTCAAACCAAGTAATGACATCAAACTTTAGAATTATTCCTTGACTTTGGTTACTTTGTTCAGTTCATCTTTGGAAAATGAATCGAAGCTCATAAGTCTTTTTGGTTTATCAGAACCTTGACCAGCAGTAAAGTCTTGACGTGAAACAAGAGATTTTAAGTTACTCAACATTTTATTTTTTCGCCTTTTACTGTTACCTTTTCTATTATCAACTGGAATTTTTTGGAAAGCTTTATTCGGACCAGCATTGTATGGAACACTTACATCACCACTCCCGATTTTACCACCACCAGATGTATAGGCTGGGTCTGATGTAACACCTGCATTATTTGATGGTTGGGCAGCAGTTACAGCACCCATTCCACCGAAGGCAGCATTACCATAAGCGACACCACCCCCACCGATTCCTATAGAGGCAGCACCTGAAGAACCTGCTGGTCCACCAGTAGCACTTGTGTCTTCAAATAATGAAAGGTAATATTCAGATTCACCACAGTCGATTAGAAAGTTTAGTTCTGAGGAGTCTTCATTGTTCATAACCATCTGAGTTCTTAGATGATAAAGTTCGTCTAAATTTAAATTTGAGTATTTCATAAATTTATATATTAAAAATTCAATATCAAAAATGTCATTTAGGAATATATATTGCATGATAAGAAATTTAGAAAACACCAAACTTATAAGGGAATTGAATTATTTGAAATCAGAATATGAATATAAATCAAATTTAATTCAATCCTACAATATTGATTTTTATAATTGGATCGAAAAGATTCTCACCCTGAATACAGAGCTGAGAGAAATATACGATAATAAAAAAAGTATTAAATTATCACATAATATACCACCAAACAAAAGTGATAAATCAATGGAAGAAGAACAACTTACAAATCAGGACTCAAAGCTTAAAGACTTTTATAGAAAAATTGTAAAAGTAACACATCCGGATAAAATAAATAGTGATAACCTAAACACACTCTATAATGAAGCCAATATGGCTTTTAAAGAAGGTAATAAAATCGATATACTTTTACTCTGTGATAGATTGGGTTTGTCTTACGAAGTGTCGGATGAAGAAAGAGAGATACTTGGGACTGAAATTAGAGACATTAGAAATAAAATTCTTTACTTGGAATCTTCATATGTTTACCAGTGGAAACTAACTGAAGATGAGAGTCTAAAAAATAAGGTTGCGCTCAACTACATAAAAAATTTAATTATTTAATGTCGAAGGTAAATTTATTATCATTAATAAATTTTTCAAATTCTTCTTTCCTAAAATATTTTTTGAAAGTGTCATTTGCCCTATCTAAGTTCTGTAATTCCCATTCATTTTTGTTTGATGATTGATAAATATAACTTTCATCATCGTGTATAATTTCAATTACCTTAGAGGATAATTTGTCATAAAAACTTTTTATATTCCCAGTAATTTTATAAAGTTTAGTATCTTCCCATTTACCTAGTGTATCATTCCAAGATTGAAATAAGATATAATCTGGATTTTCTAACTCATTAGCTTCAATTCTATAAATCATTAAGAAGCGACAAGGTTTATTAACAAAAGTTTCTAAATCATCAGTGGACTGTAAAAATGATTTTTTCAACCCTATGCTTGATAAAGAATTTATAAATTCAATATTGTCGGATAATATATCTAAATTTACTTTATTTTTGTATTCGTCTTTTGGTAAATTGAAAGATTGAAATAAATCTGATTCTTCTGCGCCAATTGATTTTAAAATATTTTCATAGAATAGATTCAAAGATTCATTTAAATCTAAATTTGAAATAGATGTTTCTGGATATTCTACTGTTATTAAGTAAGATTCAAAAAAACTACTAAAATTTTTTAAGTGCTTCATTTTATATTTTCAATTAAAATATTTTAATATATATATTAAAATTAAACAACAGCAATATAATGAAACTTTTCAAAAGCTTTCAACTATTCAGAGAGTCCTCATTTGTAAATAAAGTACAAGCACAAAATGAAATACAAAAACCTAAAAGTATTTACAAACCTACAAATTTAGTATCAGAAATTTGTGTGTCTATGATTTTATTGAACAACGAATTCTTAGATAATATTTTAGACAGGGGATTAAAAGCAAGATACTCCGAGAACTCACAAGTTTTTCTTACTGATTTGAAAAATTTATTGATGGCTAAAAATAGACTTTGTTTAGGTAAACTTGAAAATGATAAATTTGTAGAGGACGTAGAAATCTCAAAAATAAATGGTATATTCGAAGAGGTTGAGTTTTCTATAGACGAAGATTGGAGTATTTTGAACAGTGCTAGAATCACAGCCAGAAACATTGTAGACAAACTCCTAATGACCGAAAAATTAGAATCTGATTTAATTAGAAAGATATATTGGATTGGACCGAATAAAAGTAAAGAGGTTGGCGAAGATATAGTAATCGAAACTGAAGATGGTAAACAATTCGGATTCTATCTAAATAAAAATTTAAGCACCACTAAGACTTCTTCATTTCTTACACTAGCTGATGATTTAATCGGAAGCGAGGTAGAACGTTTGTACGGAGAAGAAATGTTAAAGAAATGGAATAAGCTAGTTCAGAACTGGGTAAGAATTATTTATGATAATTCAAACGAAATGATACAAGCTCAGTTTGAAAAATTTATTCAACCGAGTAGATTGGGTGATATCACTTGGTTTGATTACTTTGAAATAAAACATCAAGATCCTAAGTTCAAAAACTTGGGTGAGTATTTCAAAGATTTTGATAAAAATATTGTTTACTTCTCTGACTTTTTGGATGAAGTTTGGGATAATAAAGAAAGATATTTCGCATCAGTCGATAAGGCGGTGAAGGAATGGAACGAAAAGAAGAATTTTCTTTTAAATTCTAAAATTTTGGAACACATCTTGACACAATCAATTCTAAAGACAAATAAATCTGATGTTAAAAAATTGAAAGATGGTATGAAATCTGTTTCTGGTAACATCAAGATGAAATTAATTAAAAACATCGTTGAAAAAATGGGTTGTGTTGAGAGGGATATTTATTATTTAGGCAACAAAGGAAATTCGTTTAATCTACTACCATCAAGGGAATTTTTTAGAGAATTTTACGATTCTATTATTGTTAAATTTGATTATCATGTTAGATTAATAGATTCTGATGAATTAGAAGATAATAACTTTAAATTCAAAGTTCTTGTTGAGTTAGATGAGAATCCTCTTATTGATTGTATAATAACGGTAAAGTTTACTGGTTCTGAGCTGAGCAGCAAATTATCCGCTTCTTATAAATTTGAACCAGCTGACAATTTTAATTATTTAGTAACTGAAAAAATGAAAGAATCTGAAAGATGAAACATTTAAGACTTTTTGAAAATTTTGGGGAAGAACTTACATTAGATTATCTAAAGGCTAAATTTCCAATCGAGCTTGATACCAAATATTTAGATTTATTTGGCAGAAAAAGGTATTATATAAATATCGACGGCGATGTCTATTATTATTCTTTCGATGAAAAAGGGAATCCTAGCTATGGTTATAACAGAATAAAGCAAGTGTTACTTAATATTTTACAATCAGATAATTTAATTACAGATATTGTTTCTGATACACAATTGATAAAACAATATTTGAAATCTATATGAAAAAACAATTTATATGGATTCATGGATTGCCTGGATCGGGTAAAAGTTTTTTAGCCAATAAGATAAAATCTGAAAATACGGATTTCGCACTTTTAGATGACATTGCTAATATTAGCCAAATTCAAAATCTAATGGAAGATGGTGAAAATATAATACTTACTTCACCATACTTTGAAAGTTATTTATTTATAGGTAATAATTTTTTAAAATTAAATCAGATTTTAGAAGGTAACAATGATTATGAATTAACTGAGTATTGGTTCGAAAATAATCCAAAAGCTTGTATTGACAATCTTAAAAATAGACAAGAACATCATATCAAATCAGATAGTATCATTGGTGAAATATATACATTTTCAAAAAACTATAATATACCAAAAAATGTTGAGGTAATCCCTGTATATCAAAAAATGAAACATCTAAAATACTTTGAAAATTTTGGTACTAACTATGATTATGATATGATTTTGAGAATCTTGAAGAAGACAAACGGTTGGGGTAATGGATGTTCACAATACTTTGATGATTTCGAAAATGATTCAAATTATTTTAACAATCCTGAAGATAGTAGTCTATACGCAAATCAATTTCATGTTTACTTAACAGATTTACAAAATGGAAGATTGAGAGGTCAGTTTCATAAAGTACCATCGGGTCTGAGAACAGGTATCTGGAAAATGTCTATACCAGTTTATAAACCAGCTACAATACAAAAATATTTATAATTATGAAATACTTATTCACCTTCGAAAATTTTGATTCTCTAAATGAAGAAAGGGGAAGTGCTCAAGCAGTTAAAACAGTAGTGAGGGATATTATTTATTTTGTTAAGGATAATGCGTATGGTAGATTCTCACTTCCTTATCACGCATTGACCGATGCTGAAGCCAAAAAGGCGGCAGATCCTAATAGAAAACCAAAAATGAAAGGTGGTAAATTTCATTATATACCCCCTCGCCCTATTAAAACAAGACTTCAAATGGTGGGTTCAAGCTTTGTTAGGGAAGTTCCGAAAGACGTAGAAGATGAGAGCGAGTACTATTACGGGATGCCGGATGCTGGATATGAAGACGAGGATGATGACAACACTGAATTACTTTCAACACATAAATATGTTTTTAATGATTTTCCAGTAAAATTCTCGGTTGAGTTAACAATTCAACATAATAAGAAAATAAAAGGATTTAGAATCAATGCTTCAGCAGGAAGTCATTACAGACTAGAAAAGGGGGATAGAGTCGCTTACTATGATATCCAAGTAGAAATACAAAGAAATTTCCAAGAGGACATAAAGCCACACTTATATGAAATGGTTGGTGAACTCAATATAGATATAGCTCATGAAATGGAACATCTTCTGCAAGAGTATTATGGTGAAGAGTTCGACAGAGATGAAGATGCGACTGGATTTACTTACTACACATTGCCAGATGAATTACCAGCACAAGTTGTTGGATTCAAAAGATTATTTGATTTAAAAAGAGTTAGGGACAAATCAGTTAAATTTGAAGATATTGTTAGACAGTGGTTCATCAAACAACGATATATTTCCAAACTCAGAAGGAATGAAGAGGAGGAAGTCATCAAAAATATTGTTGATGAATTTAAGTCTAAGTTTGATCGACTGTAATATTATCAATTTTCTGGATAACCAAATTATAAGCACTCTGTAAATCTTCTAAGTCTTTTTCAGTCTGATTAATTAAGATTGTACCGTTTGGTAATTTTACCTCATATAGATTGATATAACTATCTTCCACCTCACTAGGTATTTCGATTTCTTGAGTCCTATTGATATCATTCGATAGCTGTGTTAATAACTGCTCTGGGTTTATTGAACTATCAGAGTTATTTTTGTAATCACTGACTTTCTTTTTACCATAGTCAACTTTATATGTTTCTAAAAAATCTTTGACTTCTATTGCATCATCTTCACTATTAGCCCTTACACTTACACCATCTATTACAAATGTTTTATTCTCATCCTTGAAATTTCCCAGTTTTCTAAGTTTACTAGTCACTTTTTTAAAAATCTTCTGTTTGTTTGCACCACTTATCAGTTTAATTATGAAATCTAATAATTTTTTTACTAAACTTTCTATTCCAGTTAATTTTGACCAGATACCTAAAATTATATTCATAAATGAGTTAAAAATTATTGATAGAATCGAAAGATTTTTTGAATCCACGATAAGATTTAGTTTTTCAAAAACTACAGTATATGATATAATATTTTTTAATTGAGATACTAAAGATAATAATATATCAACTATTGACATCGTATATGAAATTGCTAAAGGTATATTCCAAGGTGGAGCAGCTATGATTACGGATATAGCTCCTAAAGATGAACCAGCTTGAATTAGAGATGTAGTTGACTTCTTGACGATTGTTTTAGTCTCTCTTATAAAATTGTAGGAACCTATCTTTATTTCTTTGATAGTCTTTTTAGCTTCAGATTTCAACTCAACAATTTTATCTTTATAAATATTTTTTATTTGTTTAACTTGTTCTGTCGCTGCTTGTTTACGCCTTTCTTTTTCGGTATTTAACTGTTCCTTTCTTGCCTTTTTTTCTTCAGGTGTTAAATTCAAATTACTAGATCTCTTTTTTTTAAACTCTTCATCAATTTTAGCTATTGATTTACTCAGAGATATATCTTCAGAATCGACTATTAAATCAATTTCTATCGCGGAAAATTTTGGATTTTTTTGCTTTAAAATTTTCTTTATAACATCATCAACTGGTAGTAAAAAGGGACTTATATCAAATTCACTATTAAATCCGAGTTCTTGTAGTTTTTCTACATTCTTTAGTAGTTTGGTAAATTCAATCATACCTTATATATATTTTGATTATCTTTTCTTTCAACTATAAGTTAATTTTAGAACTTAATAATTAAAAATAATATAAATAAAAAAAATATTTATATTATGGGAAAAAATGCAAAAGAACATAGAAAAAAAGTAGCTAAAAGAAATCAAAAAATTAGTGAATCCAAAAAAGTTCAAGAAAAATATGCTATGGATTTTCTTATGAGAATGATACAAAAAGAAAAAGAAAAAGGTTTATTCAATAACCCAGTACAACCATTACCTCAAGAACCGAGTGTTGATACCACAACAAATTATTCTGGACCACAAATTTAAATATTGAAATGAAGTCTAATATCAAAGTTAATCTTAATATAAATAAAGATGATGAGAATTTGAATGATTATCTTTATACCTGGTCAGAGTTAGGAACAAGACCTAGTAAAACTTCTATACACGGATTTTTTGATTCTGAGAAATTTTTAAAATATATCGAAGATAATTTTGATAAATTCGAAATATCTAATTTCACAGACATAATACCAAATGATGATATATCTATTATTAATCAAAGGACATTTTTGAACTTTCAGAATGGTATATTTTTAACATATACACATCTTGATAAAATACATGAACAAAGTTTAATAACCGATTTGTCTATTTTTTATACACGACACTCAGAAGAAAAAGTAACTGAAATTGTAAATCAAATATCTAGTTTATCGCTTCAAAATGTGGATGAAGAAGAAGATTTACAAGATAATATCAAAAGTGATTTAAATATACTTGATTATGGTCAAAATGGTTTTGAATTAGAAAAGCTCAACGATACTGAGAATTACGAAAATATAGAATACTTTTTCGAAGACTCTATACTCAAGGACACAAAAAGGGTTATTAAGAGTATAAATAAGAGTAAGAGTGGACTAACTATACTCTGTGGAGAAAGAGGGTGTGGTAAGACAACATTGCTTTCATATATTGCATCAAATTCCAAGAAGAATAAAATATTTATACCAAGTACCCTTATAGAAAATTCAATTAACAATTTTGAATTCAGAAAGTTTTTGAAGAAAAATAAAAATGTGATACTTTTATTAGATGACGTAGAGTTATATTTCAGTAAGATTTATTCAAAATCAAATTCTTACACCAATAATCTACTTCAATTAGTAGATGGGATATCTGCAAAAGATTTGGATATAAATATTATTTTATCTCTGAATTGTAGTATAGAAGAAATTGATAAAAATCTTTTGGAATCTAATTCTCTATTAGATATAATCGAAGTCGGTAAACTATCAGAAAACAAAGGTAAAGAGTTGTGTGAATTCCTGGATCATAAGAGTTACCTCAAGGGTAAGAATAAAATAATAGATTTTTTAAAAAATAGAGTTTCTAAGTCCACGAATGTGGAACTAGGTTTCAAATGAACTACTTATCGGTTAAAGACTGATAAGTTTCAGGAGACTTCAGCTCCTTCTTTTTTGGACGTTTCGCCGATTTTGCCTGTTAAAACTGGTCTTATTTCATCTCCACGTCTGTAATCGTTGGTTCCCAACGATATATTTTTAATTCCTTCTTTAAGGATATTTTTACTTGCGTTTAAATCTCTATCTAATTTAGTACTTTTTAAACTTTTTTGAATTATTCAGTAAAATAATTAACAAATTCATCACACAATCTAAATATTTGTGTGTTTTACGATTAGTAATATAAAATATATATACATAAAGTGAAAAATCTTTCGGATAAAGACATACTGGACTACTTGATGACATCCGAATTCAACGAGGGTTTAACCCCAGATGAGTTCAAATTTTTATTACTTAGATTTAGATATCACTATCGAGTAATTTATGGTATTAATCAGAATCTAAGGGTTGAATTAGATGGATCGAAAAGATCATTGGATGAAAAAGAAATCATTACAAGAAAAGAGATAGATAATCTCAACACCGAAATATGGAGAAGTGAAAAAAAATATAATCAATTGATAAATAGAAAACTTACTTGGAAAGAAAGAATAAAAGGAAAAATTATTATACAAGAAAATGAAATTAGACGAATTTAAAAAATTAGAAAATACCATTCAAAATCAAGATTTTAATAGAAATTACAAGAACATCAATCAGGTGATGCTTTACCTGTCTATTTTTGGACAGTTTGCCTCAATTTTTCTTGCTTATTTCTTAGTATCAAAAGTCCTATCTAGTGCCATCGAAAGTCCGGTTTTAGTTTCTATTGCCTCTGTAATTTTATTGGGTGGACTTGAATTACTTAAGAGAGAAGTCTTCGACAAGTTTAGTTTAAATCAACTTAAAACAAAAAGCTTTTTCACTAAAGATGTTTTGCCTCTACTTATAACAAGTACTTTCTTGATATCACTTTCATTTTACTCATCCTTAAAGGGAGCAGAGGAGTTCTCATCAAAGGCTGAGGAAATAGAAATAAAAGCAGACACAACATTGAAAAAATATGAAGATAGTCTGACACTGAAGTTGAATAATGACTTGGCAAAAGTTGACGATGAAATAACACTTCTGAAATCAAAAATAAATGAGAAGGATAAGGAACAAACTGATATTGAATCTTCCGAACCTATGAGTTATCAACAAAGAAACCGTGTAAAAGATTTAAAACAAGAAAAATCTGAAATTAAATTAGAAATTACCAAATTAGAAGACTCAAAAAAGGCAATCAAAGATGGATCAATAGTAGAGATTGAAGATTACAAGAACAACATAGACTCCAAAGTAAAGGATGAGAAAAGGGAAAATAGCACCAACTCATTTTTGTTTGTTATAATATCGACATTAATAGAAATTTTAATTCTTAGTGGTGTATATTTTAACCAATACTATATTTACAGAAGTTATGATGATTATAGAAAGAAGATTGAGAAGGATCCAAATTTCCAAAAATGGATAAACTATAACATAGTATTAGATGTGATATTTAGTTCTGAGACTAAAATAAACGACAGATTACCATCAAATAAAACAATTCAAGAGTTATGTAAGGTGAATGGATTGATATTATTGAATAAAGATATGATAGAACTCACCAAGCTTTTTGTTTCCTTAGGTATAGTTAAGACTTCTGGTAGTAGTAAATATATATCAAAATCGAAAGAAAATTCACAAGAATCTTTAAGAATATATTTCAAAATTGATTAAAAATGAGTGAGAGAAACATATTTTAATATATAAAAAAAAAATATTAAGCTATGTTGAAAGAAAATGTCGACCATTTAGATAACTATGACGAATTGTTAGCTATTTTGATAAACGAAGTTGAAGTTGATGGAAAAAAAGTTTACCTCAAAGAAGAATTCGAAAAGTTTTTTGTCAAAGGTAACAAAACTGCTGGAACAAGAGTCAGAAAAATTATGCAATTTTTAAGAAAGAAAGCCGAAAATATCAGAAAAGATATTCAGAATTACAAAAAAGACATCTAAAATAAAACTCCACAAATTTGTGGAGTTTTATTTTTTTATATATAGAAACAAAATCAAATTATAATTCAAGATGAAAAAATTCAGCACTGTCATAAATCAGAAAATATCTGAAGAACCAAGACCACAAATAAATGTTCAGGAACAAAAAATTAATTTATTAAGAGAGAAGCTAGTAAAATTGATGAATGATTTTCTCAAAATTCAAGGTTCGGGTGCAGCTCGTAGCGAGCTAGTAAATAGTGCTATTTCAATAACTGGTCAAGAAAACTTAGCTGATGCAATAATTGATTTGATATCAAATGAATTCGGGGAAGAGAAAATTAACCTATTAGAGTCTCTTAAATTTGAAATCAATGACTGGTACACACTAGATAGTAAAATTCATCAGATTAACGAGGGAATCATCAATGAAAAAAATCAAAAAGACTTGAATCTCGAAAAAAAATTAATCTCATTTTTAGAAATTTATAGTGATGATAGAGAATTTGAAGTAATTGCTGAAAACTATTCAAAAAGAATTAAAAACAATAGAGAAATTCAGAATAGAATTATTGTAGCAGAATCTATCCTTAATGACACAAAATATAATAGGATTCAAAAGGATAAAATCAAAAGTCTGATACAAATTTTCAAAAAAAGAATTTCCTAAAAGTTGCAACAGATAAATCTACTCAATCAGTTTTTTGATTTAATTTTTGTTGAAAAATTAGAAGGTAAACTTAATTTTTCTAAGACAATAAAGAACAAAAACTCTTTCAAGATAGTAGACGAATATGTTGAATATAAATTAGATACAATAAAACTTGATACAATATTCCAAAATTTAATCAAGGACTTAAGTAATTTCAAAAAAATCAATAAGATTAAATCAAGATTCGATAAACGAAATTTTATTGAAAAAATTCTTTTTAAGAATGATTACACAAATATTTTCAAAAAAATCAAGTTAATATCACAGAATTATTCATGGATAATCATTCCAACAAAACATCTGAATATAATTACCAAATCTGACTTTTACGTCGAAAATAGTGAAAACAGACTATCACACAACCCACTAATAAGTTGTGTTGGTAAGTTTGAAAATTTGAATCTATATCTTAATCCAAATGTGGAATCTGATAAACTCATCTTTGGTAATTATGATTCGGCTACAATCCTGGTAAAAATAGAAAACGAACTTGAAGTTGGTTATACACTGTTGGAAAACACCGAAATCACTGAATTACAAATCATTTAATATATCATCGATAAAAGAATCTCTTAATACGCTAATTGTCTCAAAGTCTCTAAAATAGTAGAATCTGTTTTTATCAAAATCATTCTTGATTTCAATCCTTAGAGATCCGCCATCTAAACTAGATGATAACACTTCATAGACATTATTCAATGTTAATTCTTCCAAATTCTCGGAATTTACACTTATACATTTTACTCTATCACCATTTTGAATTGAAAGAATTCTCTTTCTTAATTCATTCTTCAAAGTCAGACTTAGATGCTCTAAATTCACTTTTCTAAAATCAGAGTCACCTTCGCTTAACTTCTCAACTACAAAATCAATAATTGATTTAGTTCTTTGGACTTCTTTAGAAATAGACAAGTCTGGATCTGATAAAAGTTTAGTATACCAATTCTTTACTCTACCAATATTTTGCTCCTCTATTTCAATTTCATTCTGAATGCAATAGTTTGCGATTATAGCAGAAGAACGGAATAGATTGTCACCATATCTTTTCTTACTCCTTCTATTAGGATTTTCGCCACTTAGTGTGAGCCATCTAGGTGAATTGATGAATTTTTGGAAACTAGCTTTAGTTTTATTTCTGAAAACTTTTTTCGCATCTTCATCGATAGAAAATTTCAGTAGAATATTTTGTAAATCCAAATTTTTTATTTTTTTCTTATAAAAAACTTCTTGTTCGAATCTTTGTGTATTCAAAATAAAATCAATGAAATCTAAATAAATGTGCAATTTATAGGTTCTTGCTTCGTCTCTAACATTCCGGATTAAATCTTCATTTTGATTATAGGCTGCCGTATACAAAATACCATTTGCAATGAACTCATATTTTTTTTGATTCAGATTTTTGTATTCTTCAAGTATTGGGAATAGTTTGATTGACTTTTCCAATTTTATTAAATTCAATTGTATAATTTCTGATGTAAGTTTCATGTGTAATTTTTTACAAATATATTTATTATTTACCAAACTACCAAATTTTTTTCAAAGTTTAATTTACCATCTGTAAATCTTAATATATACTAAATATGAAAAAGTATTCTGAAACTTTTATTAATAACATTGATGTACTCAAACATGCTCGTATTGGTATGGAATTCGAGTTCTATATGACAGACCTGTCTTATTATAAAACACTCGAACTTCTAAATCAATATTTAGCACCCGTAAAGGTTTGGGGATTTAGACAATATCACTCAGACTTTACGCCTGATGCTCAAAATTTCAAAATTGAACCAGATTTGTCTGGTGGATCAAATATGGTTGAGTTAGTAACAGGACCGATGGATTATTTTTCAGCTAAACATTACCTTGTCAAGATAATCAAATTTATACAAGACTATGGATACACAAATGAGAAATCATCTATTCACTTTAATATTTCCTTCGACGAGAGTATTGATAAAAATCTAAATAGCTTAAACATACTTAAATTAATACTTTCGATTGACGAAGATGAGATTTATAGGGTTTATCCATCAAGAAAAGGTAATGTTTATGCCAAGAGTGTAAAGAAAATTATCCCATTCAAGGAATTTGACTTCAACAGTATAAGCACTGAGATTGTAAAAAACACACTCAGACTACCAAATGATAAATATTATGGTATAAACTTTTTACATATTAATAATTCCAGAGACAGTCAAAGATTAGAGTTTCGCTATATTGGTGGAAAGGAATATGAAAAAAACACAGGGCAGTTAATTTATTTTATGGATAGATTTATAATAGATACTTATAAATCTATTGGAACAAGTTTTACAAATGATGAAATGTTGGAACTAGAAGAAATTTTAAGTATGAATATAAGTAATTTTAAGAATCTTTCTAAATATGACAACTTCATCATTGATTTTCCGGGTATTGTTTTACAAGTAGATCAAAATTATATTTATGACTTGATAAATGCTTATTACCCAAGAATGTATTCAAAATTATTTACACTGATAGATTCTACTGATTCATTGAAAGATTGCATTATTAACTACACTACAGCAACTCAAAGATTTGAAATTGTTGATGCTCAAGTCAAAATTACACAAAATATCAATGATTTTGATTTTATAAACTGTACAATACAGGATGGGATATTCGAAAATTGCCATTTTGTTAACTCAGAAATTAATAATTGTCAGATTGTAAAATCAAAACTACATGGTACAGAAGTAAATAAAACAAAACTACTCAATTGTAATGTCGAAGCTTCAATAATCAAAGACTGTTTTTTCATGAATGGTTATTTGAATAGTGATATGATTGGTGGTGTATTTAGAAGTGGCAAATTAGGCCCTTATGCAAACATCAGCTCTGAGACCAAGATTGTGACACAGGGTGGTAATTTCTTTGATACGAGTTATGACGATGATGAAAAATATGACTACAAAAAAGATAAAGGTGTGATTAGTGCCTTTAAAAAATAGACTTATGAATTATATCTTTTTAATAATTCATCTGATGTTATATCAGATTTCGAACCCTTTTTCAGATTTTCATCTTTGGTAATAACTCTAAGATTGTGATGAGATGCTATTATTCTATAGTCTATGTTATTGATAAATCCATCCGATATGGAATATATGTGATCTATATGAAATTTTTTTGAGTCATTTAATTTCAATTTACTATTTTCAATTTTTTCTAAATTTTTATTGAAATTGAATCTAGTTAAATATCTCACTTTTTTATTGTATATTTTAAACCTTTTAATTTTTTCAATTGGTATTCTCTGTGATTCATAATAACAATATCTACAAATTCTCCTGACTCTGAAGCTACACCATTTAATTTCAAAATTGTGTCCATTACAACAAGTCAAATTCAATTCGGCAAACTTATTGGAGCCTTTTATTGAATTTAATATGAAATCAAATTCTTTGACTGAATTACTGACGTTCTCAAAATATGATGAATTGATTCTTTTTATTTTTGACAGAATCTTTTTTTGAAGGATTGTTCTCACCACGATTTCTTTCTCTAAGAGATTCTTTCATCTTATACATTTTACTACTATCAAATAATTCTGACCAAGTTCTTTTATCTCCGAATCTTGGATTTTTCTCACCTGTCATTTGACAAGTTCGACAAATTTGTATTTTTTCATTTACAGTACTGGATCTCTTCTCACTCAAGTGCTCTCTGGTTATGTTGTAAACTTTATTTGGTGTTCTACATTCAATTTTATCGCAAATATAGGATACTTTGTATCTTTGAGATCCTCTATCATATAATGAACTCAATGGTAAAATTTCGTATCCTAAAATCTTCTTTTTTTCTTTTATTGGTTTGTAAATTGATATTATCATAAACATATATATAAATTCGCACAATGTTCCTGATGGATTTTAAAATAAAAATAAAATAATTTTTTTATATATAGTCTTATAAAAAAAATTATTAAAATGGAAATAAAAAAATTTGGTAAATTCTACTTAATTCAAGAAGAAGAGGCTGCTGCTAGAATGCCTGTATCGGAATCATACTGGAAAGCTAAAGGTAAGAGTGGTAAAAATGTAGCTTTATACACCCACGATGATCTAGATGGTATTTTCAGCGCGTTAGAAATGAAAAAGTGGCTCCTAAACAAAGGATTTACAATTGTAAAATATGGCATCTTAAATTATTCAGATGGTTGGAAATACACAACTCTAGATCCAACACTAATTAATGTTGTTTTGGACTTTGCAAATATGCCTGGTGATGAAAGAGATGAATTAGTTGATTACTACTTAGATCACCACGGACTTTTCAGTGAAGAGGATAAATTGAAGTATAGAGATAAACCTGTACAGAAAATCAAATCTGATTCAGCTTATGAAGCAGTGTGTTTAGCTTTAGGTACACCACAAGATGATTTAGTTGCATCGGTAATAAAAATGATTGACGCAGCAAAATATACTGAGTATGGTGTGTCTTGGCAGAGACTTTTGGATTTCAATTTATCTGAAATAAAGAAGTCTCCAAAAGTAAGATTAGAATTCGCTGCTGCCTTTAACCAGTTCCTAAAAAGAAGCGATACTAAAACAATTATTTCAGTAATTGACAATTGTAAAGACGTTTCAATTTACTCAATCTATAATGTAATGTCTAAAGTATCACCCTATCACAACATTCCTAAAAGAGGACCGATGGCTGGGGAAATTGTTGATTTTAGAACAGATGCTCAAGGTAGGTTAGCTAAAATGCAAAAGATGACTAGAGGTGAATACTCAGACGTTGAAACAGAGACTGGGGAAATAATGAAGATGAAAAAGATTTATAAGAGTCAAGCAGAATTTTTGGGAGACTTTCAACAAGGAACAAAAATAAAATTACCTGGCTATCAAATAGTTGGTAAATTAGCCTTTGTACCTACTGGAACTTGGGCAAACGCTTTAAGAGCTAGGTCTATAATTGAAAAGGATTTTCAAGATGGATTAATTTCTCAAGAACCTGATTTTATACTACTACAATATGGAGGTACATTACAAGTTTGTTCATACAAAAAAATGTCCGAAATACAACAATTACCTATATTGAAAAGTGGTGCGGTTGTTAACGATTTAGGTGTATATATGACTAGTTTATTGGATAATTTCAGACAACATTTGGGTTACTACGATCCTGATACATCAACCGGACAAGATGAAATCACCGTATCGGGTGGGCATGGGGGTATTGGATCGATTTCAAATATTTTTGGTGAATGTAAGGTATCTAGTTGTAATGGATCTAGATTCATTGATATGTTCAAGAATAAAATTATTACTGACTTATCTGGAGTTGTCTTTAATATAAATCTCAAATGGGGTGATGCTACTGAGAGCAAAATGAAAGAACCTGAACAGGATTACAAGGTGATACCAACTAGTCAAGTCACTAAACTAGACAAATATGGAAATGTGACAACTTTTTAACATAAAAACCACAGAATCTCTGTGGTTTTTCTTTTTTTTCTAAAGAGGAAGAGTAAAAATAAATAAATAATATGTATTTACAAATTAAATTGTAAAATATCACTATTTAATTAAATTAATGGAATTTTTTTGTGTTTATGTAAAAACGAGAAAGAAGCTTGATAAATATATCAAAGTGAATCGAATTAGAAACAAATATATCATAGATATAAAGAAGATAATAGAGGAAGAAGAAATTGCTTTCGATGTAGAGAAAACCTATCTCAAGATAATTATTTTTCAAAAAATACAACAGGCTATTGAAAAAAAGAAGGATATTTATTATGTGCCTGATTTCGACAGCGATTTTTCAATTGAAAAGTTAATTAATATAAGAAAAATTCTCGGAGAAAAAAATGGTTTCAATGTTCTACTTTTTTACAATGAATTTAGAAGAAATCAGGAAACTCTGGATGAGTTATTTTCAAATCTTTCTAAATTCAACTCATCACAAATAATCAGAGATTATTAATCTTAGGAATTATTCAAGTTTTAATATATATTTTAAAACATAGTAAGAATAATGGCATCACCCTTAGGTTTAAGTTTTAAGAATGAAAATAATGGTTTACCATCTATAAATGGAAGAAGCGTCAACTACCGAGTTGTACAGGGTAAAGCAGTACAATCAATTTTCGGTTCAGGGCAATTTTCACCCTATCCACTATCTTCAAATGCTGCCACAGGTAATGTAGAAAAAATGAGTGGCCCAACTGAAATACATGCTGATGAAAGAAATGATATTTCAATTTCTTCGATAATCGAATATTGTTCAAAACACTCAGCTATGAAATTAGACTATTCACATTTTGCCTACCTGAAAAACGTAGGTGTTTTTCCAAATAATAGGCTTATAATAGCAAGAAGATTCAGCGCTGGTGTAGGAAATGATTTAACAGCTATTGCAGGTCCACCACTTTCAACGATTGTGACTTATTTTAGTGACCAAGAGGAATGTTTTACAATTACTTTTAATGAAGTCTATAAAGAATCGGAGGGTTCTTTTGAGGAAGTACTAAATGATATTGGTGATGATGTTCTTATGGGTGATAATAAGGGCGGTAAACTTGGTACTGAAGCTGCAGGTGGATTCGGTGTAATACCTCTACCGGGTATAATGGAAGGTGTGCAGCACATCGTCTTAAATAAACTTGGACTTTCTAATATAGGTGGCCCTGGTGATTCACCACTTGGCAACCCAAATTTAATAAGAGAAGCTAAACAAAGAGACATTCCTGGTAAGGGTAAAGCGGGTTCAGCCTTAGCGGCTAAATTTACAGTAACAATGACAGTAGAATATGAGCAGAAATTTATAAATGGTGTGGATCCAACATTGGTTTATTTAGACTTAATACAAAATGCATTAACATTTGGGACTTCAGATTCAGTTTTTCAATTTAGTAGTGCCTTTGGCACAGGTGTCACTGGATTTATAAAAGATCTGATATCTGGTAATGTAAATGCTATTGTTTCAGCTATAACACAGTTTATAACTAGTCTAATAACTGCTATGAAGGATATAGTTGTACAATTTGCAAATCAATTAATTACAGAGTTAGAACAAGCAAGTAAAGAACCAGAGCAATCAGATGATAAAAACAAAAAAGAAAAGGAGCAGATCGCGAAGTCACAAAATTTATTTTTAGATAAATTAAATTCAATTACAAGTGCGACAATAGGTACAATTGTATCAAGATATAAAGTTCGACTACTGGGTATAGCTAATGCACTGACTGGGGCACCATCAACACCTTGGCATGTAACAATCGGAAATCCTAAAAAACCGATATTCAGCTCTGGTGATATGGAATGTACCAAAGTTACTCTCACACTTGGACCAACATTAGCTTTTAACGACTTACCATCATCCATAAAATTGGATATAGATCTATCTAATGCTCGACCACTTGGTGCACAAGAAATATTTAATAGATTTAATACGGGAAGAGGTAGAAGTTATGTTAGAACAAATCTTTCATTTGTGGAAACTAACGATGCGCTTATTCAAAATGAAGTTGTTAAGAAAGTAGATCAATTGAATAAAGAAAATAATGCTGAAACTCAAAAACCTGCACCATCGAGTAGCGCAACCGCACAAACTTCACCTGCTGATGGTAGCTCGAATAAGAACCAAGCTACAGAGGGTGTAAATAACGGGATCGTAATAGTTACACCACCTGCGGTGACTAAAGATCCTTATTTAGTTGATTTCTCTAATACTGGAGTTGAATGGGGTGTTAAACAAACAGAACCACCAGTTGGAAATAGAACAGTTACTGGTGATAGCACTACACCTATCACAACACAACCTGTAGGTGTAACATCCTCAAATCAATCAAGTAATAATCCAAGTACACCTACGTCAATTTTGGCACAAGCAACGGATTCTTCAATAGTTCCATTGGCACCATCAATACCGGGTCTTGCCTCAACGCCACTCACTTTTGGTACTAACCCACCTGAATTTTTACCACCATCAACAGGGTTACCTCTGACTGTACCTGGTGCGTCTTCATCACCTGCTGTATTACCAACTAATGCGACAACAACACTGGCTATACAATCTCGGTTTTCAACGATTACACCTGATACTACTACTCAATCTTCAACACCTCCACCACCTCAAAATATACCAGCTCAGCCAACTGTTACAGCAGCAACTACAAGTATAACTGAACCTCCATCTGTTCTTACAACACTTACTGATAATGTTTTTGATGATGATGGTCAATTAACTGCAATAAGAGTGTTGATATTAAATAATGGTAAGGTTATAAAAAAACAGGATTTTAGTTCAGTCACATTTACTACAGAAAGTGCTCTAAATGCAGCGAGAGCTGAAATTTCATTTGGTGTTGTTGGTAATGATGGTAGGTTCTATGTACAAGGACAAGTTCCAAAATAAAAAAAATTATAATTTATGAAATTATTTGATTTAGATTCACTGAGAAAAGACCCAGAACAAAATAATTTGTATAATTTATTTGAGCCTACTTTCAGAGTACTCCAGAATTATCAGCAGAACATTTTTGTAGCTGATAGGGACTGTGAAATGAGAATGGATATTGTTTGTGATAAAATATTCAATAGAGTCAATTCGCTCGATGGTATTCTACACTTGAATGATATAGATAATCCTCTCAATATAATGGAAAATGACACAATTTATTTTACATCAGAAGAAGCTTTGAATGACTTTAAATTAAATGAGGTAGATAAGAAAGAAATTAGAAATCAATTAACTAATCAAAACAAAACAACTAAAAAAGATAAAAATAGAGAGAAATACGTTGAAGATAATTTTTCACTACCACCTACCGTTCTACCACAACCAAAATCTTCTATTTCATTCGAGGGGGATAAAATTGTTTTAGGATTATAAATTACAAATAAATCATGGGTAAAATAATTCCAACACTTGACCGCACAAGACTATCTAATTTGGAGTCTCTCTATACCGCAATTAAGAATAGTACCATTAAAAACAAATTTGTTCAAGCTGGTATTCTTGCAGTTTGTGCAAAAGAATCTGGGTTTACTCTCGTTGCGGAGTTAGATTGGAGAAGCACTAAAGATCCAAAGTATATTCGTTCTATATTCGGAAGTAAACTAGCCGAGTTGACAGATAAACAAATAATAGAATTGAAAAATGACCCAGAAGATTGGTTCGATTATTTATATGGAGGACAAGCTGGTAATTCTCAAGCACTAAAAAAATTCAATGCACTGAATAGAAAATTACCAAGAAGTGAAGGATACAAATATAGAGGTCGCGGATATAACCAATTAACCTTCAAAGGTAATTATGAATTTTATTCAAAATTAATCAAGGTAGATATTGTCACTAATCCCGACTCAATGCTGAAGCCAGATGTTGCCGCCAAAGTATTAGTTGCCTATATGGTTTCAAGCTTCCAAAGCAAGGCACTTTTGGCAAAATGGGGTGTTAAAGACACAATCAATAACGTTAATAATTTACTAGACGGGGTAGGTCTTCCTTACCATGCTACTGGTGGTGCCGGATACTCCAAACAAGCAGTCATTGATTTAGTTCCTACTGGATGGAAGAGAGCGAATGAATACGCTGCCGAATTCTACGAATGGATCCTTAAAAAGGAGGGTATAGTAGACCCAGGTATCACTTCTACTCCCTCAAGTAGTAGTGGACCTCAAACAACACAAGGTGGAACATCATCAGGAACATCATCAGTAGCATCCGACTCAACAGCTATTGCTCAGGATAAAAGTAGGGGCGATATACAAGGACAAGAAGGGAACACATCTAATCCGTCTACACAAAAAACTGAGGGGGAACTAAAGAAAAACATTATACAAATAGCTGAGCCAAGATTGAAGCCAACTGTAATAAAAATGCAAATTCCACCTGGTGAGCAAACTAAAAAAGAATATCAACAAACAATCGCACTAGTGCCTTTTGTTTGGTATGGATCTTATCAGATAGAATACAAAAATATAGAGTTTTTGCAGTTATATACTTCCTCGGGCATACCTGCATTAAAAATGGTATTTCTCGATACTTTCAATTTAATGAAAGACAGCGCTTTCCCATTAGATGATACTATAATCACTGTTTTTATTAATCCTCGTTCAGAACAATTAAAACCAATACACTTGGATTTTAAAATCATTAATTTTTCAGTAGATAAAAGGACATATACGATTACTGGAACACTCGATGCTAATGGACTCTACACAAAAAAGTTTAAATCGTTTTCAAATAGAACAAGCTATGACGCTTTAAAAGATATTAGTGGAGAAGTAGGTTTAGGTTTTGCTTCGAATATTGACACAACAAATGATAAAATGAGTTGGATTTGCACAGGACAAAGATATGTTGAGTTTATCGAAAGTATAGTTAATAATTCTTATAAATCCGATGAGACATATCTAAGTGCCTATATCGACTTTTACTATAACTTAATATATGTTGATGTTGAAAAAGAAAATTCAAGAAATATTAGAGAAGAGTTGGGAGTTGGTAATATCGGATTAAATGAATTAGCCAAAGAAAAAAAAGAAATTTTAAGCAGATTACTATTAACAAATGATAAAGCATTTAGAGATACTAATAACTACTTTGCTGAACATAGGGTTATGAATAACTCCACCTCTATTTCACTAAGAGAAGGATATTCAACAAAAATAAAGTACTATGACCAAATAAAAAAGGAATTCCTGGTTTTTGATATTGATTCTTTGACATCCTCAGAAGAAGATAAAATCATACTCAAGGGTAAACCCCAAGATGAAGGATTTTATAAAGAAAATACCGAAGTTGTCTATTTTGGAAAGTTAGACGAAGATAATATGTTTGCTAATTACCATTATTCTTATGTACAAAATTATAGAAATTTAGTAGAACTCGGTAAGATATCGATTGAGATTTACATGAAAAGTCCAAATTTCAATCTCTATCGATATCAAAAAATCTTAGTAACTATATCTAATCAGTCCCCGAATATCACTTCAGGACAAATGAATGCGAGATTAACCGGTGAATGGTTAATAGTAGATATCACGTATAGATATGAAAGTGGTAGATTCACACAAGTTATAAAAGTTGTTAAACGAGAATTAGAAACAGGTCCTAATGAAAAGCCACAAGAAGTTACACAAAAGAAAAAGAGAGATACAGGTAGAGGCACTTCAGAAAATCCGGACCCATCAGATACAACAACATCACAGACTCAGACTAGCATTACACAAACAACTGCTGGTACTCAAAGTGGCGGAGATACTACTAAACCTGTGGAAAGTGTTCCTGAAACAACTAATGAAACAGCGGGGATGAATTTCACTGTACCACCACCGCCACAAACTCCTACTAAATCTTCACCTTCTAATTTCCCTGTCAAGGCTACTTCATTCAAAAAAATAGAAAGAAACCCTACACAGATAGTTATACATTATACAGCTGGATGGCAAGTTTTAGATAAAGGTGCTGGTACCATTGATTTTTTAATGAATGGCCGAACCGATGCTCCAGGTGGACTATCTTATCACTACATTATTTCAGTGGATGGACATATAGAGAATGTTGTTGATCCGAAATATCAAGCAGCACATAGTGGGTTTCCAATTAATGAAGTTTCTATAGGTATCTCTCTAAGTAGTCTAGGTACAACATTTGATAGTTATGGTGTTAAAGGGGCAAATGACCAAGTTGACACATTGAGAAAGTCTTCAAACAGTTATAAAAAGTCGCTTTATGGCAAAAATGAAGACTATGTTAAATTAGTTGATTTTGATGGAAATGAAAAAAAATATAGAGGATTTACATCTTGTCAGGAAGTCAGTGTGGCACAAATCGTAGCACTGGAAAAACTACTCAAACAATTGAAAAATAAATTTCCGACTCTGCCAAGTTATAAAGGTTTAACAAGGGAACATTATGATATACTATTTCCACAAGCTGGTGTAAGAAAGGGTTCATTCGGACTCGCATCTTGGAAGCAAGGCACAACAGAAATCTATTCACATTGCTCAATAGAGGTAGGTAAGGTAGATATTGCACCAACACCAAGACTTATAAACTTTTTCAAAAGACTGAGGTTATAATTTATATATAAGGTAAATTATTTTTTTAAAATGGCAGGTGAAGACCAAATCAGAGATAACATTGAACAATATAATCGCAGGAATAAAGCTCAATTTTCTCGACTCAATTTTTTACGAGGTGTTGGAGAAGTGGATAACGAACTACCAATTGATGATCCCATTATTTGGAAAAAAACCTTTGAGAGAAATAGATTTCAAGACCCAACAGTATATCAAGATATAATTGATAGAGCCAAGTCATCTAAAAAGATTGGTGAGGATCCCCTACCACCAGGTATTATGAAAGAGACACCTAATCAAATAGTTGAGGGTGCCTTAGATGGACTTGGTGATTGGAGACAAAATTATAAAAATATTAACTATCCTGGTGTTGATTTTAAAACTGGATTCACGAAGCCACCGGTTTATCCAACTGAATACTCTAAATTCAATTATGATCCAACTAATTTAAAAACAGTAAGTCAGCCGGCACAAGAACAAATTAAGGTTAGAAAACAGTACTATAACAACTTTGAAGACTTTTCAGGTAAACAGTTTACACATCTACTTGATTATTTTAGCGCACAAAAGGGGATTGGTGATTTTAGACCGATTCCAGATCCTGTGACAGCAGGTATTAAAGATATCTATCTCGGATCCTTCATAAAAACCTTCGACGAAAACGAAGATCCAACCATGCTAGGATATGATTTGACTATAAAAATAGACCAGTCACCACTTTTCAATGGTACAGTAGAATCATTCATAAAACAATTTGCTGGATATGGTAATTCAGAAATCGCCACAAGACTGGAAATCTATGGTAAGTTCAAAGAACAGTTCTTTAAATTTTTTAAAAATGACCAACCCAGCAGTCAAAATAGTCCAGTTTTCGATGGAACAAGTGGTACAAAAACATATTACCTTAAAAAAATTGGTGGACTAAATGGATTAAATGACCAAAGCGATGGAAATGAAAGTAAACAATTTGTTGATTATGGTAAAACATTCATCACTTTAGGTTTCTACGAAGATGTTACACAAAATTTAGGTTATTTGGCATCATTATATAAATCACTTGCCTACTCACGTCTAAATGGTAAACAAATAATTCCAGGAAATGTTCTAAGATTTGATGTGGATATCACAATTACCGAAGTTAAAAAATACAATAGAGTATTTAAAAACTTATTGGATAATAAATTAGATATAGTTGTTGATAAAATATCAAAGTATGTTTACACATTATATGAATGTCAATTTTTCTTCCCGACTCTACCGCATGGGGATTCTATAGATATGTGGGATTTGAAAACCACTGATGAGTTTGAATTCAAATTCAATTATAAATGGTCAACCCTGAGATTCGATAAAATACCGCCTATGTCACAATCTACACAGTCGAATACTCCAGAAAATGTATCAAAAGAGAAAATTGATAATAAACAACTATTACCATCACAGGTAATGAGTGATTCAACAACGAATAATTCAATACAAGATGCAAAAATTGTAAGTGAGCCAGCAAAAGAGCCACTTAAAGAGGCAGGAGCTGTGAATTTAGAAACGAATCAAAAAGTTGAGGTATCAATTTCTAAAGGCGGAGATTTAGAATCAACAATAGAGGCTGCAAAAAATTTACCACAAGAAGCAGCCGCACCAACTGCCTTAATTAAGGATACAACAAATGCTGCACTTGAATCCAAACCGGATTTAGGAAATATCGGTGCTCAATTAGCAAAATCCTCAACTAACTTTTTAAGTGAAGCAACTAACCCATCTCAGAATCCGAATTTTGGTTTTGTGGCAGGTGCGCTTGAAAAAATTAAAAGTTCTGCCATATCCCCAACTATGGGAGCATTCACTAAAAACCTAGTTGGTGGCGGACTGATAGGTGGGAATATTGGAGCACTTACAAGTAACCTGAATATATCTAATATTGGAAATGCACTTGGAAAAATTAATGCCTCTGCTATAGCACCTCAATTAGGAGCATTTACTAAAAATTTAGTTGGTGGATCACTACAAGGCGGTAACCTACTAAATGCCATACCTAAGAATTTAAATATTAGCTCGGTCACAAATGCACTAAAAAGTATCAACGCTTCTGCGATAGCCCCAACAATTGGTAACTTCACTAAAAATTTAGTTGGTGGTGCCCTAAAAGGAGGTAACCTTCTTAATGCTCTACCAGGAAATTTAAATCTTGGGTCAGTTACAAATGCCCTAAAAAGTATCAATGCGTCAGCTATAGCACCTCAATTAGGAGCATTCACTAAAAATTTAATCGGTGGTTCCCTGAAAGGTGGTAATCTACTAAATTCCATACCTAAGAATTTAAATTTGGGTAGTGTTGGTGATGCACTAAAACGCATTAACACATCTGCGATAGCACCTCAGATTGGAGCTTTCACTAAAAATCTAATAGGTGGTACCTTACAAGGCGGTAATCTACTAAATGCCATACCTAAGAATTTAAATTTAGGTTCTGTCACAAATGCTCTAAAAAGTATAAACGCTTCAGCAATAGCTCCAACACTGGGTAATTTCACTAAGAACTTAGTTGGTGGTGCCCTGAAAGGTGGTAATCTACTTAATGCTATACCCAAAAATTTAAATTTAGGTTCTGTTACAAATGCCTTAAAAAGTATAAACGCTTCAGCAATAGTCCCAACAATTGGTAATTTCACTAAAAATCTAGTTGGTGGTGCTCTGAAAGGTGGTGATCTACTAAATTCCATACCTAAGAATTTAAATTTAGGTTCTGTCACAAATGCCTTAAAAAGTATAAACGCTTCAGCAATAGCCCCAACACTAGGCAATTTCACAAAAAATTTAGTTGGTGGTGCACTAAAGGGCGGTAATCTACTTAATGCCATACCTAAGAATTTAAATTTAGGTTCTGTCACAAATGCCCTAAAAAGTATAAACGCCTCAGCAATAGCTCCGACAATAGGTAATTTTACCAAGAACTTAGTTGGCGGTGCCCTGAAAGGTGGTGATCTACTAAATGCCATACCTAAGAATTTAAATTTAGGTAATATCGGTGAAGCGCTGAAAAGTATTAACACATCTGCAATAGTACCTCAATTGGGGGCTTTCACTAAAAATTTAATCGGTGGTACTTTACAGGGAGGCAATATCTTAAATTCATTACCGGGTAATTTGAATCTCGGAAAGGTAACAGATGCTCTAAAAAGTATCAACGCTTCTGCGATAGCCCCTCAAATAGGAGCCTTCACTAAAAATTTAGTTGGGGGTGCAATTCAAGGAGTTGATTTAGGTTCAACAGTCGGTAATGTAGTAAATTCAGTAATAAATAATAAACCAATTGATGAAACATTGAAAAGTCTATCTAAACAAGTGAATCAACAATTCGTTATAGATCAGCTAGACAAATTAAAGTCCTCAGCTATATCACCTTCAGTTAAGGGATTCGCTCAAGATATAATTGGCGGTGCTCCATCCGGAAAACCAAACAAGACTACAGTAAATAATATAATGACTAGTCAAGCTTCTCTACTGAATAAGACTCTGGCAAACATATCTAATGTAGTTCCTATTTCCACAAAACCACTAACAAACAGCGCAACAAACAAAGTTCAAAATTTTGTAGGACAATCCTTGAGAGGATTTTTTACAAAACCAAAATAATGATTAGAAATAAATATGAGTCCATCTGAGCTAAAAAAGAATATTTTCATAGGTGTTGTAGAAGATAATAACGATCCGAAAAAGTTGGGTAGATGCCGATGTAGAGTTTTGAACGTATTCGACGATTTGCCGGCTGAGGATCTACCTTGGGCATCACCTTGGAAAGATCTTAACGGAAATCAATTCATTTTACCAGAAAAGGGTAAAGTTGTTTCAGTAGTTTTTGATGATGGTAACATATATAAACCTGAATATATTTGCTCTGAGCACTATAATGCAAACTTAGAAAAAAAATTAGCCAGTCTATCTGGTACTGACTACATATCTATGAGAGCATTACTATTCGATCATAAAACACAAATTTATTCTAATGACAGTGAAGGTTTGAAATTAGATTACAAATTTAACAATATCAATATAACTAGTGATTCTATAAATTTAAATCTTAAAGACAACTTCGCAAAATTGAATCTAGGATCTAGCGTTGCACAACAACAATCAGTACTCGGTAATAACTTTTTTGATTGGTTTGATAGATTTTTGAATAATTTACTCACAAATGGCTTTCTTGACGGACAAGCCTCCCCACTAGTTCCTACAATACAATTGTTAGCAGACGTTGTCGAATACCAAAATGGTAGAATTCTATCAAAATACTTATCTAAACATGTAAATATAGTTGATAACGATTATGTAAATCTACAAGAAAGAATTGCAGAAGGACAAATCGGTGATAGTTGGAAGTCTACCGTAAAAGGTAATGACTTAGCTGGGCAGGAAAATGTTAACTTCGGTTCTAACCTCGGTTTATCATCAAATAATCCAATTCCAAGGAATGGCGATTTGACATCACAGTCTGGATCTGATGCTCAAAATGTAGCAGCCATCGATCCAGGTCCGATTTCACCATCAACCAATCCGAGCGCACTGCAAATACTCGAAACCATGAGAAGTAAAAAATATGTTATTTACACAAGACCTTATGAATTGAATATTGTTGCCATAAGAAGAGACTATGAAGGTATGCAATATTCGAATTCTTTCAGAGATGATTTATTCCTTATTTATAAAATCGATTCATCCGAAAATTGGGTTGTAAGGAAATATAAAATATCAACTATGCCTGGATATTATCTGGCATATGAATATAAAAATGCTAATGGGCAGCTTAAATTGGCACCTGCGAGCTATTTTAGATTAGGGGCAGGTGAATCTTGGGCAGGTAATACAAAGGATGGCAAACCAATCGATATAAAATTAACATCAGTGATGCAAAGCAGAGGTGGGATGGGTATACTAAAACCCGCTCAATATATAAATATTTATACCATAGGTACATTCATAGGCGCTCCAGCAATGTTAACACTAGGAAATCAAAAGTTTTATAGAGATAAAACCCCTGGAAAAATTATTAAGTATACTTCTGAGGGCGAATACAATGCAGCTATGTATGTACATAGAGGATATCCAGGTGGTTTTTCAGTTGATAACTGGTCAGAAGGATGTCAAGTCTTCAATTCAAAAACAGACATGGATGACTTTTTTGTTATTTGTGATAAACATAAAGAAAAATATGGAAATAAATTTAGCTATACATTAATGGAGGAAAGAAGCCTGATTAGTGTTCCCGATTCAGCGGAGTCTTCAGTTTTTCCAAAAAATTTTAAAGATATTATCAAATAACATTAACATCATAAATTAATCTTGATTTCCTTATAAGGATATTTTCTATTTTTATAGAACTTTTCTCTTTCTTTATAGTGCTTATAAAGAATATTATTCATATTAGATGGTTCGAACACATCTACAATGTCAAATATAGTTGCGATTTTTTTATCCGAATGTTTCCTGAGTGCGCGACCAATTGATTGAATAATTATCTGTTCCGATTTAAAAGAATCAGCAAATATTACATTGAATATAGCGGTGATACTCACACCTGTCCCTAGTGTACCCTACTCAGTAGGAGGCGACTAAAATCTTAGTCACCCCCTTCTCCTTGATTATTTTTCTTTTATCTATAATTTTAGCCATTTATAGTTTCTATCTTATAGTTTTTTAATTCAATATTTGACTCATTTAAATCATCTATTGATATAAATTTGTTTGTATTTCTATATTTTCTTATTAAATGCTCACTGAAATTATATATTTCTTTAAACTTTCTCATAGACTCAATTACGACCTCTGTACCATTTATATGAATTAATTTTAGTTTGACACCTTCTCTCTTCTTTCTATTTTTCATTTTATTCAAATAATTTTCAGATTTCCAAAGTAGTTTTATTTTCTCCCCAGCATCTCTTCTCTTTTCTTCATCTTTATTAATTTTCTCCATTTTATTTCTGAAATCTATTCTAAACCCCTGTGGTAAATATTATCTAAATTTCTTAATAAAATCATCATCTATATCATCATCAGAATCAATATCTTTTGCTAATTTATATTTACCATTACTTAATAAAATTTTAAAATCGGATTCAACTTCAACTTCATAATCACCAAAGTTTAAAATAGTATATTCTACTTCCACTTTTGTCACCTCCATTTGCTTCTTAATCTCCTCCCTCTTCTTATTATTAACTTCACCATCAATATAATAAATATCTTTGTTCTTTAAGTCCTCTTTCAACTTATTATAAATCTTAGTACCATAATCAATCGTGTGGAATAGTAGTAATGTGTTTGAATCACATTTATCTACCAATTTCTTAATAAACTCTATCCTTTTATCTGAAGACTGAATGATTTCTTTTTCTAATCTAAAAGCATCTGCACCAGCTCCCATCTTCTTAATATAATTCAATTTCTCTGAAATATCTGAGTTAGCGTGATTTAGTATGACTGCTTTAATTGTCATTGGTGTAATTGTTCCGGATTCAACTAGGGTGGAGGCTTCTATCTTGGTTACATTTGGTCCTAAGACACTTTGTATAGTTAGTATCTCTAAACTATCATCAGAGGGAAAAGTACCTGATACACCAAACCTGTTATAAGCGTGACCGAATGTTCTTTTAAGAATTGTTGTTAAGGTTGCTGCCTTTGCTAAATGTGCTTCATCGCAGGCAACAGTATGGAATTGTTGAAAGAATTCTTTTGGGAATTTTTCTAATGATTGATAACAACCGATATAAACATTTGGTTGTTCGGGTCCGAAATACTTTCTCGGTTTATCAGACATAATTTCCTCCATTCTTATTTGACACGGATTATAATTGGGATTTTCTTCTAATATCAAATCGAGTTTACGTTCTCTAAAATCAACTTTATCGGAATATTTATCTAAGAAGTTAAATCCATAATTATATTCCAAAATATTTTCGTAAAATTGGGTTACTAATGTTATCGAAGGCACAATTATCAAAAATTTGGCACCTTCATCCATATTTCTTAGTATATAAAACATAACGATTGATATAACTAAAGATTTACCACCTGATGTAGCAACTTCCGCCATACAATATCTATTCTTCAATATTTTATAAGCTGTTTCTATTTGGTAGTCATAAGGCATAAAAGGGATCCAATTGCCTGTTTTCTTATCTTTCATTTTATGGTCTTTAAAAAATTCTTGACAGAAATCCTTTACTGACTCTAATGTTATATTTCTATTTAGTGGGAATTCTTCCCTATTATCAATATTGAATGTTACACCTATTTCTTTACAGGCTTTTAGACATTCTCTCCATAGACCGAGATTAACTTTACCATTTTCGAAATGTGAAACATCACCATTCCATACTCCCATCTTTACAGCGGGTAGGAATCTCCAACCTTTTATTTTTCTAGTTAACCAAATTTTCACTTGGTGATATTCCACTCTGGTGGATTTTGAAACTATTAATTTTTCTTGATTTGTATCATATTTAAAATTCATGTTAATAATTATATTAAAAAAAAAATTAATGTTTTATACTCAATTTTTTGACTTTTTTGAGTTTTAAAATTAAATATATATAATAAAATTATCTACAAAAATGAATATTTTAAATGCTTTGAAAAACTTATTTGGGAAGAAACCAAAACAGGATGAAACTAAACAGGAAGAATCGAAAGAATTGTCACACACACAATTGCCTGATGAAGCTACACAAACTGTGGAAGAAACTACAGAAGTAGTAATTTCACAGGAAGTTGAAGTTGTGGAAGTCGAAATATCGGTTATAGAAGAAGTTAAAATTGAGGAACCTTCTAATATCGAGAAAAAGGCAGAAAAAAAGGCAGAGAAGAAAGTGAAAAGTTCTAAGACTGAAACTCAGCCAAAAAAGGCAGATGCCAAGACAAAAAATTCTAAATCAGAAATCGAACCAAAAAAATCTGATAAGCCAAAACCTCAAAAGCCAAAGAAGTCTAAGTAACAAAAAAACCACTCCTTATAGAGTGGTTTTTACTTTAACTATTTCATCAATCATCCCATATTTCAGTGCTTCTTCAGCATTCATCCAGTAATCTCTATCAGAATCCTTTTCTACTTTTTCGTAATTTTGTCCGGTGCGTTCTGAAATTATTTGGTGTAGTTCTTTTTTGAGAGAGTTTATTTCTTTTGCATCTATTTCGATGTCAGATGCTTGTGAGAAACCTAAATATCCTAAAGGTTGATGTATCATTGTTCTACTTCTTTTCAAAGCTTTTCTTTTACCTTTTGTCCCAGAACAAAGAATTACTGCAGCCATTGATGCCGCCAGTCCCGTATTAATTGTCATAACATCGGGTTTTATGTATTCTATTGTGTCTAATAATCCTAATCCAGAGTAGACCGAACCACCTGGTGAATCAAGATATATTTTGATATCCTTACTATTATCAATTTGTTCGAGGTAGAGAAGTTGGGCTTTAATTATATTACAAACATCTGCATTTAATTCTGTACAGAGGAATATTACTCTTTCATCGATTAACTTTGAGAACACATCTACCATTATTCCGTTGTTTGCATCCTCTATTATGTGTTGAGTCAATCCGATTCTTCTTGTATAATAATCAAGATTGGAAGAACTTATTCTGGAACTTACGGCAAATTTTTGAAAATCGTTTCGATTCATATTAGGTCTATTCTTTTTCTTTTTTAGAAAATAAATGTATAAAGTTGAAAAAAGTAAAATGGAAAAATAATATATAATAAAAAATAAATTAATTTGATATGAAAACGACGATTGAAATAAATGATTATGAAATCAAAATTGAAGAAATGGACGGAGTTGTTATGATCTCTGTTGAAAAAGATGGCGAAGTTATCGACGAAATGGAAGTTGGTGGTGAAAAAGACTTCGAAGACGAAGAGGAAGATGATGTACAAGACTTTGAGGAATATGATGAAGATGATGATGAAGAATTCGAAGATGATGAAGAATTCGAAGATGATGAGGAAGACGAGGATGAAGAAGATTTTGAGGATGAAGATGATGAAGATTTCTCTCAAATGCAAAGAAAACCTCAATCTCAGATGCAGGGACAAGCACAAGCTCAAAGAAAACCTCAATCTCAAGGTCAGTCACAGGCTCAAAGTCAAAGAAAATCTCAATCTCAAAGTCAGTCACAGGCTCAAAGTCAAAGAAAACCTCAATCTCAAAGTCAGTCACAGGCTCAAAGTCAAGCTCAGAAGGAAGCTCAATTAGAGTCATTTTCTAACTTTATCAAAAAAAGACGTTAATATAAAAATAACATGAATCGTAGATTTAAAAGACTAAATGAAAATTCAGATTATGAAACTATAACGCTGAGATATTGGGCATTCGACTGGGATGACAATATATTAGATATGCCAACTAAGATATTGATGGATCAGAAAGTTGGAGATAATTGGTTGCCGATCGAGGTATCTACCGCTGAATTTGCCAAAGTCAGGACAGATGTTGAGAATTACAGAATTCGAAACAACAGTGCTGCTGAAGCTTTTTCCGAATTCAGAGATACTGGATCGAGAGGTGACTCAGCATTTATAGAGGATGTTGAACATTGTATACAGGAGGGGCACTTTGGTCCTGCCTTTGAAAAATTCCTCAAATGTCTATCAGAAGGTGGTATATTTTCGATAGTTACAGCACGCGGTCACAAACCTGAATCTATTAGACAAGGTGTTGAATATGTAATTGATAATGTTTTAGCTTCGAGACCTGGTTCAGTGAGTGGTATGACGATGGTTGATGAAATGTTTCAAAATCTAAAAAAGTTCAAATATTGGTTTGAAGGTCAAGGTGGTGAACAATACAAAATCGGTAGCACTCCTTCACAAAATCCTTTAGTGCAAGAATATCTTAATCATTGTGACTACTTTGGTGTGAGCTCAGATAGTTTTGCAAAAAAGTTCAGTGGTGGTAGTGTTCAAGCTCCAGAAGAAAGCAAAAAACAGGGATTATTGTATTCAATTAACAAGTGTTTTGAATTTGCTAAACAACTTGAGTCAATTATGAACAGAACTATTAGAGTTACTTATGGGATGTCTGATGATGATCCTAAGACATCTAGAAGCATAATACAACTATTCAGTGATATCACTAATGAAGATACAGAATTGTCTAAATATATTTCCTTAAAATATTATCAGACTACAGATCCTAAAGCGGTGGTGAAAACTGACTTCAAAAAAGAGATAACAGATGTAGAGAGTTTTACTGAAACTTCCCATCAAACACCAGGATTAGAAAGTTCTGTCTTACCATTCACAAAATGGAACAATATGACACAAAGACTTTACCCTAATAGTAAAGCCGCTCCAACAGATGATTATCACAATCAGATGAAAAATCATGTAAATGTAGCAAAGGATTTATATAAAGAATTTGCATACAAAAGAAAGAAAAAGAAATGAAATACCTAATTAAATTTGAATCGTTTCATACATCAATGTCTAAAGAAGAAATGATCCAACAACTTTGTAACAATGGTTGGGAAAGAGAAGAGCTTGAAATGATGGAAGAATTAGAACTTCAGAATCTTTGTTCTGAATTACCGGTTGAAATTGCAGAAAGAAAAAAATGGAAATAATAAAAAAGACTCACAATTTGTGAGTCTTTTTTATTATTATTTTTGGAACTAAATTGGTTTTTCTTCGGTCAATTTCAGAATAAAATGTCGCTCAAAAATTTCCTCACCAAATTCTATTTCTTTTTTTGTTTTTTCTATCAGTTCGTAGAACTCTGAGAGAGTTTCTCCATAAGTCAGAACATTATCATTTCTCAGTTCTAAAAGTCTTGATACTCCTTTATATGTTTTGAGTAGAGATGAATTTTTATCAAGTACATCATCTATCAAATAATTTCTAAATTTATCCCTTGTGATGAATCTACACGGATCATACCATCTCAAATCCCCCTTATCATTTTCTATTATTAAGTAATCATCTACTGAACTATATAGAGTATATTCTTTACCAATCTTGAGAGATGAATTAAAATTTAAGATACAAATTAATTTATCACCGTTTTTAAAAACCATTTTTAATATATTATTTAACTTTATTAAAATCTATTACTATAAGTTTAGTAAATTTACCTTAATTAGTCAATAATGTTAGACACAAATTACATAACATCACTCTTACAACAGATTGTTGATGCAGAATTTTCCACATCAGTAGAAAGAAAAATTTTCAATCACGGTAAAAATTTGAACTTAAGATGTCCTTATTGCCATGAAGGTAGGACTAAAACTAAAAAGAGAGGTAATCTTTATTTTGACAAAATGATTTATGTTTGTTTCAGATGTGGTAAAAAAACTACACTGGATAGAATGCTCAAAGATTTCTCTCTAACTATAGATCCCCAAAAGAAATTAGAGTTAATAAACTATCTGAATGAACAAATATCTTATCAAGATGTCGAAGATGACATATTTGACCATAAATTTGATAAGTTAATAGATTTAGGGGAAATCGAGAGAATCTTTAACGACTCTCAACACGTAATCACAGATTTTAAACCTGTTGCGGATAATAGTAAAGTCTATCAATATTTGATTTCAAGAGCTATCTCAAAAAATTTACAGAAGAATATTTGGGAAGGTAAATACTGGACAAGTTCTGATAGATGGGAACCAGTAATAATAATCTTGAACAGAAGGGGTGAAAAGGTATTAGGTGCTCAAATCAGAAACCTTAAAATCGGGAAGGCAAGACTATTCAAAATTTATAACTTTGAAACTCTTTATAAATGGGTAAAAGATGTTGAAGAAGTAACTGATATTGATATCAGTGAATTAGTCATTTATAACAAATTATCCTACTATTTCAATATTTTGAATATAAATTTCTCTGAACGAATTACAATTTTTGAAGGTTATTTAGATTCACTTTTTTATCCGAATAGTTTAGGTGTTATTGGTGTTAATACTGATTTGAGATTTATTGAAACAAACAATTTGGATATTCAATATTTCTATGACAATGACGAGGTTGGGCATAAGAATGCTGAAACTAAAATCAGGGAAGGTAGAAGGGTTTTTTTATGGAAGAAATTATTTGAGGATATTGTCAATCAGAAAAAATCTGATGATCCATATAATCTAATGTGGAGAATCAATAAGGTTAAAGATTTGAATAAGTTGGCTGAATTAGTTCAAGAACCTTATTCTAAATTAAATTTAGAAAACTATTTCAGTTTAGATGCTTTAGACTTGAGGTGGATTCCTAAAAGGGAACGCAAATTATTTAAAAAGTTTTAAACGAATGGACATTTCTCATTTTTGAAGTTTGGATTCTTAAGTCTTAGATATGTAAGAAAATCCAAATTTCCCCTTTCATTATTACATTTTTTACACACCACGATTAAATTCAATTGATTATTATTTCCCCCCTTAGATATTGGAACGATGTGGTCCGCTGAGGCATTTTCGTGATTTAATTTACATTCACAATAAATACATTTTGAATTTATATTCTTGTCTACAAAAGATTTAGAAAACCCCTTCGTTCTTCTTCTTATTTTTTTATCGATTTTTTTAACACCGACAACCACAACATTTTTATAAAATTTATATTTTTGTCTGTAAAAGCAACAGGTTTTATAAAAGGGATTAAAAAAAACCAAAATTTTAATTAATGGCCACCATCTCTTGTAGAGATTATGTTCTATGAATAAATAATGTTCTTCATTGGAAAATAATAGATTCTTAAGGTTAGATAGCATTTTTTGAATTAGTACACTTTTTCATAATAATATATAAAAAAAATAATTATTTGTTTATGAAACCAAATATGTCAAAATTTAGTTGGCCTGAGCTTTTCGCAAATAGTGATGGTAAAACATCAGGTTCAGGTTTTGCTGGTGTAGTAATCTGCATGGTAGGTACACTTTGTTTTTTACTTGGATGTATTGATAAAATGTTTATATCTAAAGGTATAGATATTATCACACAGTCGATAGTTTTTGTTGGTATTGGTGCTACACTTCTTGGTGCACGTAAACTATTAGCAAAAAAACCTGAAAATGTAGTAGAACCAACTCCAGAACCTGTAAGTAACACTCAACAAATTAATTCTTAAATAAAAACCTCTCTTGATATCAAGAGAGGTTTTTATTTAATTATAATTTATTTTTATTAAGTCGTTATCGAATGAAACATAATTAACTCTTTCTAATTTAAGAAGTTTGGATTCCAATTTAAACATCTCGGATGTTTCAATCCCTTGATGTTGTATAATTATATTCTTAGATATATTTCTTGTAATTCGAATATCACTAATCAGTAAATCAAATTTTTCTACAACCTCAATAATATCTTCTTCGAACGAACCTTCTACATCGACTATTTCTTCTTCTAATTCAACTTCTGGTAATCCCTGTAGATATTCTCTATCCATCTGTTTTTTCGCAATAGTATTATAAATATCCTCAGCGATGTTTTCAATATTTGATATTCTTTCAATAAAGTGTGATTTATTATCTGTTGGGTTAACACTATATTTCCAAGATATTAAGTCTGACTCTAAATCTTTTTTCTCGATTATGACTAGTGACTTAGCCATTCTATGTGAATTTGACTCCAGTAGATTTTGGAATATACCTTCAGATTTAATCTCAAAGAAATATTTATTGAAATGGGTTCTTTCGTTAATTGTTACATTTGAAAATAATTCTTTTAAATCATAGTCGATTTTATTTATATTGGATTTGATAGTTTGATTGAACATACTCTAAATATTATTTTTATTATCTATATATAAAATTTTTTAAAGTATACTTTCATCTAATTTTGCAGAATAGGAATTTGAATTACAAAACTTGTCCCATTCAGAATCTTGAATAAATCCGAGTTTAATAAACTTGTTGACTAATACCGCCCAAATCATCTCACCAATATAGAAGAGTTTACCTTCATCTATCTTTAGATTTAAATCACTCATACAATCTAAAAGTTCAGTAGGTAAATTTTCGAAATCGGTAACTTCAACGAATTCACCATCTATTTTTTGAGCTAATCTAATTTGAAACTGACCCTCTTCAAATAGTTTCATAAATGCTTCACCATTGATTCCTTTTACTTTATCTACTTTTGATTTAATCAATTCATAGATTTCTTTTTCTAAAACTATCTCTTCATTTAGTCTTTGGGAAACATTGAAGTAATATCCATTTTCTGGTGCGATTGGCTGTAGAGTGTCCAATCTAGATTCTAAAAGTCTAATTTCAGAAGTAAATTCTTCGACTTTAGATTCTGCAAATTTTTTATCCCTTCCATATTTCAATAGGTTAGACTTCGAATTTTCTAAATCACTTTTTAATTTTTTAATTTTCTCTTCTTTCAATTTACTGAACTGATCTTCTAAGAAGACATTGTGGTTGAGTGCATTTGAATTATCTTCTTCTTTAGACTCTACAACTTCATCTGATTCATATTCGTCTATACCCTCATCGACTATATCATCAAAGAGTGACATAAGCTCATCGAGTTTATTCATTTGACTTTGGGAAACTTCAACTTCTTCATCAAAAATTGAAGATAGTTTTTCTATTGGTGTTGTATATTCAACTGCTAGATATAGTGATATTTTTTTACCACTTACTTCCGATATTGAAGTAAATTCTAATTCTTTTACAACCATTCTTTTTCTAAAGGGGGTGATTGTTTTTTCAAGAATAACATCAAGTAGTCTCTCTCTTTGTTCTTTTGAGTTGGTTTGATTTTCTGTGTCGGAAAAATCGACTGTACCATCCTCATAAATTTTTAGTTTAAATGTTTGATTCTCAAATCCAAGTCCTGATAGTAATTTACCGGAAATAAGCGCTTCAGTAGAAATAAAATTGATATTACCTTTAGCACCAATAAATTCTATAAATTTTTCTTTTGGTTTGAATTCACCTGTTTTTTTGATTTGTTCCATTTTTTTAATTGAATTATTATGTAAATATAAGTATTTTTTTGATAGAATCAAATGTTTTTAATATATAATTATGAAAAAACTTGAAATTTCCTGAAAATTATGAATATAAAACACAAAGTAATACAAGACTATCAATTTATCACTGAAGATAAAAAAATTATAGTTTTAAAAACTAATACTATTTTAGAAAACTATACTTATACACCAAAAGGTTCCAGTGATTCCATTAAAATTGAAAAAGAAATCATAGAAAACAATACTTCTTTTTTTAAATCAGTTGATTGGAAAGAAGAATTACATTCGTTTATCAAGACGAATAAAATACCGCAACCTGCTATTCTTGCTAAAAAAATTGCACCTTTCATCGAGGATATGTTTATTGCAAATCAGCCAAAAGTTGAGCAGAAGCAGGAAATAATTAATACCATTTCAGAAGAAGAAATTAAATTCAAAGAGAGTCAATTGGATGCAAAATCAAAAAGACTTGATCTTCTAGAAAAACAATTATTAGAGGAACAACAAAAAATGTCCGACAAAGAATTAGAATTTTTGAGAAAAGAAAAAAATTACTCAGAAAAACTAAAGGGTATAGAATCCAATAACTTCACTGAAATGAAGTTGAATAAGGATTTAGAAGACTTACAGAAAAAACATTTAGAGTTATTGACGAAAGAAAAAGAACTATTTGAAAAGGAGACTAAATTAGAAATGCTCGAAATCAAAGAAAGAAAAATTCAGCAGGAACAAAACGATTTAAATATAAAGATTGATGAACTAAATAAAAGAGAAAAGGAATTTAAACTGAAAGAATCTCAGTTTAAAGATATAGACATTGATGATTTAGCATATAAGGAAATAAATCTTGAGACTCTTGCAAAAAAGTTAGAATTAAAAGAAAAACAATTAGCAAAAGACTTAGATGAAGTAAAAACAAAAGAATTCTTCTTACTGAGTCAAGAAAAGATGCTTACACAAAAAGACTCAGAGCTAAAGAAATTGCAGGTTGACTTAACAAAGAAGGAATCAGACTTGAACGATGAAGAAATAAATTTATTGGAACTATCAAATAGATTAGAAAAAACGGAATTAGACATGAAGTCAAAATGGGACAGATACGTTAGTGTTGAAGCAATTGAACAGATATTAGAAACTGAGAAAAAAATAAATTTCAATGAACCTTCATATGAAACTATTTTCATACCAAGGGTGAGAAAAATATTGATATCAGCCAAGCAGTTGTCTTGAAAATTTATCTCTGAACTTTATCAAATTAAATAACTTTTCTAAGTTGTATTCTTGAAAATTATCTTTTTTACTAATTCTTAATATTAATTCGAAATCAGAGATTCTTTTTTTGCAAACCAAATTATGTGCCGTTAGAAATTTAAATCTTGGCTCATTTTCAGATAAGTTTTGTAATAAATTTTGGAATTTAGAAATTTTATTACTAAGTTCTAAAATTACTTCGTCTATATCCCAATTATTCTTAATGTAGGAGGATATTTGTGTATCGATATGAGAAAAACACACCTTAGATTTATCATCATTTTTTAGAAAATTCATAAATTTTATTTTTTCACTTGATTATTTAATAAGTAAGTAAGTAAAGCTGACAGAGACCCCCCTATATGCGCCCAATAGGCAATGTTATCAGCATTGGATAATATTATACAGAAAATATCAGACAACACAAAGGCAAAAACAAAAAACTTTATAAACCATGATCTAGATAATAGTGCAGCTAATACTGAGATTCCCATTACTGAACCAGATGCCCCTATTAGCGGCAATTGACTTGGTGATAATAATAAATGCGTAATTCCAGCGAAAACACCAAATATTAAAAAATTATATAGAAGAATTGGATATTTATAATTTTTCTCTATGCTGGTGGCAAAATAAATTAAAAAACACATATTGAAATAGAGGTGGTCAACATTTGCGTGTAGAAACTGATAAGTTAGCAGTTGATGTGGCGAAAAAAGACCCGAATCTAATTTCCAAGCTGAAAAATAGTAAAAATAATTCAAATCAACTTGATTTGAAAAGCAAAAAATAATTATATTTAACAAGACTAGTATTATAGTCTGTTTATAATTTCTAATTAATTTGAATATCATGTGAGGAATTACTTTACAAATATACTAAAAAATTTTGAATAAAAAAACTTATTTTAGTTTTTTCTTTAGTTCAACCAAATCTGATTTATACATATCTCGAGATTCAGTTTTCTGAACACTCTCAATTTCTAACTTTTTATTCTTATAATCTTCTTTGAGTTTATCATATAACTCTTTTGTTAGTGAATAAATAGGCATTCTTAAAAGATAATCGTAACTATCATCAATTTTGTCTATTCCTAAAGATTCAATCTCTGAAACAATCTTAGTCTTTGTGACATTTTTAATTTCAATTTTACCTTCAAGTATTGCTCGAATAAATTTACCTTTATTAGATAATACTCCTAATTCACTATTGAGTTTATTTAGAATATATTCTTTTCTCTTAACATAATATTCTAATCTGAAATTAACAAAATAAGAAATAATTTCTGATGAGCTTTCGAAAATCTTAAGGCTTCCACTTTCATCTAATGTCGTAAAAATTTCAGTAGATGATTCTTCAAGTTTCAATAACTTAATTAATTTTTCCTCATCAAGAGTAGAAAGTGACTCTCTGGTGAATTTAATTGTATAGTCAATATTATCTTTGCAATTATCATCATATGAAACAATAGTCTTACTATCAAGTAATGAATCTAAAATAGCTTCATACTTTTCAAATGTCATAGAAGGTGGCAATTCTGTTATCTTTACCGTAGTGGTATTAACTATTTGAACTCTACCTCTGATAATCCATTTTTTGGGATTATTTTCATCTTGAATATAGTCACCTTTGAAAAAATTATTGAATGGTTTAACATCAGATATTTTCCTACCAGATAGAGCAAGTAAACAAGCGTCAACTACTTCTCTTGGATTTCTATTTAAAATATTTGAAGAAAAACCAACTGCAATTCCAGAAGAACCATTTATCAAGACGGTTGGGATGATTGGTAAAAAGTAATTTGGCTCAATTATCTCTCCTTCCTCTTCTTTGAAATTAAGTAGTTCAAAGTCTTTATATAAATGTCTGAAATTACTATTTAGTTTTGTACCAATGTATCTGGCAGCGCCGGGCTCTGGTGAACGAAGTGATCCGAATTGTCCGATTTCCTCTAAAAGAGGCATATTGTTTTTGAAACTCTGAGCCATTGTGATAATGGCATTTTCAAGACTAGCGTTTCCGTGATGATAGAATGCTTTATCTGCTACTAATCCCGCTAATTGAAAAACTTTTTTTGTTTTTTCATCACTATTCTTCCAAAGTTGATTGGATATGTGTATTATTTTTCTTTGTACAGGTTTGAACCCATCAACTAATGAGGGAATCGCACGATTCTCAATCGTGTACATAGCAAAATCTTTGTATTCATTCGATAAAAAGTCTGTAATTGATTTCTGTGACATTTTTTTTTCAATCCTTTGAAATTATATATGGATAAGACTTATTCTTGTTTTAGATTATTTTTCTAAACCTTTCTTATGAAAAGTCAAAAAAGATATATAGATAAAAAAATGAATATAATTTTAGACACAGATGAAAGATAAAAGCATAGAAGAAAAATACAAAAAGTTAACAGACATTGAACATATACTACTTCGTCCTGGTATGTATATTTCATCAACCAAGCCAACAATCGGATATAAATGGTTGGTAGAAGATAATAAAATGATTTTCAGAGAAGTTACCCATGTAAATGGTTTTTTAAAGCTTTTTGACGAAATTCTGATGAATAGTGTAGATGAATCAAAAAGAGAAGGTTCTCAATTAAATACAATTAAGGTTTCAATAAACGAAAATGAAATATCTGTCTGGGATAACGGTGGTATAGTTGTCGCAGAACATAAAGAGCAGAATATGTGGGTTCCGGAAATGTTATTCTCGGAGACAAAATCGGGATCGAATTTCGATGAAACTGAAGATAGAACTTGGAGTGGAACAAATGGTATAGGATCGGTTTGCGTAAATATTTTTTCAAAAAAATTTACAGTCTCAACCTGTGATGGTAAAAAAAGTTTTCTTCAAACTTTTTCAAACAATATGATGGAGAGAACTAAACCTGTAGTTAAAAAATCTAAGACTAATCATACACAGATTACTTATCTTCCAGACTATGAGAGATTCGGCATGACAGGATTAGATGAGTCTCATTTTCAATTGATTCAAAAAAGAGTTATTGATATTGCAGGGTGTAATCCAAGTCTACAAGTTTTCTTCAATGATGAAGAAATAAAAATAAAATCTTTTCAAGATTATATAAAATTCTATAAAACGGATTTCTATTTTGAAACTACCAGTGATAGGAGTTGGAGCGCTGCGATTGCCGCTTCAAGTGATGGATTTCAACAAATTAGTTTTGCTAATTCAACCGAAACTTGGGATGGCGGTACACACGTTGATTATGTGATGAGTCAAATTATAGTGCAAATAAGAGAATTTTTCCAAAAGAAACACAAAGTGGATATAAAACCATCTGAAATAAAGAATCATATTTCAATCTATATCAATTCTACAATTATTAATCCGAGTTTTTCCTCACAAACTAAAGAAAAACTAATTACAGAGGTTAAAGATTTTGGACACACATTTGAAGTATCGGAAAAATTAATTAAGTGGATTCTGAAATCAGAAATAGTTGATTCTATTCTAGATTGGATACAGAAGAAAAAGAGTGCTGATGAGTCTAAATTAACAAGAGAATTGAATAAAAACTTGAGTAAAATTAAGGTTGAGAAACTCATTGATGCCAAAGCTAAAGAAAGATGGAAGTGTAGTCTTAGTATATTTGAGGGTGATTCAGCAGCCGCTAGCTTTAGAAAGTATAGAGATACTAATACACAAGGCGCTTTCTCACTTAGAGGTAAGTTTATAAATGCTGCAGAAATAACAACTCAAAAGCTAACACAAAATAATGAAGTAATCAACTTGATGGCTGCTTTAGGTTTAAAATTAGGACAGAAGGCTAACTTAACAAATATGAGATTCGGTAGAATTTTATTTTTCTGTGATGCTGATTTTGATGGATCATCTATCGTTGGACTTCTTTTGAATTTTTTTTATAAGTTCTGGCCTGAATTATTTGATAACCCAATCATATTCAAGGCTGAAACACCAATAGTCGTGGTTAAGAACACTAAAACTAAAAAGAAAACCTCTTTTTACTCACAAGAAGAATATGAAAAATGGTTACAAAAAATAGATCCAAAAGTATACGAAATAGAATATAAAAAGGGTTTAGCAGCTCTTGTTGATGATGAGTACTCAGAAATTATACAAAATCCTATCTTAACAAGAATTACATCTGATGATATTTCAAAAGATAGTTTGAACATATGGTTCGGAAAAGACTCCGAACTAAGAAAAAAAGAAATGTTAAAATAATGCCCATACAACATCGCTTTTCGAAACTCTATAAAGACAGAGTAACACTGATTTATAATGATCTCGAATACAAAGAATTATTTGTAGACTCTTTTGAAATTAAAATTGATGAGGAGAATTCCAAAAAAAGATTTTATATAAAAACAAATGCTGATTATTTAGAAGACTATAATTTTGGTGATATCGAATATATTGTAGTTGATACTGCCACAGATGAAGAAATAAAGGTAAGAAAAATCGCTAAAGTAAAACTCTTGCTATATAATGAGTTTTCCGAGATTCAAACAAATAGTCATATAAATTTAAAATTTAATATAATTGATTTTGAAATCCAAGAATTCGACTTGATTCTACCTATAGTTTCCTTAATAAGAGACCTAAAGATAAATAAAATTGATGAATAGAAATTTTAATATATAGATTTATGAGAATATTAAAATTTCACGAAGCAAACCTAAACTTAGGTGAGTTAGAAAAATCAAGCGAAGAAGGTGGCTTGAGAGGTGATGTGCTTGTTAGAAAGTTAAAGCAACAAGTAGAAGATTCAGAAAATGTCGATGGACATCTCAATTTTTTACCAAAAGATAGTAAACCAAAAAAATCAGCCATAAATAATCCAGAAGACATAATTAATGGTATTACTGATGGTAGTAAAAAGAGTTATGACATTGAGAAAGCTAAAGATTTTTTATTCAGAGGTAATAGATACAAAGAAATCTTTAACACAGATGATAAAGTCTATAAACTCAATGATATAGAAAAAACGGCTGAGTTTGGCTCAAGTGGTGGTAGTTCGCTGGGAAGTAAAGAAACAAGAATTGTAGAATCAATACAATGTTTGTATTGTGCACTGAGACAAGATTTAAGAAGAAACATCACAGATAAAGATTATGATTTACTCTTTGATATTCTTGGATATATAAGAGAAGAACTTTTAGATATAATCAAGACAGAAGTATATTTGAGTCCTGAAATTCTTGAAAATTATAGAAAAAATTGGAGCACTACCTTTGTGACAACTGCAAATGCACTATACGAATATAGAGAAATTTATACTTCTAAGGGTGGGAAAAAATCTATTTTAGATGATAGAAAGAGGTATGTATTTCACCAAGTAGGTTTCACTGGTGGGATTATGTCTACAATTAAAAAAAAATTTGTAGAATTGGCAAGGGGTATGCAACCAGCTAAATGGAATCCAAGTGATATGTGGATTGTCAATTCTATAAAAATCCAAGAATTACTTAGTGATATAGAGGGTTGTCAAACAATTGAAGAATTGAATAAATTAGTTGACGAAAATTTTATGCGTAGAGACATAGTGAGTGTATCACTTAAAAAAGTAAGAAACCTTGAGTCTGCGAATCTACTAATAAATAAGGTTACAGAAAGACCGAGATATTCTTTCTTGAAAGTTAGAACTTCATTCAAAGCAACTAATTCGTTGGGTGTTAATATACTAATGAATCAGAAATCAGACTTAGAATCTGAAAATAGAGATATTATGATGGTAGTTAGAACTTTTGGTGGTAAAGAAAAGATACAGGACGTACAGGGTGAAGTTTTAGGTAAGACTTCCAGACATGGAAAAATTTCTCTTATAGAAATTAATTCTATTTTCAGTAAAGTATCGCAAGAATATAAAATCGAAATACCCCCAATTCCAAACCATAAATACTTTGAAAGCTTATCAGAGGATGAATTAAATACACAAGTCGAAATTTTGAATGATGCCATTGGGAAATTAGGTGATAAAAGTAAAGAAATCAAAACCGATAAACTTGGAACCAAGACAAGATTGATTTCAAAATTACAAGCTTTACTAATAGCAAAAAATCTTTATTATTTTGTACAAGCAAGTGATAGAATGTGCCAATTAATGATGTATTACGCACTGGCAATAGAAAACAGTCAGTTTGTTTGTCCTATGTATGTAAGAGTTCTTTAAAGAACATTCCAGACTTTTTTTTGTATAAATAAAAAATAATAAAAGTCTATGTTATGCGATTTAATAATAGATGGAAATTTTGTCTTGAATAGACTTGTTTTCACCTTACATAAGAATAATTTACTGTTTGGAGCTTTACATACTAGTTTAGAAAATGCAATTACCACATATAAGAGATGGTATCCATTTGCAAATGTTTATTTAGTTTCTGATTCAAAAGAAAAATCTTGGAGAAAAAAACTTAACCCGAACTATAAAGCCCATAGAAAAAAAGATACTGATATCGATTGGGATTTTGTTTTCACTTGTTACAATGAGTTTAAAGATTCTATCAGAGGAAAAGGTATAAAGATATTAGAGGCACCGCATGTAGAAGGTGATGATTGGATTTCTTTCCTTGTTGAAAGGGGAAACTCTGAGGATCGTTCCACCATCATAGTAAGTAATGACTATGATATTAAACAACTCTTAAATTTTTCATTAGACCCTCTATTCATAAACATTATGTCTAATGAATTCTATAACAAACAAAAGTTGTTTCTACCAAAAAACTACCAACTATTCTTAAACAGTTTTTCCAAAATTGATAATAACGATATATTCAATCTGAATGATAATCAAGACTTCTACAATTTAGTAACTTCATTCATAGAAAAATACGAAATTCAAGAAGTCAATCCAGTAGAATCACTTATAATTAAAATTGTAGCCGGCGATACATCTGATAATATTTCTTCTGCTTTTTCAATAATTAAAAATGGTAAGAAGAGGGGAATCGCTGAAAAAGGAGCAAAGAATCTTTTTGATGAGTATATAATTAATTTTGGTGAGCCTGAACTAAATGATCCAGATTTGTTGGAGAATATTGCAGACTTAATTTGTGAAAAGAAAAAGGTTTCAAAGTCAAATATCCTAAACATACAAAAGAATTTAGACAAAAACTTGAAATTAATTTATCTGAAGATGGATAATCTACCAGAAGAAATATTTACTAAAATGGATACACTTTATCAAGAATCTAAAAATTTTATTAAAGTATGAAAAACCTATTAGAAGTTTCTAATATAATGTTTAAAGATAAGCCAAATTGGGGAAAAGTGACCGATGAGGAAAAATCGGTTTACTTTTTTATATTCAATAGGTACTTCTCCAAAAAATATCCAAATTTCTCACAATTACTAAATTCAAAAGAAATTGATAAATCACTCGGAATGGATATATGGTTCAATTTCATGAAAGATAAACCTTATCCACAATGGTTCTGGTCTAAATCTGAAAAGAAAACTGATAAAGGTGAAATTTCTGAAAAACATATCAATAAAATTTTAGAAACATATGATTTGAAAAGAGATGAATTTGATTTTATACTTAAATATTATCCTGAAGAAATTAGGGAGGAAATTCAATATATTGAAGCCAATGAAAAATCCAAAAAATGAATTTGAGATTATACGAATGTCAGAATCTACCTTGGGTACTTCTAGGTGGTGGACTACACTCTTAGTTCAAGAGAAATCTACTGGCAATCTTTATATAATTGAAGCTTTAGACGAAGAACACAAATTATTATTTTTTGCATATAAAGAGAATGAAAATGGCGTAACATCAAGTGGCATTTCATTTCGTGGAAATAACTTTATCAGACTTAAAATTAAATATCTAAAGCCTGCGACAGAGGAAGAAGTTAAAAATCTAATTAGATATTTTCTTGATAAGGAAAAGATAATGGCAAAAATTAAAGAAAACAATAGACAAGCAAAATTAAATATTTTATTATGATAGCAGAACTAAGTAAAACAAAATGGTACACAATCAAAGTACAAAACAACAGAGAAAAATCAGTATCTGAGAGAATCAAAACTGATATGATGAGATATTACAATATGGAACTCAACTTCCTTATACCAACAAAAGCGGTAGCCTCTGTTAAAAACGGCAAAAAAGTTGTCAAAGAACAAATACTCTATCCCGGTTATGTTTTTGTACAAACAGATTCTATTGATAAAGTAGAACACTTAGTAAAAGGTACGAATGGGGCAACTAATGTCTTAAAAGATGCTAGAGGTTTAGCACAACCACTAAAACAATCAGAGATTGATAAAATGATTGTTGAGAAAGAAAAAACTAAAGAAGTAGTTGAATCAACTTTAATTAAAGGTGAAAGAGTTGAGGTAATCACAGGACCATTTCAAAATTTCAAAGGTACAATTGATAGAATAGAAGAAAATGGTAAGGTTCGTGTAGAAGTCCTAATTTTCGGAAGACCTACTACAGTTGACTTAACCCTAAATGAAATTATAAAAATAGTTGACTAAAATGGATAAACAAAAGATTATAGAAAAGTGGGAGAGGGTTCTTGGTAAAATTGGATTAACTGGTTCTCAATTAGAGAATATATCTCAGTTAGCTGAAAATCAATCGAATCAAATATTAGAAGAAACCAAAACTGAAGAGTTTACTACTTTATTACCAATGGCTATGAAACTCGCCGCTAAACCCATATCCAACGATTTATTTTTCGCATCGGATGAAGAAATTAAATCTGTGAAGGATAGAGTGGTACAAGAAAATCGTGATGGTAAATTAGGTTCTATTTTAGAGGATGAAGTTTTTGTTGAGAAAAGATTAGAAGAGGATGAAGAATATAAAAAATTGAAGTCTAAAGGTGTATCACCATTAGGGGCACCCACGGCTCAACTATTCTACATTGATTATAAATATGTAGATTCAGAAAAAAAAAGTGAATAGTTTAAAACTATTCACTTTTTTATATTAATTATTTTTTATTAAAAATCCTTTCTATATTTCAAAACTGCCATTTCTTTGGCTTTTGCCTCCACTTCCGTATCAAATTCTAAACCGAAAGTCTCAATCTTTTCATAGATATAATCAGCATGAGCAATAGCAACAGACTTTTCATCTTCTAACTTTTTAGAAGAACTCATATGTGTAAGTGGTTTTGTTCATATCTCTTTAATATTTCCATCAGAATAAATTATAAAAAAATTGAATCTGATATTCCTATCAATTACAGATTGTTTCTTTTTTAAGTTATTATCTAAGTCTAATTCATATGTGAAGTCACTTTTGACTTCAATGATTCTATTCTCAGATTCTATGTAAATATCAGGAAAATAACGATGATCTTTCAAATCATCACCTTTGTAAATAAATTTACCAATTAATTTCTCTATGTCGGAATTTTTAGTGAAGATATCAGATTCTTTGTAATTGATTAATAAATAATCCAATGCCATTGGTTCATACCCCTGTAATGATATAATTTTTCCACTCGGAAGACTATACATTTTATGTGAGAATGATTTTTTCAAATTTTCTTCTAAAAAGTCTGCATCCTTACTTAAGTGTGTGACACCATATTTTTCTAAACATGTTTTCTTATATTTTTCTGAAATGGATTTCTTTTCATTTTCTGTTTTAGACAGAGATTTCATCAATTTTTTTGATTTTACTGATTCCAACTTTGATATATTATGTACACCATATTTCTTTGTCACTGATTCTTGTATTTTTAATTTACCCTCTGTGGTTTTTAAGTGATGTTCAACTCCGTATTTCTGAATATTTGTATTTTTCGACTTTAGCTTCACTTTTTCTGATTTTTGAGGATTATCAACACCATACTTTTTCATACAAGTTTCTTTAGATCGAAGACTTCTCAATTTTAATTTATCCTCAGAAACATTATTCCAGAAATCTTTAGACTGACAGCTGTTTGAACAATATTTTACATAACCTTTATTGAAATTAATATAACGTACATTTTTATTACAACAATGACATTTGATTTCTGAATAAATTTTATTACTGAAATGGTACATTATTTGTGAAATTTTCTTTCCTTCAAGGAAGGGAAATTTATTAATAATTAAGCCAAGTATACCATTAGTTTTGATTTTCTTCCAAATTCTAATAAAATTTTCATTAGTAAATAACTCATTTTCAATCAACAATATATCTTCCATTTATTTTTGAAATAATTTTATCCAATACGATTGGTATTCCTATATATATTATTTCATGAAATCGGAAATATATTTTTTTAGTGCTATATCCTTCATTTTACACTCCATTTCGATATCCAATGAATTGTCATAGTCATTAAATTTCTCGTAGAGAAAATCGGAGTGTGCTTCAGATTTAGCAGATATATCCTCAAATTCTTTTCTTGAACTTGAATGATGACACAGTGGTTTTGTTTTCCAGGTTGAAATTGCTAAATTAAGTGCATCTTTTTCAGAGTAACCACCTGAATTTAATTTATGGTGAAAGCTATCGAAAACAATAGGGATGTTTATTTTCGTGTGAACCCAATCATACAACATCTTCACAGAATATTGATTTGGACTATCATCATTTTCAACAGTCAATCGTTTTTTACAAGAATCAGATAATAACTCAAAGTTCTGACAGAATTTTTGACAAGCTTCTTCTCTACCGGGTTTGGTTGTACCAATGTGTATGTTTACAGGATAGAAAGTAGACTGCTCTAAACCCATCAAGTCTAAAATTTGAGAGTGCTTATCTAATTCATCAATAGCATTCAAAACTACCCTTTCGTTCTCACTAGCTAATATACAAAAATGAGATGGGTGAAATGAAAGCCTAAATCCATTATCCATGGCAAATTTGCCAGATTTTCTGAGTTTAGACTCTATTAGTTTTATGTTAGGTAAGTCTTCTATTTTATAAAAACCAAGACAAGGAAACATATCACTTGACATCCTGTAGACTGAAATATCATTCTTCAGGTTCCATTCGAGAATTTTTTGAAGATCGTCAAGATTCTTCAGTGTTAGTTCAGAGACATAATCTAAACCTTTAGATTCAAATGTTTTTTTCGTCATACCTCGATTTACGGAGATATAGTCTTTCTTTTTTAGACCCTCATTCATCGAGAGGTTGATACAGCAGTAACCAATGTTGTTCATAGTTCGTTTAGATTAGATTGTAAAAATACTATAAAATTTTATAAATAAAAAATTTTAAGTGGTTTATTTTTTTAATATATAGATAATAAAAATATTTTTCCAAATGATTGAAAAAATTTATAAGTATTTAGAGTTTCTTAAAGAAAATAATCATGATACACCAGAAACTTATGTTCAATTAGCCTTGAAAAAACTTCAGAAGAGAATTGAAAAGATGTTTACTAGTGCCCAAGTCGAAGATGGTGAAGTGAAAAGATATGGCGAAAAACAGGACTTAGATAGAAAAGAAAAAGGTGAATTGAGTTTTATGGACTTGGGTTTACAAATGCAAAGTCTTGAATTATCTAAATACTCGAAGATATATGATAACCTGAAATTAAAATTCACTGATGAAGAATTTCTATATGATATACTTTTTACGATTGACTTGAAAGATGCCCTACCAAAGTCCAAAGATAAAGACTATTCAGACGAAGAAATTAAAAATTGTCAAATTAAATTCAAGAAATATTCATTAGATGATTTTGAATTAGTGGCTGGACCCCTTATGAAAACAGTTGAATTAGAAAAAATAGATGAAGAGTTTTTGATAGAACTTAAAATAGAATTGGAAGAATCTGGTGGTGAAAGCGAAGAGGATTTCGAGATAGAAACAGAAGAATAATTATGAATACTTATAACATTGTTACAAATTATAAAATCATACAAATTTTTAAATCTGGTAGTAAATATTACCGAGTAAATCTTGGTTATTCAGCTACGCTAGAAGCTAATAACTCCGAAAGAGTATTGAGTCAAAAAGATGAGTTTGCTTATTTTTACAATACTATGTATCGCACTACCATATCCGGACAGGGAAATATCGGAAATATAAAATTCTATTCGGATCACTACATCTTGGAAGATAAATTGGCTTTCTATTTTGATAGAGAGGAATTTATATTTGATTTTGATTTTAAATTGGTAAAAGAAAAGGGAATTGACTTTTATTTAGGTCACTTGATTAAAACAATAGAAACCGAATATCAAGACAGACTAAGGAAAAAAGAAGAAGAAGTTGAAATAAAGAAGAGTGTCAAAGCTAATCCTGAAAATGTAATTAAAAATCCAGGTGCGGCAACCTATGAAGATCTCCTGGCCTATATGGAGCAACAAAGATATGAAAGATTAAAAGTCAAATAACATGAATAAATTAAGTAAATTTTTAGACTTCAAATTGGATTCACTATTAGAATCTCTAATATTAGAAAGTAAACTTGTTCTTTCTAATAAGTTACAGAATCTAATTGACTCTTTAACAGAATCAAGATTAAAAAAAGAATTATTGCAAGTTATTAGAACAGGTAGGGACTTGGCAATATCTCAAAACTTTTTCGATATACATCCTGAAAAAGATAAAATTTTCTTTGTTCAAGATAAAAAGGCTCAAGAAATATTAGGACAGGAATCTCTGAAATATCAAGTAAATCAAACCCATGTTTACAGAAGATTCACTCTGAATAAAGATTCAGATGGTAATTATATAAATCAACTAATTTTTGATGAATTAGGTTTCGATCCTGAAACTATGGATTATGTTAAACCTAATCAAGGACAAGTAGGTGAAATTCTTGCAGAGACACCCTCTAAAGACACACCAGGTAAAACCTATGTCTTATTTAAATTCAATGGTGATAACTATTCTATTTATGATAGGGAAGCATTGAGTGTTAGAGATGATAGAGCTGAAAAGGTTTGGCAACTTACTAAAAATCCTATAAACATTGGTAGAGCCATAAGAAGTATCTTGACTGCGGCTGGAATACAATTTACAGATAAAGAATTAGAAGACTTTGTTAATGCTTATAAATCTTCATTTGATATAATGAATGATGCCTTTTTGAAGTTTGATATTGTTTCAGAAAGAGATATTCCTTATTGGTATAATTATCGAAGATATGAACATGGAGGTAGTTCGACTCTTGGCCTTTCTTGTATGGCAGATGTAAATAGCGAATATTTTGATATTTATAGGTATAATGATGATGTTTGCCAATTGGTCATTCTCTATAGTAATTTTGGCAAACTGCAAAATGGAAAGTGGGCTAGTGATAAGATAAGGGGAAGAGCACTTCTATGGAAAACCGATGGAGGAGATATGTTTATGGATAGAATTTACACAAATTATGATTCGGATATAGATTTGTTCAAAAGATTTGCTGAAAGGAATGGTTGGTGGTATAAAGTATATCAAGACTCTAAAACATCTGGCTCATCCATGGGTTTTAAAGTTAGTAACGGTTCACAAACTAAAAGTGCTGCTTATTACGTTACTTTAGATGAGGTAAATTTTGATTATTATCCATTTGTGGATAGTCTCCCCTATTTAAATAAATCAAATAATACTATTTCAAATGTAATGCGTGGAGCTGAATATGAAATGAGAGACACCGGTGGTGAGCTGGATGGACTATATTAGAAAATTTTTTCAATTTTTTCTTAAACTTTATTCTCTACTAACATATAACATTATGTAAAGTGACAACTTAAACTGACAATTTGTCAGTTTTAATTTTTGGCACACTTATTGAAAAATTTAAAATAAAAAAAATTTAAATTATGAGTAAAAAAGAGTATGTATTGGGTATTGATTTGGGGACTACAAATTCGGCCCTTTGTGTTGTTCAAAATGGTGAACCAGTGGTTATCACAAACAGTGAAGGTAGAAGAACAACACCATCTGTAGTTGGATTCACTGGAACTGACAGAAAAATTGGGGATTCAGCAAAAAGACAAGCTGTTACAAATCCAACCAAAACAGTTTATTCAATCAAGCGTTTCATCGGCAAAGATTTCTCTAATTGCAAAGATGAAATTACCAGAGTACCTTACAAAGTAGAGAAAATTGGGAACAATGTTCCAGGTGTACTTATCGATGATAAACACTACACACCACAAGAAATTTCAGCTATGATTCTTCAGAAACTGAAACAAACAGCTGAGGACTTTTTAGGGCAACCCGTGACTAAAGCAGTTATTACAGTTCCGGCTTA